TGGATCAAACACTACCAGTTTAAAGGATTTATCCAAAAACGGCATATCGGTAAAGTCCGATACGATGTCTGGGTGGACTTTCAGATTTCGTCCATCACAAAGAATGTATTCTTCGTCCCTAATGTCAGCAAACAAAGCCAAAGGGTTTTCTTTATCAAACCAACACATTCGGCTACCGCAACAGGCATCTAATATGATTTTTGTTTCACCGTTCATTTCTGTTCCGTTTTGAGAGTTATTTAATTTCTCTTATTTCATATTTCTGCTTACCGAAGTAAAATCCAAAGCATAGCCATTCAAACTCAAATTCATGGTTGTGTAAATTAATATTTATTGCCGGCAACAATGCCCAAAACTGAACATCAAAGTCAATATCTATTTTAAAAGTCCTTCTATTCATATCTTTCTTGTTATTAGTTAATTACCAATCTCCACCATCATTTAATATGCCATCAATAGTAGTTACACTATTTTCAATATTACTGCCTCCATATTGTGTAAATTCCGGTGTAGGATTATCTTCCGTATCTCCGTGCATCATTACATGTAACACTCCGCTTGCACTGTAAAGCCATAACCGCTTTCCGTCCTTTTTCCATTTCTTTGCAAGACGTTTTAAACCATCAATAAGCTTGCATTCTTCCGGTGTGCATTCTATTCCGGCTTCTGTTTGATATTTGCCCATATCTATATTATTTGCAATTATTTTCTACCAAAATCTGCTGGAGTTTCGCCCCAGCGTTTATTATCCCAATGATAAATCTCAATTGTATCTACATCAGCCGATAATGCCCGAAGGAACATCTCAGCCCGTATAAGCTCTTTGCAAGGCTTTGTGGAAGATGTTTTCTTTGCCTTGAACCATGCAATCGCAGTCATGGAATCGGTATAAATGACACGAGGCTGAAAGTCATTTTCAATAATGAACTTTACAGCCTCGATAACAGCAAGAAATTCTCCTATATTAGTGGTTTGATCTCCTAAATCCTTATAAAAGATTTGCTCTTTAGTAGCTAAGTTTATGCCTTGATATTCCGTCTTTTTATTCTTCATGGAATGGGCCGCATCAGTAGCTATTCCTTCGACCGGTCTTTTCATGTTTACCTTTCTTGTTATGAATTTCACGCATATCCTGTTTCATCTGTGCAAGAAGTTCATTTGCCGCAGAAGTAAAACATTCAACAATGTCCAATAAATCTTTAACATCGCATCTCTTTTCAAGTATTGACAAACAAGCTGGGAGTGATTTAACACTTTCCTTTTGGCCCTTGAATGGGTCAAAGCGAATGATTTTGTTTCCAAAGCTTACTTCTACTTGATATTTACTACCACGTACATAATTTGTTGTAACAGTAGCTCTAAATTGCACCGGGTTCGCTTCAATGGCGATATATCCAGGGATGAATGTTTCTTCTTTTTCAGTACCGGCATGTTTTATAATTGGGGTCATCGGTATCAGTACGCAATCATAAAGAACATTAACCAATACATTGTTTGACAATTCTCTGTCAATAATAACAATCTTTTTGGGGTATGGGGAATCTTGCCTAACCCCACATACTACATTGTTGACTGGATTCTGTGAAACAAAACTGATTAACGCTCCATTTCTTTCAGATTTGATGAACTTGAGCTTTGTTTGTATTTTTTCAACGATAGATCCGTTGGGCTCGATTTTATTAGTATCTTGTTCCATTGTGACGATAATGATTATTCAAAATAAAATACCACCGAGCCACAAATTAGCGTGACACGGTGGTACAAAGTTAATGTATAAAAACCGTATTTTTGCAGTTTTTTATGCCAAAATTAAACTGTAATACATTGATAATCAGGTGTTTTATGTTAAGTTTAAAACTGATGCCTATATTTAAATTAAACGCTTAAATTCAACTTGTTAGACATGCTGTAACTACACCTATTACTTGTTAAGTCGAAAAAAATTAATAATCCATATCTTTTTCTGTTTTTAAACGCTTTATATCCGGCAAATCAAATATCCCATCATCATTTTGGTAATTTACAATGCACACTTCTGTACCGTCTTTGCCAAATAAAGACAAGACTGATAATTTATCAGGCATGGAGCCTACTCCAGATTCTAAAACACAAATGGTTGATAATGATTTTGACGCTCTAATAACATCTTCTCCCAGTACAATATATCGCCCTGGAACACGATAAAGAATGAGCGCTTTAGGGTGCAATGATTTGTAATAGTTATGCACTTCAATTTGTTTTGCGTTCATATAGATAATTATTATAATTTGATACTATCTATAGCACATTTCTCACAGAGACCGTTAAACCTCTTTCGTTCACTTTGGGAAATTTCCTTGTTGCACTTTGAACAATAATACACAGGTCGCTTTCGATGAAATAAAAAACCCCTCACTTTCTGAGGGGTTAGACCATATTTATTTGCGATAGCCTGAAGAATGAGCTTCGGCAATGCCTTTGTTGTTTTTCTCTGTGTCTGATACTCGTATTCCAAAACCATACGAACCGCTATATCATTAGCAAGCAATCCCAAAGCATCAAGTTTCTGAAGATCAACCGCAGGAAATCCGGTTACAATTGAAAGCTTGTTATACTCGTCATCTGAAAACTGAAATCGTCTCATTACTGTTTGGGTTTTGATTTTTTCTTAGGTCGTGCAAATTCTTCTATTTTGCTCCGTATCTTATCTATGGAATCCACAAATCCATCAAGAGTGTCCATAGCGTCTTGCATAGCAAAACCTCTGGCAGATTCTTGAAGTCCTTCTGGAAGAGAATATAACGCATCCTCTTCTTCGTCTCTGATTTCACCAATCCTATCAATGGCTTCATCAAGTAATTCTGTAACTTCCAATAATTCTTCTCTTCGCTCTTTATTCATGCTTATTCTATTTTTATTTCCATATCAAGTGTATCTACAAGTTTCAAGAAGGTGTCAATTCTCAAATCGCACCTCCCATCTTCAAAGGCTTCCAAAACTGAGATATAACTTGATGATTGCTGAGCCAACTCACGTATAGACAACCCGGCAGATTTTCGCATTGCGATAATTGCTTTTCTCAGTCCATCTGTATTATCTGTTGAATATGTGACATTTTTCCCTACGAGTTCCATACTTGTTCCACACATTTTCAGATATATAAACACATTCCCCATAACGTACTCAAACGTTGCTTTTTCAAGAGCATTAACCTTATTTTGATTAAGCTGAAGGGCATAAGGTAGGCTATCTTTTAGTTTTACCTGTGCCTTATTTTTTATTTTAACGAGTTTTGCACTAAATTCTTGACGGTTCATATCAATTTGTGATTTAATCTTTGTAGTTTTTGAAGTATTCAATTCCTTTTATGAGGAACACCAGAAAAAAGCCAGCTATTATGCAAACAATCAATGTCGCTTCAAATTCACGTTCTAAACAATAGAAAAACGCAATTATTACAGCTGCAATCAATTGGAACCCTAAAGCAACGACTGTGCTCCATTTGACAATTTGAAAAAATGGATGGATAGGTGTGTCGCAAATACTGGGTTGTTGCTCTTGTTCATTTGATATGTGCTTGCTTGCATGTATGCAAAGTGACACACCAACTAAAATATGCAAGGTAAATATCATAATTGGTAGCCACACTCTTTCAGAAAAACCAATCATCCAGAAAGTAAAAGCTGACAATACTAAAGTTGCAATTATCAATATTTTCCCCAATAATAGTAAAATTCTATAGCTCATACTATATAGATTTTATTGTTATATTCAGAAAACAGAAACTATTATCGCTCCTAAAATACAACCGGAGCAAGCGGAAGTTATAGCCAATATCAATCCAAGGCCATTTAATCTGGGAAATAACGTCCCTGATTTGCTTTGAGAAAAAAGCCAATATATTTTAGCAATAAAACCGATGAAAGCACTTATGCCAACTACTAAAAGACCTGATAATATAGCTTTAAATGACCATATCTCATTTTCGCCGGCTTCCATAAATGTTCCTAAAATTATCCACATTATACCTGTTATTAGAAAGCCAATTCCCCAACCAATAAGCATTAGCATTGGAATGTCGGCATTTTTAATATAACCCATCAGTTTTCTGCGCTCTCTGTTTGTTAACATATTCCATTGTATTATTTATTATGCACGCAGACAAAAGAAAAGTGGACTGCCATCCATGCTAATTCGCAGGTATCGCCAAACACCTATATACACGCACGGATAGGCAGCCCACTGTATATGAGCTGTCTCCGTGCCTCGTGTATATTTGTTCAAATTGGCGATTTCAACGAATTTGAGGCACTTTTCAAATATGTCTTATATGGCTAAATAAAGCCTTTGCAAAATTATAAAATATTATTGTATTAATGACCATCCTTTCTCAATAATTCCTATTAATTGGTATTATTGTCAGATTGTTATGGTAGTTGTTTTCCGTAGTTCTCCTGTATATCCATGCGACCTAAGAGCTTTTATCAGCAAATCCGTAGGAACCAATTGTGCCGTTGTTTCATCTTCCAGCACCATTGAGATCTTAAAGGCAACGTAATCAGGGCACATATCTTTATGCGCCATAGGACATTTATTCCTATTTTTCCTATACTTGCAGTCATTGCAAAACAGCTTTAGTCTTTCCTGGTTGCTCATACATTAACTACTTTTACAAGCCTTAGCTCTCCGTTATAACCGCGACGGCGAAGTTCTCCAAATAAGTTTTCGTCACTGAAATCCGCCAAACTGAGAATAGATTTGTTCCCAGGTTGTGGTTGGTAATCCTTTGGGCGAACTTCATCTTTTTTCGGTTCTCTTTTACTTGTTGATGCCATTTTTCTATATTTATTAATTAGTTTTATAACTTTGTAAAATAAAAAGGCGATGGTCAGAATATTCCAGTGCCCTAACCATCGCCAACATAAACATGTGAGTTGACTTGCGCCTATTATACTGGCTGTAAGTCTGAATCGCGAGCAAATCCTTTTAGAACGGTGTTGTCAACTTCAACGCGATAGAAGAACTCATGTTCATCCGCATCGTTCTCGCTGAAAGAAGCATAGACCTTCTTTATTTTACCTACCTTTCCTTCATACTGAGGCTGAAGGCTATTGCTCACGATTGTTACTCTGTCATTTGTTTTGTACTTTGCTGTTTTCATTGTTGTTACGCATTAAATTTTTCTCTCCATGCCAAATAGTCTTCACGAGCTTGCGCAAGAATCTCAGGCGCTTTATACTTCAAGTCTTCCACTCTTACAATGGGAACTCCATCATAAGCAATGTATAAACGACCATTAAACTCGGTTACGTTAATGTTTTTGCAACTAATGTTTTCAAGTTGCTTTAATCGACGTGCTTGACATGTGGCTTGATAGTTTTCTTTGATGCGCTTCAGCCGATTGAAAATAGCATTGATGAATTTCATTTACATATCTGTTAAATGATTTAGAAGTTATTATTGTGGCATAAGCCACCATATCAATTTGATTTTTATTCGTTTTATTTTACAAAACCTTTCATTTCTTTCTCGTTTATCTGAGAGAAGTTTGCAACCCAAAGACGCGCTTTTACTCTAATATAATCATGCTCATCATCTGAGATTGACCAAGATATTGTGTCTGAGTTGGCAATCTCATCAGCCAAATCACGTTTAACGCATTGTATCATGTATTTTGGGTCATTATCACGAGTGAAACGAAACGCATCTGTTTTACCAAACTTCCTGTCTAACTGCACAAGTTTGAAATGTTCAGATGACAAGAAGTTTATAATTGGGCGTGGATGTAAAATAGACACACTCATTGGATCAAGCTTGCGTGCTAATTTTACAAACCATTTAGCAATTATTTGTCTTAACTTCATATTATTCAAATACTTTGATAAACGCTTTCAACATTTCTCTTTTCTCATAAACACACTCTGGTACATCTTCAGCGGTAAGCGTGCCATTAAGAATCTTCTCTCGAACCTGTGTGGCAGAAATCCCCTCAACACACATATTACGGGCCATAAGAGATAATGACACACAGTTTCTCAGAAGGAATCCTGGAAACCAAGATGTAATAGTTTCGTAGCCATCAGAATAGTAGATGGTGAATCCCGGTTCCTTCGTTTGGATTACGATGAACGAGTAAAGATAGAATCCCCAGTCATGGCTATTGTCAGACTCATCGGTCAAATCAGGAAGCTCAACAACTTTGATTTTCTCTTTGTTTCCAGGCACAAGAAAATTGTCATCAATTGTTTGTTCTACCATCTCTTTGCGTATAGTCCACGGAATAGGATTACGCTGAGATAGTTTGTCTATTGAACCTATAATAATCAATACTTGTTCATTTTCAGCAACTGCCTGTTTTATCAATGCAAGGTGTCCATTGTGAATTGGCTGGAACCGAGCCAATATAACTCCTGTTTTCATATTTGCTGCAATTTTATTGTTTTGCCCATTCTTCCAAACCGTTAGATAACTCGCTTCTGATAAAAAGCATATCGCCACTTCCGTCACCCCACCAATCGTTACATTGACTGAGGAAACGCCCCATGTGGTTGTCTGGGCACAATTTCTTGTATATAGACTTAAACATCACAGCCACTTTGCGTCCACTGAAATGCCCGGCGTTCTTTGCGTCATTGGTGCAATAGCCCCATGCGCTAACGGTTTCAACATTGCCCGCTTCATTGCGGAACTCCATATCACAATCACCCCAACAACCATGATTGATGGTGTCTTTGAGCAATTGTTGCTCATCGGCAGTAAGTTGTGATTCAATAGTTTTAATTACTTCAGATACTTTCATTTTGATTCGTTTGTTTTCCATTCATTATATTTACGTTCCCAGTCATCATAATTTTTCAGCATTATGGTATTGGGTACATCGGTCGACAGCAAGCAATTGTCACATACTATATTTTTATTGAGGTTATCAAGCTCATACCAACCATGATGTTTAGCATATTGTTTGACAAAAGCCGTCCATGCAAAAATACCCCAAGCCTGTTGTATTTCTTTAGGTGGCTGAGGTATGTGCAATTCTTTACCACATCGTTTGCATTTAGGATGTTCAATGTCGTAACGTAACTTCTTACGTAATTCTATTATATTCATACTAACCTCCTTTTTTGATAGTTAGCTCAACAGTGCCGTTTCCATTAGTAATAGTATATTCCTCACACTTATCGTTCTCAAACTTTTGCTGCGAATACCACACTATCAGACCAAGTATTTCATTTTCTTTGATTTCTCGTCTGACTGAACTCATCAGAGTTTTACTGTTGTTTCTTTTAGCTATATAAGCAGACTTCCAGCCGGTCACAATAACGGTGTCTTGTAATTCTTTTTGTGTCATAAGCATTAATTTATATATTAATCATAAACCTCTTTTTGCCATCGCCCTACATTGATTGTAACACCAATGTTCTTTCACTTTGACATATCTACCGAATTGTCTATTAAGCTTGACCATTTCCTTGTAATTATCTTCACTGATATATGTCCATATATCAAACCATGCGAAGTCAAATTTGCAAGCGGGTTTATAATCAAAAATGTCATTATTGATAATGGAAACACGGTTGTCTTGATAAAAGGGAGCAACCAATTTTATTACATCAGAGCTTTTTTCTACAACCGTAATATGTAGAACATTGTCTTTTTTAAGTAATGCTTTTACAACCATTCCAAGCCCCAATCCGGCCACCAAAATATTACCATTAGCTTTCATTATAAAATCTTGATGATCTGATATTTCAGCAGGAGTATTGCTCATTATAGTTTCTCCACGATGAACCAATTTCCAATAAATACCTGGACTTATAAATCTGCGTCTATGTACACATTCTCTCAAATTAAAAGATTTGGCATCTAACTCCGAAACATTAAACTTTTCTAAAGACCATTCTCCACAACTTCCCTCACATAAATCTAAGTCAATTTTCATGTTTATGACTATATGTTGTTAAACAATATATTGCAAACTTTCTTTTCTTGTTCAGTTGAAGGGTTATGAAAGTGCCATTTATATGAATCGCAACCCCCACATGGACGGAAGTCAATTAACTTTTGATTGATGTCAGATAAAGGCTCTGATATGTTTGCGATAACTTTGCATTGTTCAGATTCTCCAAGGCGAATACTTCCATCCCAGCTTACGATTGGCAAACAAAAACGCTGATTGTATTCCATCAATGCTCCAATGCCTAACATTTTAACGCTCTTGAATTGAGCTAAAATCAAAGCTGAATTAGTACACGACGGAAAACCATTGAAACGTTTTGCCTCTTCATAACATTTACCACTACAAGCACGACCAAGAGGTTTCATTTGTATGTCACTGGGGTTGTCACATAAAGTGACTTTATCTCCAAATAATCGCAACGCCTTTAAGTTTGGTTTATGTACTTTATCATAATTGGCATACAAACCTTTGAATGATGAAATCTGTAAGAAAAAGCCAGATTGGTCTTTCACCATATTGGCAAACTTTTCAACAAAATTGTGGTCTTGTAGAAAAGTGCCATTTGATAATACTGAAACAGTTAAAAAGCCACTGTTTAGTGCCATTGCAAGAAAGTCTAAAAACAATGGGTGGGAGGTTGGCTCCCCTCCAGAAATCATAAGCACTCTCGACCCTATGCTCTGCGCAAAACGAAGTGCTTGACTAAATACGTCTTTATTCATCATTTCATTGCGTTCTGGTCCTGCATTCTGCATACAATGCGGACAACGCAATGTACAGTGTTGCGTTATATTGATAATCATAAATATTATTTTTATTTCATCCAACTATCATAAATTTTTTCCCAATTCTCCAATAGCCCAATTCTATGTCCATAAGCATTGAAGCATTGCTCCACTATTTCTTTAGGTGGAAGATAACGTCCATCACTCAGCATAATATAACCTTCGTTGATTTGCTGCTGAAGCAAGTCCATATCTACCGGCATAATTTCATCAGGGAATAAAACAACATCACCTTTGCCAGAATATACGATAACTGCTTTCATGTCTTATTTTAATTATGATAAAAACATATAGCCCAATTGAACTCTGTCTGCTTCCTCTTTTGTGTCAAACATGAGTGTAGTCTCACAATCACATCCATAGCAAACTGCTTTCACCTTGAGCCACCATTTGAAATTGCCACTGCCATAATCATGGTAATATGGTTTTCCTATAATCTCAGTTACATAATGCTCTAATACATTCATGACCATGTACATTTATATCTCCGAATAATCGTTTCAAGAATGTTTTTATCCTTGTATGAATATCCTCCCCAGTGGTTTTCGTAATCATACTCAGCACTATGGAATCCAGCCCATAAATCCTTGGGATAGCGAAAGTTCCATATCAAGAAAATAATATAGTACAACACTATTACGGCTCCCTCTAAAAGAGTAAAAGCTAATACGATTATAAACCATAGTAGCTTGTGAATCTTTAAATACTTCATGCTTTATATAATAATTTCAATATATTACTCTTTTGCCTTGAAATTATAAATTGGACGAATAATCTTCTGAACTTCTACTGTTTCCTGAATTGCATCTATAATAGACTGCATTGGCTTATATGCCATTGGAGCTTCGTCCAAAGTGGCTTCGCAAACAGAGGATGAATACACATCACTCATCTCTTTTGCAAACTGTTCTATGGATAAGGATTCTTTTGCCTTTTTGCGTGACATCAAACGTCCGGCTCCATGAGGCGCAGAGAAATTCCAATCTGGATTGCCCTTACCCACGCAAATTAAAGAACCATCTCTCATATTCATAGGTATTATGAGTTTTTTTCCTTGGTTTGCTTGAACTGCACCTTTACGAAGTATTATTCCAGATGGGGCAAAGTCAATATAATTATGAACTGTATGGAAAGCGTGAGTGGAAATACTTGAATGTAATCCAAGTTCTGAAAGTACCAGATACGCTATGGTTTCACGGTTTAATCGGGCATACGTTTGAGTGATTTGCATGTCATATAGGTAGTTATCCTTCACCTCTCCGGTGATATATGCTAACCCATCAGGTACAGGTTCAGGCTTTATCTTGTTCAATTCGGTTTGAATATCTTTTGCGCGTCCTTCACTTTTCAAACGCTGGATAATTTCATTCCTGTCGATACCCCCTTGCCGACATAATGATTCTGCAATCTTTTGATAATATTGGCAAACACGAACACCAAGGTTACGACTTCCAGAATGAATTACAAGATACTTACACCCATCTTCATCCTCATTGAGTTCTATAAAATGATTTCCACCCCCAAGAGTTCCCAGTGCATTGTTTGCCTTATGTATGTCTATTGCTTGAACACATTTCAACTCTCTTAAACCGTCAAATGCAAAAACGGGAGAATTGTGAATGTTGTGTCCTGATGGCACCTTCTCATTTACTATATTGTCAAATTGTTCAAGGCTTATATCAACATTGCCCAATATTACTACAAACATACCACATCCGATGTCAACACCAACAAGGTTTGGAGTAACGGCCTCGTCTATGTACATCGTAGTTCCAATTGTACACCCCTTACCAGCATGAACATCTGGCATCACACGAATATGAGCGTGTTGATATGGCTTGAAATCAGCCAATCTCTGTATTTGAACCAAAGCCTCGTCTTCCAGAATATCTCCGAATATTTTTACATCTGCTCCAATAATATTCTTATGAATTTTCATTTTGTCAAAATTTATAATATTGCTCGTTTTTAGAACTACTATGTGATTTATTAATTCTACTAAAATCACTGAACAATTAATGGGGGGTTGCTAACACGAACCTCCCATTAATAACTATTTTTCCATTACAATCTCCCAATCTTCGGCAAACACGTCACTAATAGACGGTACCCATGAATCAGCGCGTCCAGTATTCTCATTGTAAATAAGACACTGGCTTGTATAGTCAATGAATCCTTTGCCTTTCAGAATAAGGTCTTTTGCTGATTGCGGAAGAGATTGCATCTTAGGGATAACATCACTATCAATATGTGCTGGAACCTGTTTGAACACCATTAATCCTTTTCCGTTCCAACCGCTTCTACGAATTGGAAAACCTGCTTTGAGAGCCATAATAGCCATACCAAAATTCATCTTTATTACTTTTGCACCATCAGAACCTTGCATACGCTGTATGCGAGTATCAAGAAGCCGTATATAGTCGAACATAGTACAACACTGCATTTCCAGTAAACACTTGTTGTACATATCATTAACGACTTCATCCATTTTCCCTGAATCTATGAAAGCGGCTAACTTTACATATCTTCCATTGACTTCTTCGGCTTCTATCTGCATACGGTCAAGTGATGTATCGGCGAGTTTATACGCCTCCTCAAACGGTTCCGCTGGCGACCAACTCTCGTACCCGTTAGCATATTTAACGTGATAACCCATGCGCTTTGCATACTCTGCATCAGGCACTCTGCCAACTTGTAATAAACCTCTTTCATAAGCCTCGCCCATTGTCATAGGTTCAGCTTCAATCTGCTTTGTTCCAATATACTTTTTCATTTTTCTAAATTTTAATTGAAAATTGAACCGAAAATATCATCGTCTTGCAATAATTTTCGTCCAGAATAATCCTGTCGACCACAAGCGTTTCTGAGCAAATCCGCTTTGCCTGCATCTCTCATTGCGATTCGTAACATGGCAATCATCTTTGCTAAATCACGTTGACAAATGTCACTCCACAGGACATATATATCAGTTCCATATATGCCAAGCTCATCCAAATCTTTAATATATTCAAAACTGTTTCTGTATGGATAGACAGAACCTCCTTCTTTGATTAATAAGCAGCAAGCGTTCATTGCCCCAGGGTTTCCTTCGCTCAATTTCGCTACAACGCTTGTTAAATTATCATACATTGTAATTTTACCCATAACTTAGTATTTATGAAACTCTAAACCGAAACAAACCCTTATCATAAAGCGTTGAAAAAAGTTTATATTTCTATACACATTCAACCGGCTATGAGTTGCTTCGTGTTCTAAGTACCCCACAGGTATAGGGTATGATATTTTTGTTGTTCTCATTATGTTATTTCTTTTTTAGAAGTTTGCCACATCTAATGCAATACTCTCGATAATGCTTAGTATGATATTTATGAATATGCTTACTTCGTTTTTGACCACCCTTTCTCTTCATTCTGATATATGAAGCGTTATTCCATGTTATTCTATAAGGCTCATGCCCACAAAAGAAGCACACTATACGACAAAAAATATTCATTATGCTGGTGAAAGAATTTTGGACGGGGCATCTGATAACAATTCTTTTAAAGAAACCTCTGCTTCAGAATGCTCGTTTGCAATTAAAACAATAGTATCTAAATTCCAGGGTTCGTTGTTATCGTTGATAAATTCAACCGTATAATAGCCTGAAGAAATCCCTTGATCTGGGTCTTCCCAATATACTTGATTACCAACTTTTACAAAGTCATAAGCGTAATTATAATCAATAAAGTCATTATTGTCACAATCATCCAGCCATGTTCTTGGATAACACCAATTAATTTCTTGAAATAACGTATCACATATTTTGTGATTATACCCGCATATTTTCAACAAATCTTTATGTGAATACCAATCACATTCATCCTTAGAGCCACCGCATTCATATTCAACGTTACCAATAGTTATTGCATTATCTTCTCCAGCGTATTCTGGAACATAACATGGCGCATCCCAATTATTATTATAGGCTTCCTCGTCTTTGAAGATAAAACCATTGTCACTATTTCCGAACAAGAAAAATGGCTTACCGTCATGCCAATGCACTTCTCCTATATCGGCTATTCTTTTATTATCCATATTTAAGAGTTAAGTAATGGTGCTCACCAATCATTCAAGTCTTTGATGAGCACCAGATTCGTATTATTTGCTTCGCCACTCGTTCATCTTAGCTTCGATGTCAATACCATTGTTGGAAATCAACTCCTTCATTGCGCCAAACATACGCCAACCACAGCCATCTTTGTATTCTTCAGCCAATTTATCAAGCTCGCGAAGAGAGGATGATTCTGCCAGAGGTTTTCCTTTAGTACTGAGCATCCTGCAACCGTGAAACATGATAAGGTTTCGCATTGTAAAGTAACCTCCGGCACCTTTGTATGCGTCTTTAAATGCCGCACTCATCGGTAACTCATAAGGAGAATAAAACTCTTTTACACCTCGATAGAACTCTACAACGGCACGATAAAGGTCAGCCATATTTTCAGCATATCTCATCATCTGTTCCTGTTTTTCTAACGGACACAACACTTTCTTTCGCAAGTCTTCAACGAAAATATTAGTGCCATTGAGAGTGATATAAGGCACACCCTTACAACGCTTGCATTTCATTTTTCTCTTCTCAATATGCTCATTAAGCTGTTTGAGATAATCAGTAGCCATATCGCTGGCGACTTTCTTGTTAAACCAACGGTTACGCTGGATGAAGTTCTCTTGGTCAAGCATTTCCAACTTTGCCTGTACACGTATTTCTTCAATAAGCATCTCCCAGCTGTAACGGAACCCTTTTGCTTGAAGCGCTGCAAGGAAGCCTAAAGTCTTGCCGGTACGCCAGTGCTTCTGAGTGAGCATGTGAAATACTTGAGCCATGACCCATCTACGAAACAAACGTCGATTTGGAACCGTCCCGCCCTTAAAGATTGCAATGATAATTGGGTCATCGTCTGGCAAGAATGTCATACTCCCGTTTTCTATACGGGCAATAGATTCCACACCTCCTGCATTTGCAACTGCGAATAGATTTGTTACATCGATACCAGCGGCTTTCATAGCCTGAATTTTCTTTGATGCGTTCATTACTGTTTTATTTTTAGAATTTGAATTATTTTCTGATGCAAGTGGAAGCGTGACAGCTCCGAGTCCGCTGTCTTTCCCAATAGCGACACCAACTGCAAATGATTCATGTTCTGGAATTGCCATTTCTGCGCCACACTTAGGGCATACTACTTTTGTTTCTTTCATTGTAATATTATTATTTATTGTTAGTTACTATCCATTGTTTGAGAATGATAAGGGATGGGTGCTTAGAGGATTGCCAGAACCATTTGTCTTTGGCAAATTCTTCCCAAACCAAAGCGCCCTGAAGAATTGAAATGAGAATAAACAACTCCAAACGTAATTGAGTTATATCTCGGTGCTGCCCATATAACATATCTTCTTCTGAAAGTTTGTGTTCCGGCAATGCGCGGAAATTTCGTTTGGTTTTTGCTTCACTACGAGCTGAAGGGACACTGTGCAGGTATTGCCAGTAATATTCTTCAATCATAGCAAGTATAGCATTAACTGGAAAATCAGTATTGTACCCCAGTTTTCCCTCATATTGACCTTCTTTGATGATGTATTTCCCGTCAATCAAAAGGTTGCGCTTTTCCAAATCGACTCTGAAGGTGGAGCCGTTATTGATTTTCTCTTGCGCTTCGTTCCAAATATTTTCCATTGAGAGTTGATTAAAAAGATGTATTCAAAATTTGTGACGTAGTTCTTTAATTGGATCGATAGACAACAGGATTTGAATCCGGGTGAAGTCAGGATATAATCCTGAGAGAACCCGGATGATTACAACCTGTTGCTTAAAACTCAAACTCCTTATACATCAGATGTTACGTTACATTGATATTATGCTCAGACTTTTGACACGTCACTTTATTGGTACTGATGTGGTGAGCGGGTTGGCACGCGTGCCGTAGGAACGCGTTCTTATACCAGCTACACTGAAATAACAGTCACTTGCATAATTGATACTGTGTTGTATTAATAAGTTAATCTCATCAGCTTGGCACATTTCTTTATACGCTTCGATTTAAGAGCTGGACGCCGAAGGCGAGTAATCCAGGTTGCGTACCTGGATGGATGGCCTTCGTTTGGTCCAGCTCTGATAAAGTTGCTGTCTTGATTGACTTGATTGTGCTTGAAGATTATGGTTCTCAAAACCGTGATACATTTCTTTATTTGTTTCGATGTGTGCGGCCAGACGAGCAGTGAAGCGCCGGCTTTCCACTGTTGATAAACAGTGTTCGCCGGCGTGCACGGCGTGTTTTGGCCGCAAAGCTAAACGTAGATTTCTTGAACCAGACCAGTTGCATTACTGAGATGTCTGAAACATGAGTTGCACATAACTTTACTGGTGTCGATAGAAAGAAGAATCGCCAGAATCGACGGGACGTGGGGCTGGCTGGTAGGCCTGTAGAACGTCCCGTCGATTCTGGTTACAGTCTTCTGGATTAAAGTTCATGTTTCATAATCTATCCTGTGCGGATGCCCAAATATTTATGATTGTCAGGCGTTTTTGTATGATTCTGTAATTGTTTCGATGAGATAGATCGTTCAGCATCGAGGAACGGTCCCAGGGAGCGTCACTGGGGATCTCAGAGATTGCCGAATGATCTATTCTGAAATAACCGCCATTCAATCACATTCTGCATACTCAGATAATCGAACAAGAGGTCATTCTTTCTTGTGTAGCTCTTTAATAATTTCGATATTTGAAGTGTGTAGCCTCGACTAAGGTCATCTTGTGGGGAACATAGTTACTCTCAAGATTGAACAGAGTCGAGGGTTGCATACTTCGATATTGAATTGAAAGACATTCCCTTGCAGCCGTACACTCGGTTTCTGAAAGTCAGCGCTTATGGTGCATTTCTGTAATAATTTCGATATTGAGACGTCATTCTGTACGCTTGAAGCTCCGGCGCAGGAGTCGGATACGATTACAAGCCTGAGCTGAGACTGGACGGTGTTATGACGCCTAAATTGAATAAAGCGTTCTTCTTTCAGCATATTGCACTATTAAAGGCTTTCAACCAATGTTTCATAAGCTTCACGGCTCGTTAAAAGAGCGTTTCTCATGCAACAAATAGTCAAATATCCAGGAATCTTTTGTTCTGTCTTTTTTCGGTTGCTTTTGACATTTCTGCCCTGTCCGCGTTGTACGCAACCGTTAGATTTCGTCTTCACATATCCAAGACCTCCAATTTTCTTTTTGCCAGTTTTTACTGCTCTTAGGCAATCCATGATAAACTTATTCAACTCGTTTATGTCTTCAATAACATTGCAAATTGGAAGGACTTGTGTTGCCCAACTAAACTCCCCGTTACCTTTATAAAGATAGCGATTTACAGAATTGGTTGCTTTGGTGAGCGTAATGCTTTTCTGTTTAATTGTACGGTGCTCTATTTCTTTTTGAAAATTTTTTATTCGAGATCCACTTAATGAAATAAATTCACCTTTAATGGAGAAGCCAAGAAACTTAAACCACTTTGTATGTGTAAGATACTCCACTTTCTTCGGATTAAGTTTCATATCCATTTTAGCAAGTTCTTCTGTAAGCATATTCATAGCTGTTTCATATCCATTTCCAATAAAAAGCATATCGTCAGAATATCTGACATAAAATCCATCGAGGTTCGCCAATTTATCGTCAATATGATAAAGAAGCACGTCTGCCAACCATGAAGCTACGGCACAACCCTGTTTAAGTGATTGATATGCTTGAAGTAAGTTTCCTTTCAGGTCAAAGTAATAATCGCTATGATAATACTTCCTTAGCACATCTATCAATGCAGAATGCCCATATTTTTGTTCCACCATATCAAACGCACCATCAATAAACCGAATAGGAACACTGTCGAAGTATTTACTAAGATCTGATTTCCAGCCGATAATCTCACCTTTAGTTTCACAAATTTCCTTTGATACTTCTTGAACAATCTTACCGCAGCCGGTTCCTTTTTGATACGACTTGCAACGGGAATGAATCATTTCCGGAGTTAACTCAAAAAGAAGATCATTGGCAATACTCAGTAATATTCGATCCATCGGTTCGTTAACATAAACCGTTCTAAACTCACCATTGTCTTTGGGAATTTGAGCGGTATGTGGAGGTGCAATTTCGTACTTGCCATCCTTGATAGCTTGGTACATTCGAGCTCTTATCTCAGGTTTAGCTAATTGACAAAGGTCTCGCCGACTTATGTCTTTTCCAACGCCTTTGTCAATTGCATACTCCCATCGAGGCATCTCGAAAAACTTTTCTAATATAATGTCTGTCATTTTATTCTTAGTATTTTTCAATACTTGTAATAGAAGCCTGAATATCACATACTTCCCCGTCCTCAAGAGGCATATCTTCAGTTTTCTGTATAGCTAATTGCAGGACATCTTCTTCAATTCCTGCAACCACTTCTACACGAAATACTACATCATAATGTACATTCACGTAATATTTCTGTTTCATATCTATGTCAATTAAAACCACCGTAAAATTCGAGGTGTTTCCCAGTAATAATGCTTCTCAGGGTAAAACTCTCTAAGAGCCGAGATTATTTTACTTTTCAAAGCTGTGTTCTTGATGTATAATTGTTCTTTACTCAGAGTATAATCACGGGTTTTCTTTAATCCATGCAGCAAAAGTATAGATGGAATAAATTGCTCAAATTCAACGGTTTTCCCTGATTTATACGCCATGATATTTTGATTTTTCACCCATTAAATCTACTGCCAAACCATTCGGACATCGTTCATCAAACCAATGCCAGACATCAAAACGATATGTGCCGACAGGGAAACACAGGAAATCTTCTTCAATTTCGTCATCGTTATTAATAGGAATGTCGCCAAATAGTTGCCATAATTGAGGAAGCGTCATTAATTCCGTGTGCTCTTCACAGATATGGCACCAATTGTCCTCCTCTTCTTCAGGATAGGAACACGCATCTGAAATTATGCGAGTATTGGGATTTACCCACATTTTTGTTTCAATATTGTTGCTTCCACAAACAGAACAATACAATGTTTCCAATGATTTTTCCATAAACTATGTTTTTTAGCCGGGCCAGAAAAACTGGCCCGGCAGTGAAGAATAAAGATTAAACTGATAGGGCTACAGCAGGGCGAACAACGCCAGCGTTGCACTTGCCGCTGACGCTACCACCATAGTTGAAATACACGCCCCACGAGTTATGAGCGGAGTACTCAGTGGAAGACCAATACCACTCTTTTCTCATCGGAGAACCACCGACATCTTCCAGCGCTTTGTTGACTTCTTTGATGTTCAAGAGAATAAGGTGCAACTGAGCAAGAGACGGAATATACTGACCTTCCTTCAGACCAATTTCAGGATTGAGTAAATCACCATAATCCTTGGTGTTGGCTTCGCCATCCCAGTCTGTGATAGCATCAAAGAAGTCTGGGTGGAAGAACTTTTCAGAACCGCATGGGGTATCAGTGGTTAAAGCAATCTCTTCACCATCTGCGGCATCGTGGAGCGCAACCGTAGCAATTCTGTTTCCCATCTTAACTGCTACACCAATGACCTGACCTGCAATTGATTTCGGGTCATCAGTTACTGTAAGGTGTCCACCCTCCAGTACATAATAAATACCGTCTGACCAGAACTGCTGCTGGTAAGTCGGTGTGATTTCCTGTTCTCCACTAATTACAAAATTGAATACTTGTTTTGCTTTCTCGACATCGAAGTTAAGATTGGCTACAATCGCCATTTTGAGCTTCTGAATCTCTGTAAGATTTGTTTCCATTTTGATTTGATTTTTATGAATAAAAAGTTTTATATAAAAAGAAGTGGAAAGGCATACACTTTAACAGTGCTACCTTTCCACTTCCAGTTGATTTGAGAGATAAATTTGATGTTGGTTATGTGGTTACATCACTCACTTCATCCGTTTCTGGAATTTCGTCTATGATATACTCAAGATGTCCAAATTCTATGTCATCCAGCCGCATTTCTTTATTACCATATTCTTTATCATATCCGTAAATCTCAAGGAAGCCATTCACGATTGCTACACGAGTAATGTAACAATCACAATTTGTTTCCCAGTGACTGTCTCCAGCCATAACAATCGGTGCCTGAATACCTTCAATACCTCCTCCGTTTTCTGTCTGAAAACGAAATTCTCCACCATGAGCGAGCACGGCTTTTTTAAGTTCTTCTCGCTCTTGCGCTTCAATCTCTCTGTATTTTCTGTAAAAATCTGTATGCTTCATTGTTCTTTTGGTTCTGGTAAATGTTCAAGTATATCAAGAATACCACTCAACGGAATATGGTCAAGCTGAATAGTTTCTGTAATGTCTAAGCAACTGCGCTCATCAACACCGTAAAAGTTCAAACCATGTTCTCCAAGAACCACTGATGTCATATAAAAAGTCCCTTGCTTTCCTCGGTAATATGTATAAGCATCAACAAGAGGAAGTTCCAATTCGCTCAAATCATCAATTTTATCAAGCCTTTCATCATTTTCAGTGATGAAATAATATGCACCACCATGTGCCCTGATAGCATCAATTAACGTTTTATTAGCGTCATCTTCCAGTGAAAACCAACGCTCATTCAAATTGTCTATATTCATATTTATCAATTTTGTGGTTGCCAATCAGTATCAAGTTCGTAATCGCTTGTTGGTTCAAATGTGTTAATTGGTATTTCTTTATTTTCCATCATATCGTCAACAATAGAAATTGCTTCGTTTTCCGAAGTAGCAATCACTCGAATAGACCGGGCAAAATCCCAATGAATGTCCACGTTTATGTAATTGGGTGGTAACGGACATTCTCCGTCAAAACAGTTATACCATTCCAACAGAGTTTCTTCATTATCATATTTCTTCAGAGAGAGCTCAAAATACGTATTGTTTTGACAAGATTGAATCTTTGACTCTGAAGCATTTGGTTCACCAGCAAGTCGTTCTTTTGCTAAAACAACAGCCTGTTCCCATATATTGTCTTCTTTAGCAAGTCTTTCGCAATAACCATCCCAAAAAGACGTAAAGAAATCACATACTTTTTCAGGTTTGATACCAAAACTGTTATTATAGTCAGAAACATACATGCTTCCGAGCGTTATTTCTTGACGGAGCGGCCACAGATATTCATCTTTCAGCCACCCGTCTTCATCGAAAAAATCCGAGTATTCCATAAACTATGTGTTTAATAATTGTGGATAAACGTCAAAATAGAAGCATTGGACAATAATGAAATCTTCCACGCCCGAACCAACAAGAGCTATAAAATCATGTAATCCATCACAATAATAGAATATCTCATCATCTATCTCATCATAGACACCAGACGACAAAAAGATTCTAACTTCTACAGTTTCTTGTGTATCTTTCCATTTGATTGCACAATCGGCAAAATGAGGTTCATGTCCGTTTTCTGTACAATATTTTGTGTACATACTATTTATTGTGGCTTCCAAAGCACATTCTTTCGCGTGCTGAATTAAACAGCGATAAATTTGTTCTCCAAGTTCATCCCAGCCAATCATTTGCTGGAGATTTTCATCACAATTGGCTATTTCACCAGCGAAAAAACAAGCTTGGTCACGAATTTCATCAGCAATTTTAAGACGTTTTTGCTCATCCGGTTCGTGCTGATAATCTTCAAGAAGTTGAGAAACTGGAATGTCATATTCGCCACATACTTGGCATATATAATCCATTCCATTTGGACCTTCGTCTAAAAGGTCTATCTCTTCTCCATTAGGAAGTGAAAGTAACAGTTTCATAGATAGACGTAATATTTTATATAATACAACCAGAATCACAAATCTTCAAAATTCAGACACAATTGATACTTCTTATCAAACTCCTTGCGCTTCAGTTCTTTGTCATATTCATCCGCATGTGTCAAGAACTCTTCTTTGTATTCTTCCCATTCCCATTGGTCAGGGTAACACAATGGATGTTCATCTGCATATTTTGTGTAAAGACTTCCGAATTGTTCATAGAGATTCCATTCGTCTTTTGCTATATCTGTAATTGGATTAACACAATGTAAATCAGTACAGCACTCAACATAATCATACATGTTCTCGTTGAGATATTCAAATCTCGCAGTGTCAAGAAGGTACATTAAATAGCCTATCATATAGCTGACATAGTGGTCATTTCCTGGGTCGGTTATCAATCCAAACCACTCTTCAATGTCGTTGCTCATAAAACTGATAAATCCACTGCAACTGCTATGGTTCTTTTTGATAATGTCAGCCAGTTCAGTCCTATACACTGGATCACTGGCGATGCTGCTCAAACGCTCTATCATTGCGTCGTAATCGTCAATCTCAATGGTGGCATATATTTCATCGGTTCTAAAATTGTATTCCCTCGGAGAAGATACGTCTGATTTAATAAGTTTTACATTCAAACCCAACACCTCATTAATCATATCAACATATTCTTCAGCGAACAATTTGCCAACCTCTTCATGATAATTCTCAGGAAATCCCCAATCCTCTATCATGTGGAGGCTTTCAAAATCTTCATAATCACCGTACTTCATTTCGTGGGTTTCTCGCCATTCGTTTTCGCTTTGATCCCAAATGCCTTGATAGAATCCGGTAAAACCAAGCACTTTAATTTCTATTGTCGTTTTCATATTTCAAAAGCTTTCTGGATAAAGAGTTCTGGCAATGTTATAAGCAAGTTCTTCATAACAAAACCAACAGATAAACGTATAATGAGGCTGTCTATTACTGTTTCTTACAGGTTCACCTAAACTTTCTTCAAAGTCTTCTACAAAATTTTCCATATCGTCAATATGCCGGATATAAAACTCCTTACAATCGGAATGGTAAATAAACATACCAATCATACCGGAGGAGCAGCCACCATAAGAAAGGTCATGGAAAAATCCATGTGGTGTATCGTAATTTTCAGAATGACCAGCCATGTCTTCTATAAGCTCATCCACAAAATCATATTTTTCAGTGTATGCTTGCTTAAACATGCCAATCAAGAATGTTTCAGTGTCTGGAAGGTCGTCAAAATACTGCTGTTCACTGCTATACCCAAAGAAATGAGTATAAATTTCGTCAGCATCTTCCTCTCCTTTAGCCATAAGCCAGTCATAAGGCGTTTCACCTTCATCAAGATAATCCTCAATGGTTTCTTCCTCGCCAATAAATGACTCCATCAAGCCTTTTTGATCGTCTTGATGGTCTTCAACATATTCCGTCCACCAGTTGAGCACATATTGGTTAAATGTCTGTTCCATATTTTCAAGAATTAGGTTGTTCCCAAAGTATTTCTTTGTTATTCGCTTCAGACAAAGCATCAGACAAATTCTTTATCATTTGTTCGCACTGCTCCATATCTTTCACGACATCAGTAAGGCGATACGGCGCTCCGTTTTTGCCATGTCCATCAGGGCCGACCCAAAGCATTGCTTCCTCGTCTGGATCATACCCTTCATAGTAATTATCAACTTCCTCAATCAGGGTATAGATGTCATAATTTTGCATCGTAGCACAGAAAGAAAAGTCTTGTCCAAAATCGGTGTACTGGGATAATGTAAACTCAACATCATCACCCTTGATTTCAGTACTCACGGAAAAACCTTGGCTTTCCGCAATTTCTATAATGCGGTCAATAAACTCTTGCTGATTCATAGTTACTGATATTTACGATATTCTTCAACTTGGTCAATGTCGTCCATGCCGTTCCACCAATCCATGAAATCTTCAGTAGCTTGGTCCCAATCACATTCGGTTTCGCCATCCTCGTTGGTACTTTCATAGTCTTCAATTTTTAATCCGGCAATAGCAAATAACGAGTTGTAATCAGTAGATGTATCTTCTGCCCATTCCTGAGCTTCTTTCACTTCGTTTTGCTTTATATCTGCTTCCAAATGCTCTTCATCAGCGTACCCAAGACATTGAGCAATGGTGTCAAACTCAAACCAGAAGAAATCGTTGATGGCCGTATCAGACCAACCGTCAGCCGGTTCTATTTCTTCCATCATTTGTTCAACCGTATCAAATTGTTCACTGGTCAACAGATCAGCACGGTCTTTGCCTCCGCTCCAAAAATTGAAGTTTGAAAGGCTTTCTTCTACAAAGTATTTCATATTATTCTTTACTTATTTCATCCAAAATTCGTTGCATCTTAGCTCTTACTCCAGCTGGGGAGTCAAAAAATCCCCATCCATTTTTTATTTCCTCGTCCGAAAACTCATGGATATACGTCAACAGCCCAACTCTTAGTGCTTCGATAACATAAACGCTTGCAAGTGAATTTCCATCCAAATTGCAAGCGTTTACTATTTTCTGCTCATTAGTAAGCGGTTTTTTCTGTCTCATCGCTAATCAGTGATTAAAGTATTGATAAGCCACATCAATTGCAGCCTGACATGCTCGCTTGGTGCGGTATTTCCCGTGACATAGGTATGTACTCCAGCAATGACGCTGGGTGTCATAAACGCACCACCATTGCTTTCCGTCAATAGCAATGCGTTTTTCAGGGATAAAACGAGGAGTGTCCATTTTATGCTACTTCTTTTAATCCGTGCTCAGAAATCACTTCGTTAATGAGCTCTTCTGTTTCCATAAAGAATCCCCAACATGAATGAATCTCTTCCCAGTCAAAATCATCTTCGTCTTCACGATTTGGGTCTTGGAAATGCTTCGTATATAACACTTTCTCTTCCAGAACATAGCCTTTGACATCACCCCACATCCACATGCCGATTTCTTTGACTTCTTCATCTATACATTGAATAGCACCTTCTCGCCAGTCAATGTCAGTTCTACCACACATTTCGTTATATCGTTCTTTCGTAACATAGGTAATACCATACAAATAATCACCCTGAGAATATCCAGTAGAACTCCATTCCTTAATCACCAAATCTTTGGCACAATCACGGATTAGATCAATCAAGTCATCTTTTTCCAGACACTCCGTTAACTCTGCACGATAATCATGGTGTTTCAAATCATACGGAGTAAATTCATATTCTGTGCTCCAATACAATTTATCGGTTGCATTATTCCTACATTCTATCTGTAATTCCCAAAGACGAGAAGATTTATTATATATAAATCGGACACCAGAAATGCTTTCACGTTTAAGGTATGTGATGATGTCTTTTTGTTTCACCACTTTGCTTGCCATGTAGTGCAAAGATTCTTCCAAAGAATGATTGTTGTCCGAGAAAAAGTCACTCCAATCACACTCTTTATGCAGTCGATGCAAGTATCTATCAGAGTATTCAAACAAATACCGACCACACATGTCACAGTTTGTTATCGGGCATTCGGCATCTGTATCGTAATATATTTTGATACGATAATTGCCAATTTCCTTCATTTCTATCAATGATCTTTCAACCATAATCACGTTACTTTTATTTATTGCGGAGAGGATATAAAAAATGCCGCAGCCCAACCAAGCGAACTGCGGCACCAATCAAAACTCTCAAACACACAATTTCTAATCATTTAAGGGCTCACCAGTAATAATTGACATTGCTATCCGATGAGCACGAATCATTCCTTCACGATAACCACGTGGATAGCCCTCACGATTGCTTAACCAATACGGAATATCTTCTGCCCACTCGCGAATTTTCTCTAAGATTTGCGCTTCAGAACGTTCATCGGTGTTCTCATGGAATATCTTCTTCTCACCATTGTAATGTTCCATAATCCATTCCAGCAGCAACTCACGATTGCGGTCATCAAGCTCAGCATAAAACTTCACAAGATAGGAATTGGTGTCTGTATCATTGATAGCAGTACACCATTTCTGATACATGTGGTCAAAGTTACAAGTCCACCGTACTTCAGCCAAAAATTGAGGCACGGCACCGGTTCTCCGGTCGCCATTAGCAGCAACCCATTCATGTTGAATACATTGGTAATTCCATCCAAAGAACACCCATTTGTTGATGGCTTTGATAGCCGTTTTTATTGATTCTGTCATACGCAATCCTCCTGTTTTATGAAATATTTTACGGTACGACCACATTTTGAGTCATAATTGTAATACATATAATTGTTTACATAGTTGTCAAATTCCCGATCGCTTTTTGTCCAGCTTTTAGATATAGAATACAATGCGCGCCACGCATTTTCAAGTCTCATTCTATCCGGTATTAGACAAATCGTCTTGCCTTCACCGAATTTTATCCTGGCTTTGCGCTTATCAATACGCACATATTTGACTCCTTTATCTATGTATTCTTCTTGTTGCATAACAATACCACTTTAAGTATGAGAAGCCCATCCATATCGAGGTTCAAGCTGAATGGAACCATTTGTCTGGTAGCCATTTCCAGGCCAGCCGTGAAAGATTATGCCGCCATTCAACCGGCATTCCCCATTAACCATTTCTGCAAAAGAGAACTCATTATATCGTTCATTATACCAAATAGAAACCTTATGGGATTTCGCTTGCTGGCGATAGTTGTGAAAACGCTTCATGCAATTCAATAAACTATCATCATCATGATTACGACAATCCTGAATAAGTCCTTTCAATTTACTGAGAGATATACCACCGATTTCCACTGACACTTTAAATTTAGTGGGGGTCTTTTCATGTTCTTGCCCCCATGCAGTAACAGCCATTTCAATGGCATCTATTGTGATATTACGTGCTTGTTCCAAACCGATTTGAACCACATCATCCTTGGTTACGAAATAAATATCTTCAATAACCTGACTGCATCTGGGCCACAAATAAGCGTGAATCCAGCTATTTTGTTGTGCAATATCATATCGAAACGCTTCATTCTCAAAGTAATCCTTTCTGATTTCGGACAAACGAATAAGATAAGTGTGCGACCGGTGTACCATCCACAAAAAAGGGAAAGCTTTCACGCCTTTCTTTATGATATATTCTTTGTCGTACTTCTCAAAATCCGACTGAAACGAGGTCATGGTGTTATCCACAATCTCAGCCATTTTGTTTAATATATCTGTTACCATATTATTCAAATGCTTATTGTTTTACGATATGACAGCTCTCCAGTGAACCCACGTCTGCGCAACTCACCACACAAAGCTTCATCCGATAATTCTGACATATCTACAGAATTGCTTCTTGATGTCGTAGTCTTTGTAAATCCATGTTTTTTACATGTATTGCACCGGTATGAAAGACCGTCAGCAGCTTTTGCATTTTTAGCAAATTCAGATATTGGTAGTGTTTTACCACACACTCCACATACTTTTGTCTGTTCCATATATTACTTATCTTCTATTGTAATTAAGGGCTTTATGGCTTTAAGACCACATCTTGAACTCCATCTACCCATCGTGCTTCGTTCAGGATTAAGGTCAGGGTGTTTACATGCCCAAGCAACGATTTCGCCAAACAAGCCATCTTTGAGCCATTTCTCATTAGAATATTCTTCTATAACTTTCTCAACCTCTTTTCTCTTGTCACCATTGACTATCAAATACATGACTCCTATTCCATCTGCTCCTTTGAGCACTACGGCGGTTTCGTGAAGGTCTGTTGCATAACTGATATATCCTACACCAAGGTCAAGAATAGTATTATGTGCAAATATCTTTGTACCGCAAAAATCTATCGGCTTCTGCGTTTCAAATTTCGTTTCCATTTGATCCCTCCTTTCTCATTCCAATTTTATGAAATAATTGATAGATTCTATCATGCAAATTATCTGGAATAAATGAGCAAGGACGGTGCGTTTCCTCATACGGAAGCCATGTACTATCCATATAAAGCTCAATATCCATCTCACCGCTGTTCAGTATTTCTCTTTTCCGCGACTTGCCTGTGGTTGTCAAGAACCATGAAACGGTACAATGTGTTTTGTCTACCTGCACACACAGGGTTTTACCATCTTTATACGGTGCTTTTGCCACGATTGGTGTATTCAAATTTTTATCTTTGTAACCCTTAATGTACCCACGCACAAATGCCTCATGGCAGATTTCAACATAGGGACACACATTTCCACGAAATTTACATTTACTGCAATGCCTTTCGCGCCCAGACGCTTGTCTTGCACGTTGTTCAATCGTTGTTCTCATATTCAAAATATTCATCTATAAGTTCAACAGCGTGTTGTATGTTTTCTTCTAAAGATAGCGTACCGTCATACATTACTTTATCCAAGAAAGAGCCTTCTGTCACTCCGACATATATCCAGCCGTTCTCAATTTCGACACGACCGTATTTACAAGTTTCTACTATCATAACCTACCGATTTTATATTACATGTTTACCGTTTTGAATTGTTTCTCAAGCCGCAAAGCTGTTTCATTGCTTTCAATACTGATTTTAAGATTGTCACGCAATTCTTGAAATTTTCTCAGCAAATACTGCGCTTTCGGGCGTTTATCAGCCAATAATGACGCAATCGCTTCATTGACCTGCTTTAATTTGACACGGTCTTGAATTATAATGTCTTCAGTGAACATGCGCTTAATAATTTGGGTGAATTGAATCTAATTTCTTTTGCATCATTCTGGCGTGTGATGACCACCATAGTTTGTACACTGGAGTTTCAATCCCAAAGTAGCGCTTCCAGAAGTGTTTTGCAATCCACAACAAGCTCTTAATTATGATACGCAAGATTGCAATAAAAATATCATGCGTAAGTTTGGATATGTAAGATGTTGATTTTTGATTATTTTTCATATCGTCAATGTTTTTGCCTGATTTTATTGATTTATATCGTGTTTTTATTTTCTTTTCTTCTGAGGATAAGCATAGTTTTTATACACACCATTGCTTGTGCAAGTGGCAACTTTTACTGCTTTGTGAGAAATTCCCCACGCTTTGTATGTTACTGTTTTCATAAATTTTTGGGTATAAAAATAGCCACAACCAGATTAATCCGATTGTGGCTATTGACATGATTATGATTAATTTACAACGCTGCTAATATTTTTCTTGCTCTCGCTTCAACTTTATATTCAAGCACGAGTTTCTCAGATTTAATCCTTTGAGTTCGCGCTTCCTCGAATGTAATACGACATCTACCGGCTTTCTTGCTACGAATAGGTCGAGCAAGGTCATTGAACTCACGTTCCTTGCGTCTTGCGGTTCGGATTCGATTATACTCGTCATCACTCATTTCTATATCGTAATTCGACTTGGCTTTGGTGTTGACAGGAATAAGGCAAGCGTATATTGCTTTCCAATTATCCCAAGTGATTACGCGACTTATGTTCACGAAGAACATAGCAACTCCTTGCTTCAGCATTATCCCCAAATGGCGGGCAAAAATTTCGCTGCACCCCATGTGTTCAACAATCGCATGTTTACCTTTAATACATACAATCACGTTTTCACGAGTATGTGCAAGAGTTTCCATTTGCTTCCAAAAGCCAACAGACAGTTCAACATTATGTTCTGCTGCAAATTTGTACAGGTCGTCACGTTGGAAATCAAGTAAACTGGGAGCGTATTTATCTGCATTGCTTTCAGAAGTTGCAACCGCTTTGATAGCATTAATTTGCTGAGCGGAAAATAAGTCTTTGAATGTTGCCATTGTCGTATTAAAAACCGGCTCCTTGGACCGGGGGAAAAATTTTGGAAAGTCACGCGTTTAGGGCTTTTGCCACATAACAACGCATAATAAGTGGACACAAACGTTATGCAAGCGCAGCACATGTATGTATGCGTGTCGCAAGTGGACACGTTACCTGTGTGGGCTTGACGCATCGTGGACGCGCATACTTGCATAAGAAAGCCACCCAACCCAAAGGGCTGAGTGGCAATCGTATTGAGGATATGTTATGCAGCTTGTTCATTGGTTTGCACTGCACTTGTTTCGGGTGCTTTTTCCTGTGCAGGAGCTTCGTTTGCATTGCCCACAGCAGCGTTATACATGCTCTCAGCCTTAGCGAGAATAGACGTGCGGAGGTTAGCTTGTTTTGCGATAGCCTTTGCCGTTGTTTTAAGCAAAGCGGAAAGCGTTTCACCCTCAGCTGTAAGCAAAGGCGAGGTCTTTTTTACGTTGAGGCTTGTGTGTCGGAGTAACAAACCGTCGTCAAGTGTGAGGGCGTTTTTAAGTTTGCCATCGCTATCGGTCTTGTACACTACGTTACCTGCAAGCCAACGTGTGAACGTGCTCTTTGCGGTTAATTTCGTTTCAATCTCTTCACCATTCACGACAACGATTTTGAACGCTGTGGCAAAGCCGTTACGCTCTTGTGCGTCTGCCACCATGAGAGCGAGCAAGGGAAGCAATATACCGTCACCAGATGCACGACGTACCCCCTCAATCGCCATAAACTCGGTTGTTTCTTTCATTTCACCGTCGATGCGTTTCTTTGCGTTACGCAGGAGCACCGCTGCATTTGCGGGCATTGTGTTCACGTTAAGTTCACCAAAAGTTACGTTGAACTTGATTTCGTTTGCGCTGTTTGACTTGTTAGTTTTAGCCATAATCATGTCGGCTCGGTCCTTGCACCTATGTGTAGCCCACACACCGCCTTTCGTGTGTCAGGTGATTAAAAAAAATTTACGCTTGACTCTGCTTGTCGCATTGCTACAAAATGCGGTTTTCGCCTTGTCACGAACGGACATAGTTATGACCTATGTCGGGAGCATTAAGCGTGTCAGCATGATATGCAGTTTAGACCCTGTTACCCTACGTGTACTCAATATGTCAGACATAAATTTCCACCACTCTCCGAGGGCTATCTTGTGCTCACGTCGTATGCCATAAGGCTCGTACAACGCTTGTCGCATATCAATCATTTCAAAGAACTTGTGTCGTACTCTCGAACACCTGCCGATGTCGATTTCGGACGCTGCAAATATGGGGTTGTAATGCACTGATTTCCAAATGTTTTTGAGGAAAATTTTTGAAAAACTTAGCGCACAAGGCGAAGCCGGCGCGCGAAAAGTTTCGTGGGCAAGGAGGCGCAAAAATGGGCGTGTTCACATGACATGGGCATGGACGCCTCATAGTGGGCGTACCCATTTTGCGCACCCACCTCCAGACGACATGAGCGCCCATGAATCGCTCTCGAAGATATGGCCACACGTACCTCATGGGCGCCCATAATTTCACGCAACAATGGGCGCCAATCTTGCATTATCTGCACGCCCAAATATACCGCACACATGGATGTGCATTCGTACCCACATATCCACACAAAATATGGGCACCCTTACACACCCAAACATGCCCACATTTTATCCACGCCATCCCACAAATTTCGGACACCCAAACATGCCGGTGGACTCACACGTTCAGGCAAATTTTGAGCGTCCACGAGTTGCATGGGTAGCCATGAATTATGTTGTGCTCCCACGATATTGAGCACCCACATATAATCATGGGCACGCAATATCTGTCGGCTTTGGATGCCCATGCTTGCGTGTGGTCTCCCATGAATTGTGAGCAACCACGCAATATTTGTGGATGCGCATGATTGCAAAATGCACGCCCACAAGGTTTTATGGGTGCTCACATGTTATGAATGGGCTCACACAATTTATATGTGCGCGACCATACATTACGCATGGTCTCCCAAACATGTGGCAATATTCACGCATTTATGAGCGACCACGATATTGTGTGTGGTCTCCCATGATATTGCAGTGGGCACTCACAATACCGCTTGCACGCCCACAACGGTTTGTGGATGCACAATAATCGTAGCGCATGGACACCCAGGAAAAATTTGGAGCCTCATGCGTTTTACTGGGCACCCACGAATTGCTAATGGGCACCCACACTGCGCTATGTGGTTGCGTATGTCATGTACGTGTACACCCATACATGTACACACAATGTGGACATGGGCGCGTATATGTATGCGCACGCAAATATGTGGGCACGCATTATGCACGCCCACGCACGTAGAAACGGCAAAACCCCGACCCCAAAGGGGTCGAGGCGATTTGGTAGCCGGTGTGGTCTGTGGCTTTATAGCAAAGCTATAACGGCTTGAACGAGAGATTTTGCTTGTTTCGGCTCAGCTTTGCCGACAAGTTTATCAAAATCACCCGAAGGGTGAAGGCTGAGGAAAACCGTCTTTGCGACCTCTTCGAGGTCGAGGGTTGCAAGTGCGGTGTCTTTGGCGTGTTTGTAGCCCTTTTTGCTGGCAAAGCCAGCAAGCAGCGAGTACGAGTATGGTCGGATATTCGGTTGCATCTTCGATGCAAGTTTCTGAACTTTGCCGTTCTTGTCGGTTGTTTTGCCAAAGGCAAAGCCTTCGTTTTCGTCTTTCCCAAAGGCTTCGCCTTTAACTGCCATTGCAAGGAGCTTGGCGGTGTGGTCAAAGACCACAGCCCACATTTCGCGGGTTTCTACTACCCTTTGGGTAGTAGCGGTTGTGGTTGTGGACTGAGATTTAACAACTTCGTTGTTAGCGACTACGTTTGCGGATTTTTTTGCTGATTTTGTCATGATGTTGAAAATTTTGATTTTGCCGAAACCCGTCGGCGGCGGTTTGTCAATGTTGACGGTGCAAAGTTAGGGCTGACACTCAAGGCGTCACGACACGTAGCTTCGCCTGTTTCCGCAGGCATTATGCGCAGGAGAAAGGGCGTGTGAGCTTCCTGTGCGTCCGTGCGGTGTTGTGCAGCCACACGAGAGCGTCATGCGCTCCCACATACGGGGTTGTTTATCGCGTACAAGTGGGTGCATTATGGGCGCACACTCGTAACGGGCTGACGCTCAGGCACTACCACGCACGCATTATGGGCGCACAGTAGTCGCAAGCTGGGTGCGGATGGGAGTCTGCGTGTAAGGGCAATTTTCGTAGAAAATTGGGTTGATTTTCGGAGTGTCCCGACCTGCCCACGCTCGTGTGTGTATGCCCATGTGTGGGAGTGAGCACGTAAACCCGTAGGGTTTCACTTTGTGCAAAAGCGAAAGTCGTAAAATGTTGAAAATCAGCGATATTTGAAGTATGGCGATAGCAAAGACAGGAGCACAAGCAAGTTTTGCACCCCAAAGGGGTGCAAGCGTGCAAAACGAAAAATACGAGGGAGGGTGTGCATGGTGGTGGGGATTCCATATATATACTACGCCCCAATTTTTCAAATCTGTTTTTCTTAACATGATTACTGAGAGTCTAAGCCATGTTCTGTTTCTGCTATTTCATGTTAAGTTGAAATCTTCCAGTTACACATTATTATATATAGTATGTACCATTCCCAAACATGTTGCCATAAATTTTAATTGTTGCCACATAAAACGCTTAAACATACAAATTCTAAAATTTTCCCCAGAACCGATATTTCAAATCCGTTTTTGACAATATCTCCATCAAAATCCGACATCTATTCGCATACTTTTGAAAATTATACTTACCTTTGTCTAAAAATTGATATATTCATAATCCTAAAACAATGAAATCACAGTTTCAGACACTATCATTTTTGTCTAATTATGTCCCAAAAACGCAATTAGACTCTGAATTTATAAATTCATTCTTGGTACAACGCTTCCAGATTACCCCAAAAACACCCGTATTTTCCCCTAATTCCGACTCAAACACGATAGATGTGCAATCTTTCATCCAATGGTTTGAAAATGGCTTAAACGCGCTTAAAATCGCTTGTTTCAAAAATGAGATTGTTTTACTGGGTAATTGCACTCTTCAGACATGTGAAATCATTGGAACGCTCCTTGAAGACGGGTCCATAAATACTGAAATCCGCTCCGTAGCACCTGAAGAAATATCCGAAGCCTCTGAAAACGATTCCCATAAATTCTATGATGCCCTTTTTGCCAGCAATCTTCAACCTGACCCAATTAAACTAAAGCTTGTTCCCAAATACATTCCCCAAAATGGAGACCGAGTGATATTCTATGACTATTCACTGGAAACTCAAGGTGTCGGGGTAATGCACCACATAGACTCTGAACATGATGTGATGTTCTATTGTTACTTTACCTATCCGACATCGAACCGTCCTAAACAGATTGGTTATTCTCTTTGGGAAACTCCCGGATATGACATACGTACTATGGTATTCGAGAGCATCAACAAGGAAAACATACAGACCACACTGGGAAACTCAACCAGTTGTTTTCGCCGTCTTGGAAGAGAGCTGGAAAAGGTCGGAAAAGTGTGGAAAGACAAATTGCTAAGAATCGAACCGCTGAAAGTTGAGTTGCCGGTAGGAAGCAAATACTTCTACATTTCAGACAAAATGGAAGTTAGGACGGAAACAGAGAAAGGAACCCCGACATCACATCTCCGCTATCTTGCCGGGAACTATTTTACGACACATAAATCAGCTATGCTAATGCTTGCTCAATTCAACGCCAAGCTAAGAGATTATCTTGCATCTGATGAATGGCCCGAAATTATAGAAAAGGATTAAAATAAAAACGACCGGCGATATTGGATGAAACCATTTGCCGGTCGTTGTTTTTGCAGACACATTACTGGAGTGCTTCATGTGCTATCGTATCTGTGTAGCCATTCCGCTCATTCCACTCTACCACATTCTCCGCTGAAAAAATATATGCTTTTTTGTGTACTCCATCACAAGGCTTGTATTTGTTGCATAGAACACCTGTGAACTCGTTATACCTTACGGATGATAAATTGTAGCACCAAGGCTTCAAAAGATGATCTGGAAGCCCGCCACCGCTTTCTAAGGCTGTTCCTTTGCCGTCTGTGAACTCATCAATGATATTATCGTCTCCTGAGACAACAAAATCACGATAGAACTCCTTGATTGCATATTCCATTGGAGATAGACTGGTATCATCGGCAGACAAAATGAGATTGATAAGTTTTTTGTTCTGGGAGTTCTTAGCTTTCTTGTCAACCTTACCTCCTTTGCTTGGAGTGAACACATCGTTTGCCTCTATATCGTAGAACCGGTCAATTGCAACTTTCAATGCCGGAACCGATTTATCTTGCATAGTACATGGGCTCCACTGGAAGATTTCGTATGGATTGAAATCCTGGAATGTCGTAAACCCAAAGCTTACTTCCCATTCATTGTCATCTCCATACACATACTTGCCTTGCTCGATTGCACCAATCATATCTTCATACACATTCTGGGCAATCGAATATATCTCGTCCTGTGGTAGTGCGGCACCGATCATCTCTTTCCAATCTAACAGCTGGGGTTCATCTTCTATCTCGCCTTCTTCATTGATTCTTGTTGAGGGATGGTAGTGTTCGCAGTAAAGGTCAAAGATACCCCACCAAAATTGATAGATGAAAAAATCTACTGGGGATTTCACAACCTCATCAAGACAGTCGACAATCTCTTTGGCCCTTTCGACTTTTATGAATGGTTTGTTACGATAAGAGTTCTTTGCCCTCATTGCCCGTTCTGCTCTTTTTAATTTTTGCTGGGAAATATCATCAATATCCATGAAATCTTCTTTAATCTTTTCTGAAGGTTCATCAAGGTCTATAACCTCAACCTTTCCGAAACCCTCAAAACTTTTTTGAATATTTTGCTGGAAGTTTTCGTTTTCTTCTTCTGTCTGAATCTCGTTTTTTAGAGGGTTGCTCCCTTTATTATTATTTTTATTATTATATATTATTACTGTATTGCAGAAGTGCAACACTTTTGAGGCTAAAAGTTGCAGAAGTGCAACATTCGATATTGCAGAAGTGCAACACTTTTCAGACCCAAAAATCGAGTTTTTTGGGAAATTTCCAGTTTCAAATGCTACTTTTATGGCTTCAATTACCCCATGTTGCAAAAGTGCAACATCTAATGTCTCAGAAAACATTGCAAAAGTGCAATATGTGTTGCAGAAGTGCAATGTTTTTGCTATCTCTTGTGAGAAATGTTGCACTTCTGCAACATTGAAACCCAATTCCTCTATGTTGCACTTCTGCAACATTTCTTGGTTGCGTTGGTCTGAATGTTGCACTTCTGCAATATTTTCAACTTCTGAACTTGAATATGTTGCAGAAGTGCAATACTGCATCGAAATGGAACTGCCGGAAACTCCAACCAATTCAGAGCGACATTGCACTTCTGCAACAATTCCGTAATTTTCTAATACTTGTATGCCATTTTTGGAAAATTCTTCAGCGAATTTTTCCTTGTCTGACTTGTTGAGCAATTCGTAGTATTGCACAAGTGCAACATATTGGTCGCACATCATAGATATTCCGTTCTTGTGTCTTTTAATTAAACCAAGTGCTTCCAGCCGCTCAAGCGATGCCGGTACGGTTCTATACACATTGAGTCCAGACATATATCCAAGTTGTCTTTGGGATAATATGATTGTTTGGTTATCAAGAGAGTTTGCCAACTGTTTCCTGACAATATCAAGTAAACATTGAAATAGCAATCGGTCCGATGTATTTGGGATAAGCTGATTGTTCGCATGATAATGCAGTCCATATCCAGCTACTTGCGGTTTGTTCTGTTTCATATCATTTCTGCTTTATAATTTCTTGAATATTCTTTATGATGTTGATACATTCCTGAGCTTTCTCGTAATCTTCATTTCTCAATGCACGTTCTTTAATTTCATTGATGAACGGTATCATACAGACCGCGATATTTTTCAATGTGTATGATGTGTGATTCATAAACTCACCAGTCGTGATGAAGGATTGGTTGAGGGCATTGCACATCTCATTGATAGCTTTTATTGTATTGACTTCTTGCTCATGGGTGTGTTCGTGGTTTGCTTCAATGTCTTTAAGAGCACCGTTAATAGCATCCATGACCTGAATCATCTGTTGCTGGTGAAACTTAATAGTAAGTGTATTCCAGAGAATTACTATCACAGCAACTAAAATAATTGTATTAATCATTGTTGAGTCCATATTTGTTTATGAAGCTTGGGCAGTTTTCACCGCCAATTTGATAATCTTTTGGAACTATATTCCACGGTTCATCCGGTTCTGCGATGTCAGCCCGGTACCACAAGCAATGGTAGCGGTCAAAGCAACCTTTTGACAAACACATTTCAGCCTCATACCTGATAATTCTACGGTATTCGTCTCTCGTGATGAATTTATATTGGTCTGGAACCAGTTTTGACAGTCTTGAGGGAATTGTTCCTCGAAGTAGCATGTCTGTGATTGCATATACTTCCTTGGTGCCAACCTTTATTACAAATTTCAGCGCTATAGCTCTGGTCTTTCTGAATGGCAGTCGCTTGAATGGAGCGTTCAGTTTGTATAGCTTTCCACTTATAACAAATGTATCTGGCTCCGGGTTATTCAATCTATTCATCCAGTAGGCGCAGTCAAAGCATATTTGCTCGTTCCGCATTTTTGAAACAAGCGGATTATTGATCGAGCGGAAGGACTCAAGGTCTTCTTGCTTTCCGCAATGAGAACAAGTGATAAATGTATGTGCCATGCCCTTATAAGAGGTAACAACCCGATATGTGTGAGTGGAATATAATTATGAAAGGACACAGCTGTGTGTGCTTCAATTGAATTGCCTTTGATTAAAGGCTGATAGAGGCATATATACTGGCAACCTCTTCTTGGGTAATTCCGATATATGTTTTAGTAACCTGAATGGAACTGTGATTGAGAATCTTGTTAAGTAGAATCAGGCTTTCCGCACTGTGTCCACTTGCGTCATAGACATACCTACCAAAAGTTTTGCGGAATGTGTGAGTGGAAAAATTATCAATGTGAAGTCTATATTTACATTTGAACTCTTTCAGCTTCATGTTTACGTACTGGATAGTTATTGGCTTGTCGCCTTGAGGGGAAGCCATAATGTAATCATTCTTATCCGGGCATTCCAGAAGATGCCATAATTCATTGAAACTTTTTTGCACAGAAGGGTTGAATGGAATTTGACGTGTTTTTTTAGTTTTTTGCTCAATTATGGTAATTGATGAAACTCCTAAGATGTCTTTCCATCTGAAATTTAAAGTGTCTGATGCCCTGCAAGCTGTACAAAACGATAAGCGTGCATACATTTCCCAACGATATTCTTCATCCTTATGAAGGCAATCGAGCAATCTTGTGAACTCATCATAGGGAAGATGGTCACTGGTTGTAATCTGATTTTTCTGTCCCATAATAATTATACTTTCATTTTTGTTTTGCAAAGTTACATAATGAAATTATAAAAGCAAAAGATTTTATTTAAAACTATCCTTTTGCATTAAAATTTTATCCAACAGAAAACCACCGGCTGGTATTAGATACAACAGCCGGTGGTATAATTAGTCTATATCAATTCAAAGTTCTTTGAATGTTTCAATGGTAAATATTGGTATTCCAAGAGATTTTGCCTTTATTGTCTTGCTTGATGATGAGTCAATGTCTGCTACGATTAGATGTGTGGTTTTCTTGGACACACCGCTGACAACTTCACCGCCTTGAGCGACTATTTCCGATTCCAGATCTTTATCTCGTACACCAGTGAAACATATTTTCATTCCAGTATATTTGTCTCCTATTGGCTTGGGTTTTTCTTCCATAGGTAGAATTTTTAATTTGTTGAGAGCAACAAACTCATAGAATGGAGCGATACCTTTGAAGAAAGATTGCGATGTTTTGTTTAAGGCAAGAAACTGAGGCATCTGTTCAAAGTTGTCTTCAGTAAACACATACCCGTTAATAAAGGCAAAACGGTCATTTTCGGATAGACTTGAAATTATACTTTTGGCTTTTACTTGACCTATCCCTACAAAGCAATCGCTGGCGTGCATCAGTTTGATAACATCAACTCCGTCGCGTATTTTTTTGTTTGCTGTTAGTATAACATTTGCAATAGATTCACCAAACCCATCAATGAGCATGAGTTCATCAAATGTGATGTCAAGAACACGTCGCAGAGTATTATACCCAGCCTTGAACATTTTAGCAATAGTTTCTTCTCCCATTTGTTCCGCTTCTAATGTAGTATAGAAGTGCACAATCTTTGCGAGACGTATTCCGGGACAATCCGGATTAGTGCATATTAGCTCTACATTGGTGTCATTCCATTTGGTAGGTCGTCCACAATCAGGACAGTACAGAAGATTATCACGCTGTTCCATCATAGTTTTAGATGTAGCTTCTTCCATGACACTGAGAATTTTAGGAATAACTCCGCCAGAACGCGTGACTGTAATACGAGCACCTGGACCTATACTGTTTTCAAAGACATATTTTGCGTTATAGCCTGTAGGGTTTTCCATTGTGCAATCTCCGGTATCAACAGCATCTATGTTTACCACAGGTTTTAGTGCTCCGGCTTTGCTGATCTTCCAGTCAATACCTTTAACTGTACTCTCAAAGACATCTGTAAAGTCCGGGTGCTTGTATGCTATTGCATAGAGAGGATTTCCAGTGGTTTGTTGGCGCCCAATTGCTTTCCAAAGCATAATGTCATTTAAGTAAATAACAAGTCCGTCAATATAATAATCGTTTCTCCATGCCTTAAAGAGATTTGCCAGCTTCGTTTCTTCCAGTTCGGTCACTGTGATGGTCGTACCATAAATATGCTGGTTGTATTTTTCACAAAGGAATTGGAGTAATTCTGTATAGGTCTGGAAATTACTAAGATCTACAGCACCTACGCCATACCGATAGAATGTGGCGTGCTTTAGGATTTCAGAAGGATCGTCACGATTGATAAGCCCGGCAGCTGTGTTACGAGGCGATCTAAATTTCTCACCAGTCGCATCTGAGATTTTTCCAGCTAATTGGTCTTTCCATGTTTTACAGTCAAAGACCAATTCACCGAATGTATAATTAAGATTGCTTGCTCCATCTTTTTTGAATGAAGTCAGCAAATTATAATGTTTAGAACAGTCTTGGCCTTCATTGTCTGCTCCCCCTCGTGAATATGTTTTATTTGTAAACTCATCTCGTAACCAAGACACACCATCGAATTTAGGAGTAATAACAAGTTTGGCTGTTTCTGGAATTGACATTGAATTGATCCATTGTTTGATTTCTGCAACAGACTTCACCTTATTAAGAGATTTCATAGGTATAGGAAGCTTGACTTTCCTTCCTTTACTTACTACAGATGGCTCGATGTGCTGAAACCATTCATTGTTTGGGTCAAGAGCTTTAAGCTCATCAACCTTTTTATCGTACTCGGCATCTGAAATTGTTGGATGTCCGGAACGATACGCCTCGTTGTTTTCTTTTATTTCAGCAAGTAGCTGAACGATTCTTGAATTATTCATAAGGATAAAAATATGGGCGCACCGAGTGGCGATGCGCCCTATTAAGGGTGAATAAATTATCGGGTGCCAGTAGAGTTATACCCACCTTCACCACGTTCGGTATTATCTAATTCATTTACGGTAACTAATTCACCGCTCCAGTGCTTTTCAATTACCATTTGGGCGATACGTGTGCCGGCTGCTACAAGAAATGGTTTTGTTTCATGGCTATTTACGATAACCCCTACATTCCCACGATAATCTGAGTCAATTGTGCCAATGAGGACATCACAGTCAAATCTTTTAGGGGTTTCTTCGTGTCCACTATCAGTAATAATATATCCTTCAAATCCTTTTGCTGAGAATCCAGAACGCGGACGGATTTGAGCTTCATATCCAAGCCAAAGCGCTATCGCAATGTCTATTGGAATAATATTGCGACCTGGATTTATAATGGTGTCTTTGGGTACATATAGGTCGTAACCTGCTGCTTGTTCGCTGCCTTTAGTTGGCATTTTGGCATTTGGCGATAAAAGTTTGATTTTCATTTTTATTATTTTTTAGAAGTTTGTTTATATTTCATTCCTTTGCGAGACATGCTGGCTGTAGGGTAATATGCACGAGTTACTCCGCACATAGAGTCATACTCTTCCAATCTTAAAGTACCGTAGTCTCCGTTTTCAATTTCAATATCATTAGCAAGAAATCGAAAATAAAGACCGCAACAAGATATGCTTGGGCCAACGCACGCCTGGTGTATCGATGAACGCGACATCTTGAAAGCAGCCGCGGCCGCTGTTAGTGAGTGAAAGTAGCCAATAAATCTTTTAAGTGGACTGAAGACCAAAACAGGGTTACTGGTCTTGTTATTTAGATTTTTCTTCATAGTCACTTATCGCTGATAGGATTGTTCTGGATAAGCGAGTACGAGCTGCTGATACAAGATATGTGTCTGAAACAGTTACTCCGTGTGCAAATAGTTCAAAGATTCTATCACACATATATGCCAGAAAATCAGGTTCGACAAATGCTATGAACAGGAACAGGAATGTTCCATCAATTAGATAATGCCCTTCTTCATTGATTAAGCATACTTGATCTGGTTGAATTTCGTATGTATCACACAGTGATTTAATTTGGTAACGATACTGATTGAAGAATGGCTGTATAGGCGTAGGTTCTGTCATTTTAGACAGATAGTGTGTAGCATCAAAGTATGACCGCCCAGATTCACTTTGACCAAAGAGCAGATCGGGAAATTCAGGAAAGGATTGCTCTTTACACTGTAGTTTGATTTCGCCTTTCCCTGCTTTACCCAACATTAGCTAAGTTCAAAATTTTCAACTTTTCTCTTATGTACATCAAGTGGCCAATAAATAGCTTCTGCCTTGTCAAATTTTGTGTCTCGGATTACGAAGTCAGACATTGTTTTTTTCAGATGTGTATTGATTTTATCATTTGCGTCAGCATTTGAAAGAGCTGGAACGTAAAAGTCTTCAATCGTTTTCTTTTCCTTGCCTGTTCTTTCGTCTAAAGTTAAAAACATTACCTTAACCATGTAAAGACCAACACCTGTGTTTTCATCCTCTTCAAAGTAATTGCAGTAGAAACCTTTCACTGTCTGCTCTTGAACAAGGGTGTCATTGAATAATACATCCGAAATCTTTGTTTTGATGATTTCATAATTAACGCTACCGAACTGGGTGCGATTTAGAGAAGATATGATTTCATTTACAAGCATCTCAGCTTCAGTGTAGCTTGTTGCAAGTATTAGTTCCTCAATCTTCTTTTTAGCCAAAGCACCATCGGAGAGTTCAACTGTACATTCTGTTTTTACTCGAAAATAGTTCAGATCTTTTTCTTCCATAATGATTTGCATTAAAGTAAAACTTAATTTGTCGCAACAAAGGTATATAAATTTTCAATATAACAATAATGAAAACTATCTTTTTAGTATAATTTATTTTAGTTATTATTGATATTCAGCTTATTACAAATTATATAAATAAGTGTTTTTATTTAATCGACTATTTATTTAAGATAATTGTGTGTTCGCACTTAAAACAAAAGAGGATAAAAACTTCTATTCTTCAGAAAGTAAACACAGTAACAAATGGCTAACACAGAATTATCAAATAAACCAAGTGTCACTCAACAGCTGGAAAGTTTTTTTATGACCAGTAAGAAGAGCGTACAAGAATACGTTAGGGAGATTGAGCGCAGATGTAGATTCCAGTCTTCTTTTCGGCATCTACAAAACGGTACGGTGTTGGATGACCGTAGCCGTTTGATTGACATATATGAAGCTTGTGTTCAGCAAGATGCTCATTTACGCGGAGTCATGGAAACATTATTTTCTCAGATTGTCGGAGAACGATTTATGATGGCAAAGCAAAATGAAAAAGGAAAATACACTAAAGATATAGCTGAAACTCGTAAAATTCAGAATACAGAATTTCTAAAGATTATACGTGGTATCGCTGAATCAAAGTTATACGGCTATACTGGATTAGAATTTTTTGTGGACACTGAGATGGAACGCGGTGGTCTTACGGTGAATTTTGTTGAACGTAGAAATATTTTAGCTGATCAGCGCAGAATTGTGAAGCGCCAGGGTATTTGGATGCCACAATGGAGTTTTGATGACCCAAAGTATTCAGACCATTATGTTTTAATCAATAGTGGAGAGCTTGGGTTATTTTCTGCTGTTGCCCCTTTGATTCTGGCTAAAAAATTTACATTTGCTAATTATGTTAACTTCTCACATACTTATGGCCAGCCAATCATTCATGGTAAGACTGAATCAGAGAATACTGTTGACCGTAAGCGAATGGCAAATGATATTGCCAGCGCTGCACAGAATAAGGTGATTGTAACCGGATTGAATGATGAGGTAGACATTAAGACCTTCACTATGAGTAATTCTGAGCATGTATTTACTGGGCTTATTGCTAATGTGGATAAAGATGTTTCTAATCTTATTCTTGGCTCAGAATCAATGGCTGGTGCTACTCAATCGTATGTCGGTGCCACCAGAGCACATGAAAATATTTTCCGTGATCGTATTGAGGTGTACCGTGATTTCATTGAGTTGATAATGAATGAGACTGTAATACCTCGCCTTGTACGCTTAGGTTATCTTCAGGATGGTCTTGAGTTTAAATATGCAAAGCGTATTGAGATGTCTGATGAAGACCGCATACGTTTGTTTCAAAATCTTAGTACATCATGGGAAATGGACCCAGAAACGATTGAGCAGGAATTTGGTGTTAAGGTTAAGCGTCAACTCAACGTTGTAGATGGTGTGGCAAGCGGTCCAACTGGAGGCGGGACAAGCAGCAGCGGTTATAGCAAGAGCGCGACTCGTCATCTCACTGATGAAGAGTATTTCCGTCGATACGGACGCGCCCGTGAAACCAAAAATTTTCTTCGGGAGAGGGGGCTATAGGTCCAACCCATCTCTCCAATATAGTTGCGTTACGCCAACCGGATGACAGTAAGGACCAACATGAAAAGGAAGTAGCTATTCTTCTTCCTTTATTCCATGATTTTGTGATAAACATGGTGAATCACGAAGATGAGTGGGAGTCATTGGAAGCACTTATGGAAGCTCGCGCGGACATTGCTATTCAAAGAGCATGTGTCGGGTTCGGCATTGATTTTGAGGAAGCGCTGCGATTGATTCGTAATGCAGACGGACTTAATAATGAACAAGCAGTTCAACGCAATATCATTTTAGCCGCAGTTGATAATATAGCCGACTTTGCTGTAGCTGAAGAATATCAAATGGCTGATGATATGGCAGAATTAATGGAGATGCTTGATGACGAGGGTGAAGATGAAATGGATGAAGAAGGCTGGTTTGATTTTTATTTTCCAATCTTTTCTAAATTCCATGATAGATATATGCGTACTGAGAATGTAGATATTGAGTATGCTATGATTATCGCTGCTTATCTTTCAACGATAAAAGATAACACGGTATTGATGTATATGACACAAGGTGATGAACGTGTGCGCCCTTGGCACCTTCAATATGAAGGTTTTACCGCTCCAAAATCCAGTTTTCCAGCGTGGTTAATTCCACCTATTGAGCATCAATGCCGTTGCTATTTGATAGAAGATACTGAAACTATAATGGCATCTATTAAAGCATCTACAACTCCTGAAATGCCAGATTGGTTTAATCGTACATTTAAGGAAAGTGTGGCTTTAGGAGGTCGCATATTTTCAGATGAACATCCATATTTCCAAGTTGATGAGCGGCATGTAGGCCGTCTCAATGCCATAGCCAAGCGTATCAAAGCAAAATATTTAGAAGATGGCGCCAATGAATAGAGGCATTCCGTTGACACCACAACAATTTGTTGCTCAGTGGGAACCGTTGCCACACGCTTTTGATTTGAATGTCTGGGACTTTCAAGTGTCAGTAGGACAATCCGCAGTTGATATTTTCCAAAAATCTTTTGATATGAAGCGATTTAACTCAAAAGGAAGTATGGTTTGGAAGCATCGTCCTAAGAGGAATAAAGGTGGTTTTACTGTCGGAGGTTTGGTTGAATCTCGGTCATTACGGAACTCTATTGTCTATGAGACTGAATCCTATAATCGTGCAAAAGGTAAGGTTAGAGTTTTTACTGACCCTCAATCATTTAAAGGAACATATAATCATAAAGGATTTTGTTTTGCCGCAGTACACAACTCTGACGATCCATCTGTAAGAACCGGTCGTGTAGCCAATATGCCTCAGCGCCAGTTTATGCCTACAGAAAAACGAGACTCATCAGTTATGAATGACAAATTGAGAGAATTAGAAAGAATACTTTTTAGAACATTTCCTGGTGTAAGACTATGATAATTGACAAGCATAAACCAATACAACCATCAGCTCCGAAAGAAATTCCTGTTGTTCCCGACCATGAAAGCGATGAAGTGCAGGAAGTCGTAGAAACCAATGCAATGGTTGAAGCATATAAGGCTGTACGAAAAATTTTGGAATCTATTCCTAAAGACCCTAAAGATCCTAATAGCCCCCCATTGTTCAAAACTATTAAGTTGGATAATGGACAGCTAAATCGTATTAAGTACAATGGGAATAATCAAGAGTATGGAATTGTTTTTCCAGCAGTATTTATTCATTTTATTAATATTTACTACAATGTTGGAACTTCAAATATTGCTGATGGTAAAGGAACCATGCGCATTCATTATGTCCTTAATCGATTAAATAACAGCGATGACGAGGTTGAGTGTGAGGGGCTTGAAGTGTATAAACGTATTGTTGCAGCCATTGAATCTAAAAAGAGCGATTTTCCAGCATTGGTCTATCGTTTTCAGCTGGAGTATTGGGACCAGCCATTGACTTTTGATGATGCACTACAACCTTATTGGATTGACTATCAAATTTGGTTTCAAGATTTCACATCATACGCCTATAAGGATTATAAGGATGTGTACGTTACTGTACCTCCGTTTACTCAGCCAAGTGACCAAAACGAGATTGCAAATCCAGACCATATACCTAATCACGAATACCCGAAGTTTGAGGATGTTGCAGGATTTTACGATAAAAAACAATGATTTCACCCGACTTGATTTGCAATGTTCTATTCTTGGAAAAAGAGTAATCAATAATGGATGCAGAAAATTTGAAATACGTGGTTGGCAAGGCTGAGGAAGGCCAGCCAGCTATCATTCGCTTTTTTTCAGCCGTAGATGAGTATAGTGTTCGTTGCTTTAACGATGAGTTTTTATGGTTGCAAGACTATGTAAAGCCTTCAAAGATTATCGTAATGATTAATTCCGAAGGTGGCTCTGTACTGTACGGAATGAGCACATTCTCAGTTATTCGCTCTTGTCCGATTGAAGTTGATTGTGTGATAGAAGGTATTGCTGCTTCTATGGCCAGTGTCATTTGGGCCGCTGGAGACAATCTTTATATGCACGACTACTCATTACTGATGATTCATAACCCTTTCAACTCAAAAGTTGAAGATGATGACCCATCAGTGAAGCAAACTGTTGAAGCTTTCCGTTCACAGTTGGAAACCATATACACCAAACGTTTTGGGCTTGCTAAAGACAAGGTTGCAGAAATTATGAACGGCGAAGGGGATGCAGACGGCACTTTTTTCAGTGCTAAAGACGCTGTTAAGGCAGGGTTCCTCCCAACAGAAAATGTCATCAAGACTTCTAAGAAGGTGCGTGACAAAGTGAAAAATGAAATGATAGGCATTGATAATGCGGCAGATATTCGCAATATCATGTCTGCTGTATCTGCTGAAGTGGACGAAAATAAACTTATTGAATCGATAAGTGCTATTCGTAATCAGAAAGACAATTATTCACCAATCCAAGATAACAAAATGGAAACTAACGAAAAAAACAATTTCGACGCCATTTCAGCACAACTTGGACTCGCTAAGGACACTCAGGCCGCAGCGATTGAAGCTCGCATTGCTGAGTTGATCAATGCAGAAGCAGCACTCAAAAACACTCAGAGTGAGCTTACTGCTACTAAGATCAAACTGGAAGGCAAAGAAGCTGAACTCGCTAACGTCAACAGCGAACTGGCTGAGACTAAGGCATCGCTTCAGGCGTACAAGGACGCAGAGCAAGCAGCTCGTGCAGCTGAGATTGAAGCCGTTGTTAACGACGCAATCAAGGCAGGTAAAATTGAGGCTTCTGCAAAAGATGCTTGGACTAAGATGGCTGAGTCTGACTTCGCCACAGTCAAGAGCACTCTTGCATCAATCCAGGCTCGTGAAGAAATCACGAAAGAAATTGCCGACGACCCTGCCAATGTAGGCAAAATTGAGGACACGTTGAAAGACGTTGACGCTCAAATGCAAGCTAAAATTGAAGAAAAGTTCGGCAAGGTAGAATTTGAAAAATTTTAATCCCCGTACTTTATAACAATGGCTACAATCAATTTTGCCGGTAACACTTATGCGGGCGAGGTACTTGAAGACCTCCTTGTTTATACCGCGAAGGGGAATGAGACCTATGAGGCCGGTCTTGTTCATGTGAAGCCCGGTATTCAGAAACGTTACGTTCTGCCTCATATTCAACTTGGTTCTATTATTCAGGATAACAAACCAACCCCTACATCTACTGAAGGAGCCGCTAATGACGAAACTGGATTTAACCAGTACAAACTGTCTGAGCGTTATCTCGACCCGCAGGACTTTATGATTTACTTGGAGTTTAATCCTCGTGATTTTGAAGAGTATTGGCGATTTGCCCAGCCTGAAGGTCCGTTGGTGTTTAGAGAACTTGACCCTGCTGTTCAAAAAACAATGCTTCGTTTGCTGCTTGATCGAAAAGATCAGTATGTAAATGACTGTATCTGGTGTGGTAAAAAGGGCGGAGATGATTCTACAATCGATGCACCTGTAGGTGGAACTAAACTTGGTGGAGATTCCGCTGCTGGTAAGATGAAGTATTTCGACGGTGCTCTTGCGAGAGTAATGGCAAACCTGAAGGCTCAAGATGCGGTTGGCAAAAGCAGTGGAGTTACAGAAGCTATTAAAAATGAAGTTGCTTCTGGTAGAGTTGTTCTGGCTGGCGCTACTGAATTTACCACAGGTAAAGATGTAGAAGATGCTTTGTACACAATCTGGAAGAAGACTCCTGCCAATGTACGTAAGTCAAAGAAGCTCAAATTTGTTATGGGTTGGGAAACATGGGACCTGTACGACCAGTACCTGACTACTCAGAAGGAATACAAGTACGTTGAAAACCCTGATGTCAACCGCAGAACTTTCAAAGGAAAGGAAATTGTTGTAATCGACGGTATGCCTGATTCAACTATTTTCTTCGGTAAGTTCTCTACGGATCAGGAGTCATGCTTGTGGATGGCAATTGACTACAGCACAGACGAAGAGTCTGTAAAGGTTGAACGACTTCAAGCAAATTCTGAATTGTATTTCTTCCAAATGAGAATCAAAATGGACGTTAACCTGGTTCGTCCGAGTGAAATTGTCGTTTGGACACCGTACAAAAATCATACTGATTAATAAGTAATAATTAGTGTATCATCGAAAAAAAGGAGTGGAGACGCCGAAACTCCATTCCTTTTTTCATTTAACTCAATAATCTTATGGCTAAAAAGAAAGCAATTGAAGGTACGGAAACATTAACAGAACAAATAAATGCGCCGGAACCTGAAACCTCACAGATAAACACAGAAATAGCTGAAGCCCCTGTAGAAAAAGAAGCCTCTGAGGTTGATAACGAGCCTGAAAAGAAACCTGAAAACAGTGGTCATGAGGGTACAGCAAACAGTTCCGAAAAAGACGAAATAATTACCGAAACAGTTGGTGCATCTCAGAGAGATATTCCTCCTTTTGCGATGAACTATCTGAAACGTCATGCAGAGATAAAGGAGGCATATATTGATAAATTGGGAGGCGTGTTTCCAACCGATACTCCGAAAACGTTCTTGAAGGATGCGGTTCTCTATCAAAATCCATTTTACAAATAATAAAACTATCATACAATGGCATTAGGAAATGTTTTTATGCGAGACACAGATGGCAAGATTCAGGTATTGCGATCTAACACAATTGAAAAAGTATGTGGTCTCATTTTCGACATCTCTGGTCAGACTAAGTTTTGGACTGAGGGTGGTGGCGCTAATATCGCTGACACATGGAAGGACAAAGTAGTAGAGCTTAATAGCCTTAATGATGCTATTGAGGCAGGGATTACTGCTTATACCGGAGGAGTTGACGAAGAAGACAGTGCAAGCACGGATATTTTGGCCGGTATTCCGTATTACCATATCAGCCAGTTCTTCAGTATGGCTGGTGGTAGTGGACGATTGTTTGTCATGTTTGCGGACTGTTCTGATGATTGGAATGCAATTATTGAGATGCAGCGTGCAGCCAGCGGATCAATATTCCAGATTGGTGTATGGACTGAACAGAAATTGTGGAGCCAACCCGATTCTATGGCAAACACCTATTCTCTCAATCTCGTTGCAGATATTAATCGTGTCGCTGTTGAGCTTGCCGACGACTATTTTGCTCCAGCTTCTATTTTACTGTGTGCAAACACTTCTAAAGTGGTTGTTGACTCCAGTCCTAAAGATCAGATTGCAATCAGCAAAATTCCTTCTTGCGTAGTTGATGCTCGCTATGTAACAGTATTGCTGTCTCAATCTATGGATGAAAAAGTTAGACGTATGCAAGCATCTCTTGAATCAACAACTCCTGTAGGTGTTGTTGGATTGGCTCTTGGTACGTTAACACAAGCCGGAGTTGGTGAGTCTATTGGTTGGGTTCGCCAATTCGACCTTGTAAATTACATTCCAGCAATTGAAATGGGATTTGGAGATTCATCATTGGCTGAGGGTGGAATTAAAAATGGGCTTAGCTATTCAGCTTTAAGTAAATCTCAGCTAAATGCGTTAGAGGAAGCTGGATATGTGTTTGTTCGCTCTTTTGAAGGAATGGAAGGCCATACATATTTTGCTAACGATCATACTTGTTCTGCTGGAGATTTTTGCACCATTTCACGTAACAGAACAATCAACAAATCCCGTCGTCTCATTCGTATAGCGTTGCTTCCCTATGTGAACTCTCCAATTAAAGTTGACCCTTCTAACGGCAATCTGTCTTCTGCTCAGGTAACTGTTTTTGAGAACCTTCTCAAAGACATCTTGGATGAGATGGAAAGCGCAGAGGAAATTAGCGGCACTGCATTTATTACAGTACCAGCTGAACAGAATATTCTTGTTACCAAAAAGCTGACTCTTTCGTATGGTATCGTTCCTATGGGATGCGCCGAGTCGATTGAAGTGACGGAAGGTCTTTACGTAAGTCAGCAGTAATAAAAATTACATACTACAATGATTGTAAATAACGTAGCCTATTCATGGGCAATGGTTCAGCTGACTTCTTTGGCTCTCACTGGGTCAGCTAATCCAAACCCGATTATTCTTCAAGGAGTAACCGCTATTAAGTGGAACAGAAAGAAGAAAGTTGAGACCAATTATGGTCTCGGTGGAGAGCCTGTAAATCGTGGGTTTGGAAACACTGAGTACACAGCTCAGATTACGATGGACTACAATACTCAGGTTCAGCTTCGAGCACTTAAAGGTTCTTTGATGGCTCTTGGCGAATTTGATTTGGTGATTTCTTTTGCAAATGAGTTTAATACTCAAGATTTCTCTACGGAGACTGTTACTCTGAAAGGTTGTTTGTTCAACGAAGACGGAATGGAGGTCTCTCAGGATGATACCAACATCACTAAGGAATTTGAGTTGAATCCGTTCAAAATTGAATTGAGCACTAAATAATTTTCTTCCATAGGATTTATTAGAGTGTATGCGACACTGGCTTTTGGCTGGTGTCGCATTTTTCTTTGGTGTATTTTCACTCTTATAATCTATTGATGCGCTATTCTCTAATAAAGACAACTTTAATAATATTCATAAAGATATGGAAAATAAAGAAATTATTGAAACACAGGAAGTCGAAGCTATCGACCCTCAAATGCTTGCAACTGTTGAAAAAAAAGTTGCTGAACTGAAAGCTAAGAATCCGAAGAAGAAGATTTTTCCCTTAATGGTAGAAGGCGATCCCAACTATGATGAAAAGGAAATCTACATTGGGTACTTTTGCCAGCCTTCGTTTATCGATTTCTCTAAGTACATGACTTTCGCTCAGAAAGATCAGGCATCGGCTATGCGTCAGCTTGCTCGTGATTGTTTCATGGACGGAGACCGTGAACTCATTGACGATGATTCCTTGTTCCTTTTTGGTCTTATGGGTCAGCTTCAGCATATTATCCAGATGCGCGGTGGTCGTGTCATAAATTTATCGAAACCTGGGAAGTAAAAGAGGATGATTATTTCCGTCAAAAAATAATCTTCCTAAGACATTATTTTCCAGGAGTCAATATTGATGACCTTGATGATGAAGAGTTCGCCAGACTTGTTTGCGAAGCTGAATGGATGCACGGACAAATGGTCATTACAAGACATGCAAATGCTTTAGGATTATAAAACTCGTTGAAAGCCCTCGTTACAAATCTTATGTAGCGGGGGCTAATCTTTTCCCCATGCCTTTATACATATCTCTATTCTTTGTAAAAGACCGATTTAATTATGGCCGGACAAACATATCAAGTAAATTATATAGTCAATGTTGATGCTGCCAATGCACAATCCGCGATTAATTCGTTTAAACGTGCGGTATCGTCAATGGATAAAGCTACGAAACCAATTATAGACTTACAAAATAAAGTTCGTGGTCTCGTGGAGACTATGAGTGCACTTAACAGAGGGAAATATTCTGTTAAGATAGATACTAAACCTGCCACTCAGAAGATTGGCAAGTTGATTCGTGCTTTACAAATGGCTAAGGCTGAAGTACAACAGCTAAATGCAATGGGCGTTACTTTGGGTGGTGTAGGCAATAAAGCCAAAACCACTTCTCGAACCACTGCTACAACTGTTGGCTCTGTACAACGAACGCGCACCGCACCTTCCAGTACATCGTCTTCACCCAAACGCTATTATCCATCTGCAATTAAGCATCCGACAAATCTTGGATATAAGATTTGGGGACCAACACCGCTCCCCAGTAACGGTGGTATAGCAATAGATATGTTGAAAGGTATGGGCATTGCTTATGGCCTTTCAGGGGCTGGTATGCTTATATCCGATGTATTCAGCGAGGCTATCGAATATGACAACATAATGAAGACGGTAGAAAATATCTTGAAGTCACATGACAATGAAGAAAATTTTGCAGGTCGATTTGCTCACATGACTCAAGTTATCCGTAATGTTGGAATGAAGACTAAATTTAAGATGACTGAGGTTGCAGATGCAGCCAGATTCCTTTCTATGGCCGGTTTAAATGCAAATGCAATTCAGCAATCTATTAGTCCTATTGCCGACATAGCCTTGGTTGGTGACACAGAGCTTGGCGAAACCGCAGATGTGGTAACAAATATTATGACTGCATATAACATTGCACCAAATAAGATGCGCAATGCAGCTGATATTATGACTAATACGTTTACCATGTCTAATACAACTTTGACGGAGATAGCTGAAGCCTATAAATATGCTGCTTCTTTGCTTTCTGCTGGTGGTATATCTTTTGAAGAGGCAACTGCGGCCATTGGTGTATTAGGTGATGCTGGTATCAAAGGCTCTCAGGCTGGTACGACTATGCGTACAATTATGGCAAACGTTGCTAATCCTACCAAAAAACAGCAGGAAGGTTGGGATGAGATTGGTGTTAGTCTTACAGATAAATCTGGAAAACGAAAAGACCTGCTTCAGGTATTTCAAGAGCTTCATGACAAAAACCTCGATGTAGATGCTTTTTATAGAATATTCCATAAAACGGCTGCTTCCGGTGCTGTAGCCCTTGCAGCTCATGCAGATAAATGGGAAAACGTTTATCTTGAAAACTTTTTAGCGAGCGGTATGACACGCCGTTTGGCCGAAGAAAAGCAAAACACTTTCCAGGGTTTGTGGGCACAGCTTACCTCTGTTTTTACAGATCAAGGAGTAACTGCATTTAACGGTGTGCAGGGAGGGTTACGTGCTTGGATGAAATCTGCAATTGATTGGATGGACCCTAACAAGAACCCTGAAGCTCAAAAAACATTCAAGAAGGTTGCCGATGCTTTAATGGAGTTCATTCAAGTTCTTATTGATGCTTCCAAATGGTTTGCTGTGTTTTTTGACAAATTTGGTGGTATCATTAAAGTATGGGCTAAATTCCAGTTAATGATTTGGCCAGTCGTAAAAGCTGTTACAGCTGTTAGAAGTGTATTTCTTAGTCTTTTGGGATTGAGAAAGGTTGGTGCTGTTATATTGAGTTTGGCAGTTTCTTTCAGAAAATTAGGCAGTGCGGCATCAGCATCTATGATACCGTTTGGGTTAAAGAATTTAGGTGGCTCTGCGTCAGCGTCTCCTTTGGGCATTGTTGCAGGAATGATGGGGCTTCCATCGTTGTCTTATAAACAATATATAAAAGCTGGCAAAGGTTTAGATTTGTCAAGACCTCACGCATCAACCAGTGGCTATTATCTGAATAATATCGATAATTTCGGAAGAGATGCAGAAGTTGCTGCATGGAACTCTGGCGTATATGCTAACAGACAAGCAGAAGATAAATCTGCATTAAACCGTTACAAGCAAAACCGTAAAGCATTTAATAGACGAGTTCGGAATTTGCAAATAAGAAACGGGCTTGGCAGTTTGGGTAAAATGGGTATTGGTTCTGCCGGTATGATGATGGGTATGTACCAAATGACCAAGGAAAATGCAAATGGTTGGGATATTGCGTCAGGTGGGCTTTTGTCTGCGGCTGGAATGGCTGCTATGGTAGGCGGTCCTGCCGGTTGGATTGCAGCTGCCGGATTAGCACTTGGTGCTCTTGGAACTTCTCTCGCCAGTTTCAACCAAAACCTCAACGAACTTGCAGGTTTTGTGAGCGATTTTACGAAGAGTCATCAATTACTTGATGGGGCTTTATTGAATGGCAATACTCGTACAGAACGTTACCTTGAATTTGTATGGCGTAAGAATTATGACATTAACGACCTTATTCAACGCCGTACTGAGCTGATGAAAGAACTTCTTGGTATTGAAACACCTAATGCTACAACGACAAAAGATATTGGCAATGAAACATATAAAACCATGTATGAACGGTTTTATTCTGCTGATTCAGTTTTTGGTAGTTCAGGTGCGGCCCAGAATGCTGCCGATATGTTCAATAAATACGGCAAACAATTCGGCTTATCTATTGATAAACAAACAGAAACATACGGCTATGATCGGTATGGAAGACCACAAACTCATACTTATTGGGCATATAAAGATGCTGATGGTAATATTATAAAGTTTAATAATCCTGATGGTACATCAGATGCCAACGATGCTGTTATGTATGATGTTGCTGCTGCAATGGAAATGTTGCATGGACAATATCGTTCTAAAATAATTGATGAAAATCAGCGGCGTTTGGCTCAAATGCTTTATGGTAAATCGACTGTTGAGGATGTAAAAAATTGGCGTGACACTTTCGCATCTACTTATGGTCCTTCTTCATGGGCCAATCTTACTCGACCTAACCAATGGAATGAAGACACTGATATTGCAAAACATTGGACAAGCGAAGACATTGCGCAGTCTTACATTGGCTCCCAGTTGCTTTGGAAGTCATTGTTCCAAATTACAAATGCTCAAAATGCCCTTATAAAGTTTAAGGAAAAGTTGGCAAATGGTAAATTGACAGAAAATGATGTTGTTGAGACTCTTAGATGGAGTGATTATGACATTCTCGGCAATACACTCGCTGACTATAACCCAAATGACATTGCCGGTTGGTATCGTCATTTTGGTTATAATGGAGATGGTAGATGGTTTGATCCGAAAGGACGTGAAACACCTGAGACGATGGCACAAGCAGCCGCAGGGCACATGCAGCGTCTTTTGGAGTCAATCCAGAAGCTTGGTCTTGAAGCGTCCCCTTCAACTCAGGCACTTCAGACATACGCAAACACATTGTTGACATTAGCTCAGTCATTTATGGGCTCAAATGCAGAATTGTCTGGTTCACGTGATGGCGAAGTTCGAGAAGTAAATGGTCAGAAATGGCGTTGGAATGCAAGCTCAAAACAATGGGAACTTATTGATGATAATAATCAGCCAGCGCAAATATCGAAGGGTTTGTTGGATATGTCCAATAATATGAATACCCTGCTTACAACTGTACAGACTGTAAATTCAGAATGGCCAACACTCTTTTCGTCTGATACCACATCTGGCAATCCATATAGCTGGTGGCCTTCTTGGAATAGCGAAAACAATTGGATGACGCCGCAAAACGCCTATACTACAACAGGTATAACCATGACTCCTCAGCAAATGGGTAATGCAATTGCCAACCCTAATCCGACAGGGGCTAATAACAGAGCCGCACTGGGTGAAGATGGCAAAGATGGACACACTGGTACAAGAACATCAGATTATAAATCCCATAAAAAGGAGCGCGCAATTCCAAAACAAATTAACATCAATATTCAAAATTTGATGAATGTAGACTCAATTGACTTGACCAACGAAAACAACGTTGCCATAATCGATAAAATCAAACGTGAAGTTGCCTACGCACTCTATGAAGCCGCCGCAGACGGTACCATGATGCTGAATGGCCTTGCAAATACGTAATATATGGGGTACTTTGATAGTGTATGGTCAAATCTTGTATTTAATGCAGGAAATACGACCTCTCAATTTGTAAACAGCCTAAATTGGCGATACCAGAAAACGCAGGGTGGAATTAAATATGTTTCTCGTTCTGCATATAAAAGTGCTTTGGTTCATGTAGCTAAGCAACTCGCTATGTCAACCTTGGAAGGGGAATTAAACAGTCTCCTTCCAAGATATGAAAAATATGCTCGTGATAAAATGAGAGATGCGATGCGTACTGAGCAAGATGCCAATCGTAAAGTTCTCATTAATAATGGTAAGAAATCGACTGAAGACTTTGGATTTATTATTTGTGAGGGGGGACACAAACTTATTGCAAAAACGAAGTATGGAACTCCTGTTCCCGAAGCACTTATATTGTCTTTTGACGGCGAGGACAAAGTACATTATGATGATGTCTTATGGGATGAAAATTCAGTTGAATCTTATACGATAAAGAAAAAGAGCACTCTTGAACAGTTATGGAATCCGGGCAATGAAATTCAACATACAACTCAAAATTATAAAGCAGATCCATTTGATACAAAGACTGTGTTTCATATAGACCTTGCACCAAAGGTGTCCATGAATAGTAGTAAAAACATAATTCTTACGCAAGTCCAAGGGCGCGATTTTACACGTAAAGAATTGGTTTCAGGTGGTGACATGACATACACTATCAGTGGTTCTATTGTTTCAAATGACGAAGGTGTGTACCCGACAGAAGCTGTAAAGCGCTTTGTGAAAATTATGCAGTACAATGGGATAGTAAATGTAAATTTTATCACTTTTGGACTTCTTGGCGTTACTCGTGTTATTATCAAAGATTTTTCACTGGATGCCGCTGAATACAAGAATATCCAGCCTTATAGCTTTACGTGTGTTGCAGTAGAACCGGATGATGCAATAACAATTCAATCTGACACGATAGCTGTTATAAATAAGGATCTTGCAGAATCGCAATGGGATTCTTGGTACAAAACTATTCTTGACAACAAGCTGGCACAAATGGCAGCTAAGACAGCTTTGAATGTTGCAACAAACACAACATCTTCATTAGCAGGTGCCGGTCTTGATGAGTTACTTCCTAATATCTAAAATTATGGCAGAGTTCGATACAAATAAACAGCCAGGGTTCCATATTCTCATTTCTTTGATTGAAATATGGACTCCTAAAGATAAAAAGAAACCTAATGGAGATGTAAGTGGTGATATTATGCGTATTTGTGAAGTCGAAGATGTACAAATAGAAGAATCTTTCAAAAAACTGATCGGAACCGCTTCTGTACGTTTTCCGCGTGGCACCATAGTGCGCAAAACTATTACTGCCAGAACTGCTGAAGAAGAGAAAGATTTTCAAAAAATCAGTGTTCAACTTTCCAATAGTGGTGTAGTTGAGGAAACTCGTACAGAAACCTCTGTGGCTTCAGCAGATACCTTCAAAGTAGGACAACGTATAAAGATCTATCTTGGATATACAACAGACCCCAAAGTCGCTGAAATGGCAAAAACTGGAAATACTGGTAAAACTATTTATAATGACAATAATACATACAATGAATATCTATCAAACTTTAAGAACACAGGAGCTGATTCCAAAAAATATATGAGCTTAATGTTTGATGGGTATATCACGAAAGTGAGCGTTGACACCCCTATTGAATTGGAATGCGAGAATTTAGCCAGTTTTTTGAAAACAATTTCATGCCCTAAAGTCAAATTGAAAAAGTGTGAAGTTAAAGACTTTATTGGTGAAGACGGAAGGTATAAACTTCTGGAGAACACTGGTCTTATTTTGCATCCAGATACAGCTAAAATGGATTTTGACTTAGGAGCAGTAGAATTGAACACCGATTTGACTGTAGCTGATGTGTTAACAGAATGGGCTAAATACGGATTGTTCTGTTATTTGAGTGACTACAATGGTCAACCGGCCATTCAAATAGGAAGAGCTTATTTTTCAAATCCGGGTAAAGACTCACTATTGAATGCCGCTACAACTCCAGTGGTAGTTCCAATTCATTTCGACTATCATGTAGCAAACAACGGGCTTACTTTAACCTCTTCTGACAAAGATTTTTTAGCGGTGAAAGCCAATGGTATTTCATCTGATGATAAGTTTATCAACATCACTATTTTGAGAAACCCTCAATATGATCCTGCAAAAGATGAATCTAACAGTAATTCACGTTATCGCTATGTCAATGAGACGAAACTCAGTAGGAAAGCTCTAAAAGCTGGCAAAAGATACTTGACCGATGCTCCTAATGATAAGGTGGACATGAAACTTTATACACAGATTGCTTTTGTCTCTAAAACCATTCCTGTTACAGTTCAGAAGTTAGCTGAAGAGGCAATTAAATATTTTGAAGGGTACAATATGACAGGGATAGAGGGTTCGTTGACATTATTTGGTGACTTACATATCCATACCGCACAGCAAGTGCAGCTAATTGACAAAAGATACCCTGGAAAAAATGGGATTTATTTAGTTGAAGAGGTAACAACAACCTTTGGTACAGATGGATTTCGTCAAAGAATAACATTGCCGTATTGCATTAAACGAGACGGCAACAAAGCTCAGGACAAATAGTTATGACTGACAAGAAAAAACATTTAACGGACCATTCGTCTAACGAGATGATACGTGAGGCTATTCGTTCCATAGCCTTAAAAGGTATTGTCAATCGTCAGACAGGTATTGTTCGAGGCACCTCAAAAGTCACCGGGTTCGTTGCCAAAATCCACACTGATGAGGACGATGAATTGTTCGGTACAATTGATGTACAAGAATATGCAGACTGGTCTATAGCTGAGTCAGAAGACGCTAAAATAGGTTATCACGAAGGCGTTTTGCTGACTGCCATCCAGAAAGACACTCAAGGATATATTATAATCCCAAAACTTTATTCGGATGTGTTGGTTAGCAAAGACCCTGAAACTGGCAATGAATACGTGACCATGTTTTCTCACGTAGATCTTATTCAACTTGATTCCCATGAAAAGATTTCCATTGGAGTTAGAGAGCGCGAGGAGTACAAGCCTGATGACGAGAATGCTCCTGATATTCACGAATTGGAATTGACCGGCGTTCAAACGAATACAACATACGAAAAAGATAAAATATTGACTACCGTTCAGGGTGGAGACGAAGAGAATAAAGTTTCTCAGACAATTGACAGTACTCAGATTGCTCAAGTCATCGGAGACAATAAGACTTCTTCGACGATGACGCAAGACGGTTTGAATATAACACATGACAAGACGACGCTGGACTTGAACGATGACGAAGCCACCATTGCTCAGGGGAAATCTAAAGTAAAGGTTATTGACGGTGTTGTTTACATTGGTAGCGATAGCGGAACAGACGATGCTGTACTTGGCCAACAGTTAGCAACTATTTTGTCAGACCTTGTAGGGTATCTTGGACAAATGATGACGCCAACCATGATGGGGCCTCAACCCCCAGCAAATGTTATTGCAAGTTTTATTTCACTGAAAGCAAAAATACAATCGTTTGCTTCCAGTCATAGTGGATTTTTAACAAATAAAGTTCAAATTCAGAAATAGTTATGGCAAACGCACAACTTGATTTTAATGAAGAACAACTTGATAAAACAAGTGACCTGTATTACTTGTATGATAAGCTTTATCAGGGGATGGTGAAAGCTAATGAGGTCGATCCTCCAGTTTTCCCGTCTTCCGATGACTTGCTTGTATTAGACAGTAATGGCAATCCGGTTTTTGATTCAAACGGGGAGCCTGTAATTAATCAGGATAAAAAGGCAGAGATTGATAAGGTGTCATCAAATTTTTCTACTATTTTGATGAAGAACTCTGCATATCTTTTTGCAAACTCCATTCTCTCTGTTGTGGATGGCATCGGTGGAGGTGGGGAAGAAACTGGACCTACCGGATTTGTATCTCGTGGAGGTGATTCTATGAAAGGCGCATTGTCTGCTTGGTATGGTTTTGATGCTGGTGTCAACGGACAAAAAATATTTGAGGTATCAATTGATTCTAAGGAAAATAAATGGGCTATTGTTCATGGAGGTCTTAATGTCAAAGGGAATGTCGATATTACTGGGGTCTTGAATTTTGGAGACGGTATCGCTTTCGATGGTAACAAGAGTATTTATTTAAATAACAATTCGCTTGTTATAGAACGACAAGACATATCTGTGAAAGGCAACATTGATGTTGATGGCGTCTTTACATTGAAGAATATCATTATTAATAAAGACGGCATTTTCTGGAACAAACACGAGTTCTACCACTCAGGAAATTCTAATAAGATTGATGTGGATTGGACTATGAAAAGTGCCAATATACATGAAAACCTTACCGTTAAACAAAATTCTTTAATAGAAGGCTCTCTTACTGTTGACAATGGCTTTTCTTTGAAGTGTAACCAAATGGTAATGTTTTACTCAGAAATAATTGACCAAGTTGGAGAGGATGGAGAGGTAGTTCAAATAAATCGTGCAGTACTTGATTCTGATTTGCGGATAATAAATGGTCATGGAATTAAATTAGATGAGAATTACATTATTCATGTACGCAATAATAAAGTGGTTTCGTTCTCTGCTCCCGGAATGATAATGAACTTGGGAGACAGTGACAATGGAAAACAAACTAACAAGATTTCACTTCAGTCGGACATTTGGGATTATTCCAATAGCTTCAAACTTATTTCTAAAGAAGGTACTGGTAATTTTGTAAATGGTTTAAGGGTTCAATGTGCAGTAAATGGTTCATCAGTATTGGAGTCGTTTCGTACTGATGCTTTTAACTTGGGCATTTTACTCCCTCACCAAATTCGTTTTGGAACGGTTGATGGGCCAGCTATTTATAAAGACGATTCTACTGAACGATTAAATATTCTAATACCTTATGTGAATGGAGAAGTTGATGAGCATCCAACTGAACATTTAATGTTTAGTACATTCTTTGAGCAAACCACTTCTCCATTCAGAGACAAGCATTTAGATTGGTCTGCTACGCTTCATTTTTTGACTGATGGCGAATTTTTTGCCTTCGACAAACCTATTGAGGCAAATTATTTTGCAATAAAAAGCGATCAGTATCACACCAGACTGATAGAAGATGCTCTATTCTTTGATGATGGCAAGTTCATTGAAGGAGTAGTAGACGGTATCCGGTATGCTGGTAATGGTTATTTTGACGGTAGTATTTCATCGCCCAGTTTTGCAAGTGGCTTTGCTGGTTATGGATGGGGCGTTAAAGAGGAAATTACCAATGGAGGCTTCCACGCTACTTTTGATGCTCTTACAGTACGTAAAAAGATGCGAATATATGAACTGGAAGTCCAAAAAATGTATGGTACAAATGGCTCTCTATGGGTGAGTGATAGCTGCTCAGGAGACGAAGTGATAGCGTTATAGTGATGGCAAAACCGGTAAAACTGGAGAAATACCAAATACTCATAGCCCCTGATTCTAAAAAAGTTCAGGGATTACAAACTGGTGATATTGTGCGCCGCCAATATTTTGACGGTTCCAATATCATCTATTCGCTTATGTGCGTCTTAGCGCATGGCACTACTAAACGATTTTCTACAGAAGCTCAATATGATGTAGATGGTAAACCTGTTTTTAAAGATGATGGCACCATTTCCACTGTCAACATTGAAAAAGATGTACCTTACTTTGTGGGGGCACTATTGGAAGGAGATGCCCCTAAGACTAAGGAATTACTTGATTTTGTACGAATCACCAATCTTTTTAACGCAGACCGGTCAGGCGCATTATACCTTACTGCCTCAGACAGTCAATCTCCTTTTATGGATGTTATTGATGGTATAGGTCGTAATAAGAGCTTGTGTTGGCCAGAGAATATAGCCAGTGAAGCGTTTGAAGATCCTCATTCTCAATATATAGTTCGTGGTACCTGTTTGGCATCGCAATACAAGAATAGTGAAGACGGTAACAATCGAATTGTTCGTTTGACTAAAAATGCTGTATCTGATGGATTTTGTGGCTTGCATCAGGATTTTTATGAATTAGTGGCAGCGCAAAAACGTGTCTTAGTCTCATATAAAGCACGTGCCAACAAAGCTGTTACTGTTAATGCTGAAATAGCCTATACTACTGGTGATGTTAAGGATGCGGAGTGGACTGAAGAGTTTGCAACAGATTGGCATTACCACTTTCAGGCAATTAACGTAATGAACTCTGGTCGCCATCTCCGTACATTCAAACTTGACCTGCAAAAATTAGGTGTTAAGGACTGGGTTGAGATAGCCGACTTTAATATTATATTACTTGATAGCATTTCTAATTTTGGAGATTCTACATCTATACGCATTGGTAAAATGGATGGTGTATCAGATCCTGTGTTTGGCACACTAACTGGTTATGGAGCGTATATCCAAAAGTTATATGCTTCTCAGACTGCACATATTTCTGGTACGTTGACTGCTGGCGATGAAAATGGCTTTGCATCTACATTTTATGCTGGTAAAATTCATCGTAACTGTTTTCGTAATTCTTGTGATGTGGACTTTTTGACTGACATTACAATTGATAACGAGACATTGCTTAATCCTACGGGGATGGGAAATGTGTACAAGACAGAAAATTCTCGTGAATTAACAATGTTAGCTCAAACACGTGAATGGTTGGATAAGCATTTAACTAAACGATATTGTTTCTCGTTTTGGGCTTATGCTAAGAAACCATGCCAAATTGGTATCAAGCAAAATGGCAAAGTAATAGGTTCCATTCAAATAGCATCATATCAAACCCATGAATGGAGAAGGCTGCATGTGTTTTTTGATTTATTGAAGCCAGATAAAATTGACGAGAACATGACAATGGGGCTTGTTCCTTCATTTTCTGATTCAATATATCAATCTGTAGCTGGTAGCATAGACCCAGATGAGCGTATATTGTTTATCACTGCTCCACAGCTTGAATCAGGTGAGTACTGTACTCAATATCAACCAACAGATGAAATACTGAATGAAACGAATGACTATGGAGCTTGGTTTGCTCGTGGGGGTATTGGTGGAACCATTCAGAATCCGTTATTGCGACTGAATTATGATGGAACAGGTGCTATTGACACCCGTACTAATTCATTCCGATTAAATCAAGATGGTTCAGGTTATTTTGCTAAAAATAATATCAAATGGGACTCAGAAGGTAAAGTAACTTTTGGAAAGGACGTAACTCTCAATTGGGATAACCTTGGACAAGATGCTCAAGACAATATGGCCAATAGGTACATGCGTATTTTGGGTCAGGACACATTTACAATCATTGGACAGGAAGATTCTGCTACCGGTAAAACATGCAGTCCAGCTTCTATTGTAATGTCTTTAGAAGAGATTGGTTTTAGCTCTACATCCAGTCAGAGACAATGGTATCTTCAGATTGGCGATAAATGGGAAAAGATTCCAGGGGCAAATGGACCAACTCTTGAAGTCTTCCCTGAAGATTGCTATTGGCTGGGTTATGTTACGCCGCCGCCAACAACCGATGCTGAAGGCAATCCTTTGACTTATCATGGCGAAAGCAGAGTAACATTTCAGTGTGTTATTAAGCTTAATGATTCACGAACATACACTGACACCTTCAATATAACAAAACAATATGTTCAAGGTTATACTATTTTGGTAACTTCATCTAAAGGTAACGCCTTTCAAAATGGTGTGTGTTCTACAATTTTGACCGCTACTGTTTATTATCAAGGACAGCCGGTGAATGTAGAATATGCGTTGGAGCATTTTACGTTCACATGGCACAGATATAAGAGCGATGATTTGACAACTGACCTCGGATTTGAAGATATTGATGTAACTGACGGTGACAATGTTCTGACATTGAACTATGAAATGGATGGCACGGATGTATTTGTATGTGAGATAGGGCTATCTGATAATTTTGATTATTCATTTCCTATAATATTCTAATAATATGGCTATTGATAAACTTACTATAGGAACAAAGACCGCCAATCAAGGGGTCAATGCCAGTGGAAAACTTACAGCAGCAGAGTTTAATCAACTGATTTCTAAAGTCAATGAAATGATTGAATCATTAAACTCTACTGTATATATAACCCAAGATGAATATGATGCGCTCCTACAAAGCGGACAAATCATCGATACTGTTGAATACAATATTTTTGAAGAATGATTACCAGAAATAAATTAGAATTATCAGCAAGATACTATGGCCGTAGAGCCATATCTGCAACTTACCAAGGAGCACGTTTGATATGGGAGGCTGTTAGTAACTGTTTGGCCGGTGGTTGGTGGCAGCATGGTCACGGTTGGGATTATGGCACCGGATGGGGAGCTAATCGTAAAAAGTAAAAATTTAAATCAAATGATATGGCAAAGAATACAGTAATTCGTAAGACCTTAACCTCACTCGCTGAGCCTTGGTGTGACAAAGAGCTAAATCAAAGCGTAGATATTGAGGATATTGAAGCTTTTTTAAAAAGTCAGCTTGGGTCCAAAATTGGTTATCCAGTCATTCCACAAACTAAAGACACCGATGGGTACTATCATTTTTGGGGATTTGCGGACAAAAACGCTTATAACGACTATATGACAGACCCCGAAGCTAATGAAGCACTTCGACTGGTGAATATAGCCATCCCATTGCTGGAAGAACAAGGTGGAGTTAGTAACATTGTAAAATTGACCCGTATTTCGTCTGGTTCTCTTGTGACGAGTAAGCCAATTGCGAGTGTTGAGGTATCTTATTTATGGCAGCAGTACAATCCTATTACTCAGGAGACAACTGATCAAGATGAAGATGCAACTATCGTTGTTTCATGCCGTACACAAAATTCAAGCGGCTCGTGGGGAGCATGGGACCCAAGTAAAGAATTTACAGTTAGCATACAGTCTGGTCAGACAAAAACAATTGACCTTAGTAAACTGCTGACATCAGATGCAACATATCAGATTCGTTTGGTGGCAACAGGTGAGACAAGCGGTATTACCGCAAGCCCTGTAACATTAACGGTTATATATTCTAACGTATCTGCCAATTATGAAGGGTCTATTGCAACCGCTTATAAAGGAGACAGTGTGCAGCTACCATTTCGCATTTCAGGCAATGTTGATAAGCAGCTTAGAATCAAGATTAATGGATATACTAAAAACTATTCAATTGGTACTGCTACATATATAGACAATACCTATGGAGCAATTCTAACCCAAGAAGAATTTACATTGGTAAGAGGAGCTATAAAGGCAGAAGCGTGGATTGCTTTTGGTGAAGGATATTCAGCAGAAACCGAACATCAGGAGTTTCAGTTCATTTATCTTCCAGAAGGCGATAGTTTGAAAACTCCTGTTTTAGCTGTTACAGATATTATGGAAGAGTTTCAAAACTGGACACGCGCAACGATTTTCCGTTACGCAATTTATAATCCAGTCCAAAATGAAACAAAGCTTAACATTACACTCCAAGATTCTGAAACAGGGCAAACTTACATAAAAAAAAGCGTAGTCTGCACTAATGGAGAAAGTTATGACTTTGACGAAAACTTTTCTATGGAGTACGAAGGTGAAGAACAACCTGATGTAATTAATGCTCAAGCTGTTTTCACCAACGAAAACGGAATCACATTTGGCAATAACATTAATTTTATTATTGACAATTCAGAGAATTTTGCGCCTACAAAAGGAGCTAACGTTGTTGTATCTCCAGAAAAACAATCTATTATTATTGATGGCGTTAGCCACGAGTTAAATGATTTGTTTTTGGATTCAAGGGACACAAACTCAGGTTGGCTTAGCAATATTGAAACAGATTCTACAGGAGCTCAAGTAAATGTTCCTGTTTTGAGTATTGGTGCCGGCAATCGTTTTACTTTGCCGTATGAACTATTCGATGAGAACACTGGACATAACAATGAAGGTGTGGAAGGTTCAATCACAATAGAATTTGACATAAAAGCAAAAAATATTGTCGGTGAGTCTCCTATCATTGATGCAACTGCTCCTTTCAGTAAAGCGTACACAGGATTAAAAATTTATCCTACACGTGCAGTTTGTCTTAGTAGAAACAACTTTACCGAAGATATTTGTGATGTTCATTATCAAGAAGAGAAACGTGAGCATATTGCTATAAACATCATTAGAAACCTTCGCGGTGAAGGCATGAACCTTGTACGCATATATGTAAATGGCAAATCAAATCGTTCGTTTATATATACTGATGAAGATAGATTTGTTCCTATTGGCGTTGGTGGAGCCAAGTCAATAGTAATTGGTTCAGATGAAGCAGATGTTGATGTTTATGGCATTCGTATTTACAAAGGTCAGCAGCTTGGATCAACTCAGATTCAAAATGATTATATGGCAGGTATGCCAACCATTGAAAATAAAAAATTGTTTAAACGATTCAATTCAATTTTCAATGGTACAGAAATTGGTTATGACTTGTGTAATGCTCTTGGTCTAAACACAATACTTCGTAAGATTCCAGAGGGAGGTCATTATCCGTCCCGTGAAAACCAGAGCAAGCAGAAAAATGTGACTATTGATGTTCGTATTTATGCAGAACGTGGTAATGCTGAAAGTCTTGACACGAAACATTCAGGAACTTTTGTTGGCATGACTGACAAGGGACAAGGTACGTCTGCAAAGGGATATTATTGGTGGAATATATCTGATGGATTTGAAGATGATGAAGAGATTTCTGCTGAAGAATATAAAGAGGGAGATCCAACTCATTATGAAGAAGATGGAAAGTTTTACAAAAAAATATCTTATTTCAATTCTTTGGATGGAGTAAGCCAAGTGTATGCAAGTAAGTATGAATTAGAAGATGGACGTGGAGGAATTACAAAACTTGTAGGTAAAGCGAATTACGCCTCCCCTATGCAAAGCCATAAACTTGGTGCTATTTGGGCATACGATGAACTTTGGCAGATTCTTGTTAACAATGGAAGTGACAACAGGCCCGTTCTTCAAAATACACATGCTTGTTGTTATGAAAAGCCATTCTTGTGTTTTTATCAAATTGGGAATGGAACGCCTATTTTTTGCGGCTTTCAAACTTGGGGTAGCGGAAAGGGAGACAAAAAAACTTTTGGCTACGACAAGAAGAAGAGCCCCGATTATTTGTGTGTTTCAGGTGCTGATAACGGTGCTATTGCGGCTCTTTATCAAATGCCTTGGGTTGTTCAACAAAATTCACAAGGGGCGTGGGAAGGCAATATATATGCTCATAGCGTAACTATTAACACTGGTGACATAAAGAACGGATATTGTTATAAGAGCGGAAATAGTGACACGCTTGCGTTTGAAGTAGAAATCGGATCTAAGTACGATGGTGGTGAAACCGATAAGGGGGTTCTTCGTATAGAAGACGAAGCCAAAGGGGGTACTGAGAAGACGCTTTACACTCATTTTGCTGATTTCGCAAACTTTGTATTTGCTTGCTCGCCACTGTTGAAGCCTTACGCAGGAACAGAAGCACAGTTAATTGCTGATAGTGATAAGTTGATACGTGATCATCAATATTGGATATTTAATGTAGGCACAGAACGATTTAATGTTTATTATTTTAATCCTGCAACATCTAAGTTTGAAAAGATAGTGAAAGTACCTACTGCATGGGGAAGTGACGGAAGAGCCTATTCTTATGGAAGCCCTAAGATTACAGACCAGCTTGCAGGTGTTGTAATTAGTATTGACACTGTTGACGGAAAGAAGAGCGTGACTTTGGAAGAAGCAATGAGTACACTTGGAACATCGGATATGAATGTTTTGAATGATATTTTTTCTAAAGCTCGTGTGTCTTATTTTGCCGCTCATGCTTCATCTTATCTTGATATTACAGATACAATTTTTCACCAAGCTTTCTTGAAATTGGAAGCAGCTACAGATAACCGTACAAAAAATGTATATCCTTGGATTGACCCTGCCGTGGATAAATTAGTACGATGGAAGCAAGATGACCTTGATACAATCAAAAAGACCGATAATCAAGGCCGTCAGACCAAGCCGTATTATGTACTTGAACATACAAAGAACGCAGATGGTAGTAATTACTGGAATGGTGAGAATAATGTTTTGTTTACGCTTATAGAACGTGCTTATCCAGACCGTATGCGTAATATGATGCGTGACATTTTCACTCAAATGGCTCAGATAGCTGGAAGCGTTGAGGAATATATGCAGAAAAGATATTATTGGGTTCAAGAGTATTTCCCAGCTGTTGCTTATAATGAGACAAGTAGAGTTTTGTATGAAGTTGCTCAAGTTAAATTAATGAATGGGCAGATTGACGTTAGCCAAGACCCCATTACGCAAGCTGTTGGAGACCAGTTGGAATGTGAAAAGCAATTCATGAATAGACGTTTGCCTATGTTGATGTCTTGGTGTGAATATGAAACTGGAGGCGATGGTACTTTGAGTTTCCGTTCTGTAAATACAACGCAAGGAGAATCGCCTACTTATGACATTGAATACACTGCATACCAATATATTTACCCCAAATTGGCTATCGGTGGAAAGATTGCTGCTTTATATGCTAAAGTAAATGATGAATGGGTTGAGCAAGGAAACGAACCGTATCTATGTGCTCCCGGAGAAACTGTTAGGCTTGTAGCAAACACTGACTCAAATACCCAGTTCACAATACGATGGATGCACTATGCAAAGAGCATAGGAAATCTCGGTCTACTTCCTTGTGGAGAGGATGGAAATGTTACTATTACTGGACGTAGATTGCGTAAATTGGAATGTTGGGCTGAAGATGATGTTCCTATTGAGTTCCATCCAAAAGGGCTTGTGATTTCTAATTGCAGAAACCTTGAAGCAATCCGATTAACAAATGCTTCTTCATTCTCAGGTACATTTTCAGCTGATTTACCTCGATTGAAATCATTATTGTTGAGTGGTTCTTCATATACGAGCGTAACATTGCCTAAGACATCTACTCTTGTTGATGTTGCTCTTCCTATGACTATCAACGCCATAGAAGTTGATGGTCAGCCCAATTTGTCAAGTTTGCAAGTTGAGGGAATGGAAAACTTGAGGAACCTTCGTATCGTCGGAGAGCATAAGATTCAGAAGCAAACTCAATCACTGGTTCAGCTTGCTTATACTCAAGCCAAAAATCTTAACTTGGTTGAAATAGAGAATGTGTCTTGGAGCGGATTTGCTGTAGATGCTATGATGTGGTTGCAAAAATTGAATGCAACGTTAACTGGAACGATAGGTTTGAGTGGTAACTTGTCTTTTGATAATAAGCTTGTTTTAGCAAACACTTATGGAAATATCGACAATTCTGACAATAAATTGTTTATCAATTATTCTAAGCGTACTATTAATAGTATTTCTGTGAATGGTCCAACATATATTACTGAAACTGGTACATATCAGTACAAACTTGTTTGTTCGCCTTCAACAGGAAATGATGTTGCATTAAAGGATGGTCATTTAGCAATTGAATGGAGCATTGATGATAGTGCTAAAACCTATGGTACGTTCATCGATACTGTAAATGGTGTACTTGAAGTAAAAAAATTGGATGAAAGTGGTACAGATATGCGTTATATAGCTAAGTGTGAGCTCACTAAAACTGGAGGCTCTGTTTTGACTGCTGATTTCCAAATAGGCTTTTATCGTCGTGTTCCTAAGATTGGAGACTTTGCTTATGCTGATGGCACATTCGATGACCAATATTTTAAAGATAAAACTTTGGTTGGGATTGTATATAAACTCGATGAGATGTGGCAGGGAGAAGGTGAAGAAGAACCGACTATATTTTCAGGTTACAATAAACCAACAGAATCATTTAAGGCTACCAGAAAATTGGTTGGGTATCAAATCAGCGTTGATGCAAAGGAAAATATTCCATTCAAAAGCACAGATAATTTCATCAATTCTGGTAGTAGTGTATGGGGGCTTTACCCAAGTAGTGATACTAATGGGCATGGAGATATTCAAAGTGAAATCAACGCAGCTACAGGTATTTCAAATGTTTTTGATTTGCCAAGCATTAATAATATAACTACTCGTGGTCTAACTGGTGGTCCTAATAACGACTATCAAACTACTGGGAATTATCTTGATGTAAATGAAGACGACGGGTTCAAAGACTATTCAACAGCTTCCGGGTGTGTGGTTGATTGGCAGGGTAAGCAAAAGACACAAGCAATTGTACGTCATGCTAATCAAATTATAAACGCATATCTGCTTTCTGATGCAAATGAATCGGTTAGCATATATTATACCGATGAAGATGATAATGAGCATCAGTTGGCTGAGCTGCCGAAGACAGTAGAAGAATTGTCTAATGCAATGGAAATTCTACACAAAGCAAACAATAATTTAACGAAGTATCAGCAATTTCTTTATCCGGCTGGATATGGATGTTATCTCTATCAGCCTACAGTCAAGGAAGGAGAAGAATTGGACCCTCAGTATGCTTCAGGAAATTGGTATTTACCTGCATGTGGTGAACTGTACCGCCAGTATAGTTTCTTTGCAAAATCCAGAACTGGAGGTATGGGGGAAACTTATCAAGAAGGGCAAGGGACGAGTCCAGCCAAAAGTGTGATAGACGATATGATTAAAGAGGCTCTTAATTCACCAGAGTCTAATGAAATCAAGCTACATGTTTCTCCATCACATGTAGAATATGGAAATTACACTGGGTTAGAGCTTGCGGCTATTAATCGTTACTTTCATTCGTTAGTGGAAGCTGAGAAACCGATCTACTCAATGATTCTTTGGAGAGCTTTAATTGCCAATGGCTCATCTCCATTCACTCAGCACAGCCCAGGCAACCATTGGTCTTCCACTGAGAACTCCGCTCGTTACTCGTGGTACGTGAATTTCCTCAATGGTGGTAGCAGCGGCAGCAAGTCCTACGCTGGCGTTGTTCGCCCTGCTGTAGCCTATCAGTTTTTTCTTTAATCTTCCTGGCGAGCTGCTTTAAGCAGCTCGCCTATAACAGTTAAATAACATTAAAAATATATGGATATAAACGGGAAATCAATGACTTATGAGGAAGTATGTGAGTTGTTTGATAGCACAACTACTGCTGAATTGGGGGATTCTGTAATACTTTCAAATGATGAAATAAACCGCGCTCGGCGCAATAAAAGAGAAGTTCGTAAAAAGGCCACCGGTTTTCAAAACACGCCGATTTACAGGTCATTACACGCATCTATGCGACTTATTATAGAAGTTGTACAGCTGATGCCAAAGAAGTCTGTTAAGGTATCTGACATATTGCTTCAAAACTTTACAGAATTAATTCGTTGGTCAGCTGCGGCCTACAACCATCAAGATGACCTTCTTAAACAAAATGCACTCGAAGAAGCTATATCTTTAATGAGTGTAGTTAAAATCACACTTAACTGTATGTCCAACCTCGTTAGTGAAACGAAGCACAAGCAGCTGATCGCATCGTTTGATGCAGTGATACGTCAACTTGTAGCATGGCGTGGCTCACTAATACAAAGCCAGGGTTCCGATGACGAAGCCTAATAACTGTAACATCGGAAGAGAGCTTAGAGCTTTGCTCGGATATGGGCGGCTGACTCCGTGGCATGGTTTGAACTATGTACGGAGTTACGAAGCTGCACAGCCGCATTTTAACAGCACAGGCAACCATTGGTCTTCCACTGAGAACTCCGCTCATAACTCGTGGAACGTGAATTTCAACAATGGTAATAGCAACAACAACAAGTACAACGCTAACGTTGTTCGCCCTGCTGTAGCTCATCCGACAAAGGCTTGGCTTCAATTAAGGAAATCTCTACAGGAAGCATTTGAAGACTGCTGCCGAGGTAAGGCTTCCAGTCAACAATTCCAAGATTACATTCCTATCGCTAACGAGGATTTGGACTTACTTACAACGGAACTGATAGAGGGAACCTATAAACCGGAAACCTCTACCTGTTTCCTTGTAAGATTCCCGAAACTGCGAGAAGTATTTGCCGCAGCCTTCAGAGACCGTATCATTCATCATTGGATATGTATGCGGTTAGTACCTCACTTTGAAGAGCTCAATGAAAACATAGGCAATGTGACTCATAATTGCCGAGTCGGATTTGGAACCAAGTCGGCAGTTGATGGAGTTTTCCAAGCGATCAAAGAAGTCACCTTCGATTATGGCATGGAAGCCTACTTGTTCAGAGGAGACTTGGTAGGCTTCTTCATGTCATTGCCCCAGCGCCGTATGTGCGATAATCTGATTGATTTTGCGCAAGCTGAATATCATGGCGATTTTAAGAATTTGTTGATATGGTTACTGGATGTTGTTGTGATGCACAGACCAGAGTTGAATTGTATGTTCAATTCAGACCCTAAAGATTGGGCAGGATTGGCACATAACAAATCATTATTCAGGACTGGCAAGGGTCGTGGCGCACCGATTGGAAACTTAACCACCCAGCTATTTGCCAATTTTTATATGGCAGATTTTGATGCGTTTATGGTTGATTGCATTAAAAAGCTGAAGAAAAGAGGTATTCGTGCTGCTTACCATCGTTTTGTGGACGATTTTATTTTGGTATGCAATGATAAGAAAGCACTGAAATGGCTGATACACGCTGCTGAGATTAAGATAAAATCTATGGATTTGACTATGCACAAGGACAAGCGGTACATCCAGCCGACAAGTCATGGTGTATTGTTTGTCGGCACATATATTAAAAATGGTAGATTATATTTGAGCAATCGAACTATCGGACGTTTCAGGGATAAAGCGAATGAGATTGCGAAGTTCATGCAACAGCCAGCGAAAGAAATAACTTCCGCTGATCTGGACCACATTCTCGCCACTCTCAATTCATATTTAGGCTTTTGTAAATATCGGCAGACTTATAGAATCCGACGTAAAGCTATGAAAGCACTTCTTTATTCGCATGAATTTAAGCGGTATTTCAAAATCAATAGAAATATCTCTAAAGTCACCTTGCGAAAAGAATGGAAGACTATTATTAGATAGGAGGACTATATAATGAAACAGATTTGTAAATTCAATATAAAACCAGCCACAATCAATAATGGTGGCTATAAAAAGGGTCGATGGGTAGTATGGGTCAACCTTAGCGTCTCAGAGATTAAGACTTCGGAAGATGGACAAGACGAACGTTTTCAGAGTATTACCGACCGGTTGGTTATGAATGGAAATTCTATTGAGGATTTTTTTGAAGTTATTGATCCATTGCATCTTGCTTTAGCAACCGTAAATGAACTGGAAGCGATTTTGTGCTATTTTCAGTGCGAAAATGACATTGAAGCATGGAAGACTATCCGTAAGATTCAGATACGAGGCTATGACAGTAGCGAGAATGTGAATCGTTTTTATTTAGGTGATATTGCGCTTTGGCTTGATAAAGCAACCAGAGTGGGATTGGTCAACTCTATCACCATTGAAAAAAAAGCAAAACGTAATACAACATGTTTATGGTATGGAAACAACCATATCAACATGAGTGTGGACACAGCTCTTGATCTTTTATATCAACTTGAACTTTATGCACTCAGCTGCTATAATGTCACTGCTCAACATTTGGTTTATATAGATCAATGTGAAGAGATAGCTGAATTGCGGTCTTTTGATGTTTGTTCTGATTATCCCGATATTCTCCAGTTTAAAAACGAATAATAAAAATGAGTTTGCGCCCCATTGCGATAAGTTTTTGACTATTCTCTATAAAGACTTAAAGTATAATGGGAACAATAGCAAAAGGAGAAATAACACTTAGTCCAGTGAACGATGCCTATACGGTGTTGCTTACTCCATCTTCGTGTTCTATTTCAGCTGATTTTGACGGTTCTAATCCCAATTTAACTAACGCCAAAGGTACTATTACTGTAAAGCGTGGCACTAAAATCGTACCATTCAAAATAGATAAGGTTTCGTATTCTGATTCAGGAATAAAGATCAGTTGGGCACAACAGGAAGTAACAGTAATGCCTTTTATTGTGACTCATATACCTAATACTATTTTGGATGGCTATGTAAAATTTCATATCATCACACAGGATGGCTTTAACTATTCCACCGAAGTTCAATTTGCTTTTAATATTGTCCGTGAGTCTACGATGCTTGATTGGATTCAGGACTGGGAAGGAAGCAAGACTAAAGTAAGTGGAACTTATATAATGACACCGAAGTTGTTTGTTGGCAAAAAAGAAGCTATTCTTGATATGACAAACCCAGAGCCTACATGGAAAGAAGGGGCATTGACTGGTGTGTATATTGGGCCTGATTTACTTACTTCTGGTGAAAGCAGTGTTGGTATTTATGGCTATCTCAAAGACAAAAAGATTTTTCATATTAACGCTGATGGTGGATTTATTGGTGGCTGGACTTTTAATGAAGAAGGACTTCAATCATTCAATGGCATTGTAAATATATTGTCCGAGGGGTCTATATACGCTCAGAATCCAGATTCTGAAATTCCTTATTGGGGTATATATGCTAACGGTACTGCTTCATTCGCAAATGGAAACGTTAGGTTCTTTGCAAATGGAGATGCGGAATTTATTGGTAAAATTATATCTGCATCAGGGACTATTGGCGGTTGGAACATAACAAAAAATCAATTACATAACAAAAAAATTATCCTCGATTCTTTGAAGGGGGTGATTGGTATCTGCTCAAATGTATTGCAGTCCGGAGATAACGATACTGGTGACTTAGAGTTTCCTGATACTCCAGATGGCGGTGTGAAGCTGTGGTATAATTCTGCAATGGACTTTGGTATGGCAGGTTGGACTACTGGAGAAAAAGTATTTCAATTAGGTTCCACTAATTTTATTGCCGGATGGAATTTTAATCATCAGGCAATATGGACTGGAGGAGACACACCCTCTTTAACTCAGGGTGGATATACATCTGACCTTGATGCTATTACCATTGCCCCTAACGGAATCCGAAGTAATAAATGGTATGTAGATGCTAACGGTACAGCTTCATTTGTTGGTGGCTCTGTCAAATTCAATAAAGAAAGTGGTGAAATGTTTGGCTGGCTAATGAGAAGTGGTCGCTTTTCATCGCAACACGCTGCATTGATTTCAGACCCTTCTAATGGAGGGGTATATATTTCCATCACAGATATTACCGAAGTTAGTGTTGGTAGTTTAAGAACAACCATTGAAAACAATGGTGGTATCTATTTATACTCGGATAGCACAAATGCAATCATGCGTGCGTATGATAAATCCGGGAAAATAGGCTTTTCCCTGAACACTTCAGGTTATAACACTATTTCCAGTTGGTCTTTTGATTCAACGGCAATTTATATTGGCTCTAAGGAACTTACATCAGATAATTTTTCCGCAAAAAATGGCTCAATGGTGCTAATGGCATCTGGTTTATTTGGCTATAAGTGGAAGCTGCTTTCAGACGGATCAGGAGCCTTAGCTAACAATAAAATCAAGTGGGACACACAGGGTAATATTACAGTTGATGCACAAATTAGCGCAAATAACATCACTGCCGGCACTATATCGACTGCTGACATTGAATGTAAAGATAAGTGGAAACTAAGTCAAGACGGCTCCGGTTATGTTGCCAGCGGTAAAATATCGTGGGACAAAACAGGAAATGCTTCTTTTACAGGTAAAATAACAGCTACAAGTGGAAACATAGGAAATTGGCAAATAATCAATGGTGTTATTACATCAGGAGGCAGTACACAATATATCAAGTTAGATGCCGACAACTTATGTATAACTACTCAAAGTTCTTATACTTATGGAAATTATGATATGAACCAAGGCTTTGGTGCAATATTAAAGATGGATGCTAATAATGGAGTTGTGGAAGCAAAGGCCAAATCAGCTCCTAATTACTCAACAGCTGTGTCATACATGTCTTCAAACGGTATTTTTTCAAATATAGCCAGTATTAACGGTATGTCTGCAAGCTCTGGTTATACTCATCGAGGAGCAATTGTTGGGCTTGGATTTGCTAATGTTGCAAAGAGTTCATGGGCTATCAATGCTATTGATACTATAGTGGCAGGAGTATATGGGCGTGCAAGTAATCGTGGTACAGCTCCTGCTTATGGAGGCTTTTTTTATAATTTGTATGCAGGTGGACTCGTCTTGGGACGCAGATGTGTAGAGGGGAAATCAAACACTTTTGTTTATTTAAATCAAGAAGATACAATGGTTATAGGATATACTTCTGCACAAGCAACTGTGTATTTACCGGCTAATCCTCAAGAGGGGCAAATTGTGTTTTTTAAACAATGGTGGACTGGACACATGCGAGTCACCCCCAGAACAGGACACGTTCTATATGATGATTCTACTCAAAATGATTATTATGATTGTATGGAAGGTCAAATGATAATAGCAATTTTTACAATAGGTTATATTACATCTGGAAATACAACGACTAAAAAAGAAGCATGGTTAGTAAGTAGATTTAAATTTTAGATATGAAATATGGAATATGGTTATATAGAAAACGGTTATTTAAGATCCAGACGTATTGAAAGTGAAGCTGTTGTAGCATCTTTATCACAAGAATGGAAGCCTGTAGATAAAATAGATGAGCAAAAATTGCAATGTGAAGAAGGGTATATTGTTAAGATTGTGCCATACGATGCCGGCGATCATATATCTTTTCGTTATGAAAAAAAACAAGATCTCCAGCAGATACGTCAAAATATTGAAAATCTAAAAAATGAATTGAAAGATGGAGATTATAAAGTAATTAAGTGTTACGAAGCATCATTGACCAAACAAGAAATGCCATACAACATTCAAGAACTTCATAGTCAGCGCCAGTTGTTACGTCAAAAGATTAATGAATTAGAAGAAAAAATGACAGATGCGCAAAGACATTGAAATACATATTATAACTGGTGATGTGGCTATCAATCCTCAGAATCAAATCAAGTTGAGAGAGTTTAGATGGGTTGATGAACCGACTTTATTATCTCGCTATATTTATGGCGAGATAGATGTGCCTTATACACTCAGTGAACGTACTATTCGTAATCGCGGGATTTGTTTTGTCGTGCCTTACACACCTAAGTACAAAGAATTTATGATTCGTGTGCGTCGTGTGAATGAGGACGGCTCGTTTGTTTATGTCAGCAATGATGTAGATGGTTCGCCGTGGTTTTTGGTAAAGTCACAGGTGTATGGAACATCGTTGAGAAATGTATGGGCTTCAGAGTTGCCGTCCATTTCAGAAGATAGTTTTTTTGTAATGTTGAAGAACGGTATCGCTCAGCTATATGCCAGCAGTCAGTCTGATTTCAATATCATTAAGGCTGGTAGACAAAATGCTAACTGTCTATTGGCATGTTTCCCAGGAGGAAACTATCGTTATCCGCTGACAGGTGTTGGGTTGGCTCGATGGATTAACTCTAATAATGTTGCATCAACCAGTCTATCCAAAGTGCTTCAGGACGAATTTAGTGCAGATGGCGTGACTATTCGCAATGCTACCTATAATTACGATACTAAGCAAATGGAGTTAGACGCTAAAGACTTGGAGAAATAAAGATATGGCTACATATACCGTAAAACCCAATCAAAATCTATTTGACGTTGCTTTGCACATATATGGCAGCATTGAAGGTTTATTTGACCTTCTGATTAGCAACCCGGATCTTAATATGACTTCAGAATTGTCGTATGGTCAGGAATTAACTTATCACGAGGATTTTGTGTTGAATGAATCTGTTACAGAAGGTTTCAAGACTCAAAATATCACCCCATCATCCGGGGCTCGTAAGGTGTACTTCAAACGCCCAGATGAAGATTTGATATTCCTGATTGGAGTTAATGCTGATATGGCTTTTACTACTTTCAAAGTAGCAGGAGAAGGCACTATGATTATTGATTGGGGTGATAATTCTGAATTACAATATGTTGCTTTGACAGTTGTGATTCAGTCTATAGAGCACTATTTTGATAATGATACAGAGAAACGCCGCATCCGTATTTACGGAGACACCGATACGCTCAAACTCACTCAGCTTGATACAACAGGATTAGGCGGTGCTTTGATTCTTTGTAAGCCTATCATTGTGGATGAATATATATGTACAAGTCGAGGGTACTCACTTACTGGATTATCTATGTTTATTGGAACATATAAACTCGATCTCCACTCAACGGCTATCGATAATCTCTTGCCAATCGGTGATATGAGCCTTCAGGAACTCAATTTGACAAATGTGTTTTTTGTGCACGACAATGTTGTTGATGATTATCTTGAATACATCGTGGCTAATTATGATGACCGACGCCCTTGCACTGTGTACCTTACAACAGAACCTTCAGCAAGGGGGTATGCTGCAATTGACACGATTCTTAATGAACCGGAATGGAATGTATCTGATACATGGAAATTTTATATAAACAATCAATTATACCAACCTGACAATGGCACGGACACTGAGTGAAATATATGCTGAGGCAAAAGATTGCCGCAATAGCTATCTCGAATTAACAGAGTTTGAGAATAGTTCAAAAATGTCGATACTTGACGCATTTACATGGGTCACATCGGCGTGTATTTGGACATTTGAGAATGTTATGGATGTCTTTAAGATAGATCTTGCTAAGGATCTTCATCATCGTATTAATGGAACCCCAGCATATTTTGCTAACGCATTGCTAAAATATCAATCTGGTGATGATTTGGTAATGAATGAAGATGGTACTGTCTTTTCTTATCCGAACATTGATACATCTAAGCGCATCATAACCAAAGTGGCTTATTCCGAAGAAGAGGAAAAAGGATTTCACGACAAATTGGTCAGTTTCAAAATTGCTACGGGGGAACCAGGAGCATATACTCGTATCGATGAAGATGAAATGGTGGCAATTCGTGCGTACCTCAATCAAATATTGTTTGCCGGTCAACATGCAAAAGTTGTGAGTCGTATTGGAGATGTGTTGATTCCAAGAGTTGTAGTGTATTATGATGGAGCAGTGACTGAAGACGAACTGTATCAAGATATAGAAAAAGCTTTGAATGAATATATTGCCAATATTGAATTTAATGGATTGGTTTATGCTCAGAAAGTAATTGACTGCATACAAAATGTCAAACATGTTACAGACGTAGCGGTATCTTCAGATGACACAGACCATCAAGGTATATTCGTCGCCAAATATGACGATGACAACAATCTGATAAAAGATGAATATGATAATGCTCAGACTAAAATTGAACGATATTATGTGCCTAACTCTGGATATATCAAGCAGAGTACAGGTGAAGGCGAAGAAACTGACCTCCCATTGTGGCGTGATACAATAATTCTTAAATTGGAAGATAACGTATGAGGTACTATATCAATTTTGACAAAACAATAAATCAGCTTGTGCCCTATTATATTGGAGGGCGTAAGCTCATCTTGTATCTTCAAGCGTTGATGTCACCGTTGAGACGGCTTAATGATGATTTTGTATCATACGCCAAAGAAACAAGAATCGAAGCGGCTATGACCTCTCAGATATTTAAGTTTGAATGGTTTCTTAACCATAAATTCAGTAAATATTTTGCTCATGGAGGCCGTATATCGATTAAAAACACCGCAGTACTTGGTGTGCCGATCTATAAAGAGTCAGCTAATATTGATGAGAGCTTAAACATGTTGGTCTATCATAGTACAGAAACCAACATAGCTCGCCAATTAACATTATACCGTAGCGATGAGAAAACCAAAGAAAGTACTGTCAGCTTCATCGTTACAACTCCACAAATTGACACTAAGCTTATTTCAGAGCAAAAATACATCGCAATGCTGAAATATGTCATTGACAGGTATCGGCTTGCAAATAAAACTTATATCATCAAATACGAATCGAAATGAAAGAATTTAGCGCACAAACTGGTGGACGCTACACTTATGCTGATGACTTAGAGAATCTTCAGGATTTGGCGTTGGCTTTCGCTCAGATTTTCGATGACTGTGATAATTTCATCATCAGTGGTTGTGAAGTATCATCAGGGTCTGTCAGTGCAGGTTATGTATTCCTGAATGGCAAGCTACGTTATTTCCCAGGCGCAATAGGAATTACATCATGGCCTCAGTACATTTATGAATTGAACTCAACAGAAAGCGTGCCTTATGAGAGTGGAGACTCAAAAGTTGGTCGCAACACTTATGGATGTGCTATTGCTAAATCGGTACCTGTTAAGCAAGATGAATTGACCGGCAAAGCTCTTCAGTCAATTACTATGACATCAACTGGAGGGCTGCGTATGAAGGACGCGTTTATTGGTAAATACGCACTCTTGCTTAGCCCCGCAAGTGGCACGCAAACAGTGAATAGTATTGTAAAGTTTGCAAAGGCAATTCATGCGGACGGAGATGTGACCGCCAATAAGAGTGTTATCATTAAATCCGGAGCCATTAAAACAGAACTGAATTACAATGATGGCACATTTAATGTCAAATATACCGGTGACACTCACAATTATCAGTTATCATTGATAGACGGCATCGGTTTTCGTTTCTACGCTAATGGTACTTTAATTGCGACAATTGGTGCATCATCGATAGCATTTAACCAACCTGTATCTGCCAGCAAAGGTACATTCAGTGGATTAGTATTAACTGAAAACAACATCTATCAAGGAACAGCTAATGCGGTTGGAGAGATTGGGATTAACGTGCATGGGTATAATGGTGGTCATACTCAATTTCGTAATACTCACATCGGAGACGGTAAAGGTAAAATTATTTTCAGCATTATCGGCTCAGATGGAAATGCGAATATATATGGCGTGACCAAGATCGAATCTGGTGCTACTGATGGATTAATTCTGAAGGCTAAAGTATTGAAGGAGAACAATAGCCTAACAAATGCAATTTCTTGGCGAGATTCAGCAAATACCGTAATGGCACGTATTGGATTCCTTAGTACAGCTGACCAAGTGTTTTCTATTGTTGCGTCTGCATATAATATTAATATTGTAGGTCACAACACTGTGGATCTCGGACCAGCAATTAAGGAAAATGGGGTGTTGTTGTCTGAGAAATACGCAACAAATTCCAAATTAAATGAAGCATTGGGCAAAAAAGCAAATTCAGCAGATGTGTACTCTACAAAAGATGCTGATAAAAAATTTGCAGTTAAATCTGGTGGATTATTACAATTTGTATCACAAACAACCGATGCTGCGCAATGTCGCTCTCATATTGGGGCTATAGGCAAAAGTGATTTAGACTCTTATGCTAAATTAGAAAATTGCCTTTCCGATATGGCAGCGGATGAAAAAAAGAAACAGCAAATACGTAATAATATTGGAGCTGCCGGTATCGGTGACTTTCAACCTAAGCTATATGACTCTGGTTGGAAGCATATAAAAGATTCGCTTTATGTTCGGCAAATTGGTAACATGGTTTGCATACAGGGGTCTGTAAGAACGATTCACTCAGGCACGATATTCACCATTCCTAACACAATACCAGCGCCAAGCCACGCGGTGAAATACAGCATCGCATTTAATAATAATCGCAACTGGGTTTGCAAAATAGCAGCCGGCCAAAGGGCGTGTACTGTTGCCTATTGTAATGGTAGCTGTGGAAGTTATACAGAATTTTCAATCACATATATGGTATAAAAATGAAAACGTACAATTCACCTGCACAAGCTCGCAGTTTGCGAGAAATTGAGGCCACTGCTGCCTCTCCAGTTATTAACATTATTCCTGAAATTAATGGCACAGTTCAACCCGTACAAGCCACTGAAGAAGGGGAAAAAGAGAGGTCGCAAGCCAAAACCGAAGTCCCCGCCAAAAAAACGCGGTCGAAAAAGAATACTAAGGAGGTTTGACGAAGTTCCCCTTGGTTATAACTTGCGACTGAACACCCCATTAGAGTTCGACTTAATTATGCAAACGGTTGGAACTAATGGGGTTCCAGACGCAGATTTGATAGAGGCTATTAGCTATTCATCTAAGAACTCATATTTCCGAACCAAAGATTTTAGACGATTTTTAATTTTATACAGACATGAGGGGTGTTATGCTGAACATCCCAAGAAGCCTCCAAGACCTAATACCATTATTACAGCTATTCAAAGGAGAAAAAATATAGTAAAAAGATAATTTTATAAATGGTATAAAATTAGTGCGAATAATGAAAATTGTTCGCACTTTTTTCATGCTCTTGAAATTTTTTGATTACCTTTGTGCAATATTTAAAAATTGACTTCGTACAGAATTTATTTATAAAAACTATGCAAACTCCTAAAAATGAAGGATTTTACTGTGTCTGTACGAAAGCTTACAGACTTAGAACTTTTGCAGGAGGCGTGTGCCACTACTTTTTTGGGAATCAGTCACGCAACACTGATTTCTCTCTACAAGTCCGAGCACTCTCCAGTACGCACCCAGCTATTCTGGATAAGCCTCAAAAATATTCCACTTTTTATTAGTACCCATCTAATCCGTCACCATGTCGGGTCAGTACCTTTTCAACTCACGTGCCGTGACGACCGTAATGGCGGTAATCCGAATCTAATCGATAAGATTGATGTCGTTAATGAAAAACTGGCTATACTCTTGTCAATGATTAATAAGTCGTCGCATAACGATCAGGAATCGATTATACGCAATGTTATCAATGAGTTGGACTGGCTTAAAGACAATGCCGACCGTTACACGCCTGTTAACCTCAGTCTTTGTATCAATGCTCAGTCTTTGATTGATATGGCAAAGTTGAGATTGTGTACAGGTTGTGCACACAAAGAGACTGTTGTTGTTTTTCAGAAAATTAAATCTGAAATTGAAAAGATTGATCCAGATCTCGCTGCAATGATGGTGCGCAAATGTGTGTACCGTAATGGACTGTGCGGTGAAATGCGTTGCTGCGGTTTTAATCACACTCCAGCATTTCAGACAGAGCTTAGGGATTATATTTCTTATTTTAATGAAAAACAAAAGGGTATTTACTATAAATCAGAATAAGCAAAATGACTATACAAGAATGGTTAAACAATGAAGACTTGCCTGTTACTATTTGGGAGAAAAAATATCGTAATGGCAATGAGAATTTCGAGCAGTGGTTGGATCGCATCTCTGGTAATGATGATGAAGTAAAGCGATTGGTAAAAGAAAAGAAGTTTATCTTTGCCGGTCGTATTCTTTCTAATAGAGGTGTAAAAGACCGCAAAATCACGCTTTCAAACTGTTATGTTGTTACCCCTCCAGAGGACAATCTGGAATCTATTTTTGAAGCTGGTGCTAAAATGGCCCGAACCTTTAGTTATGGCGGCGGCTGTGGTTTGGATGTTAGCAAATTGCGACCACGTGGTGCTGTGGTGAACAATGCAGCAAAAAGCACATCTGGAGCTACCAGCTTTATGGACTTCTACAGCTACATCACTGGGTTGATTGGTCAGGAAGGGCGCAGAGGTGCGACAATGCTTAGTATGTCGTGTGAACACCCAGACCTTATCGAGTTTATCAATTTGAAATCCAATCTTGATACTTGTACCAAAGCTAACATATCTGTACGTGTAACTGACGCATTTATGAAAGCTGTGGAAACCAACGCTGATTTTACGCTTCACTACATAATGGAAGATGGTTCTAAAATTACAAAGACCATCAACGCTCGCGATACCTTTATGTTACTCGCTCAGCGTAATTGGGAAATGGCTGAACCGGGTATTTTATATTGGGACAGAATCGCCAATTACAATTTACTCCAGAACACTGGGTTTGAATATGCTGGTGTAAACCCATGTGCCGAAGAACCATTACCTGCCGGTGGATCTTGCTTACTTGGTAGTATCAATTTAAGTGAGTTTGTGGTAAATCCTTTCACAGACCAAGCAATGATTGATTTTGCAACACTTATCAAAACTGTTAGCATTGCGGTCAAAGCTTTGAATGATGTGCTTATGGAAGGACTGGCATTACACCCTCTTCAGGAACAAAGGGATTCTGTAAATGACTGGAGACAAATAGGTCTTGGCACCCTTGGTCTTGGTGACATGCTTATTAAATTGGGCGTTAAATATGGAAGTCCTGAATCATTGCGCATTATTGAAGAAGTATATCGCAATATAGCTATTACTGCGGTATTGTCTTCTATTAAACTTGCTAAAGATAAAGGGGCTTTCCCAAAATGTACTGAGGGCGTGAAGCGTGCCGTGTATCATTCGGACTTTATCCAGAACCTTCAAATGCCCGATGAAGTTCGACGAGATATAGAACAGTATGGATTGGCGAACTCTCAATTACTCACTTGTGCTCCTACAGGCACTATTGGTACTATGCTTCAGGTCAGTACTGGTGTAGAACCAAACTTTGCTTTCTCATATAATCGCCGTACTATTTCTCTTAACTCGGAAGAGAAGACCTATCAGGTAGAATCTAAGATTGTCAGAGATTATAAGAAGGTGACTGGCGCTACTCAGCTCCCTGATTACTTTATATCGTCCGGTGATATTAATTACCATGACCGCATTGCTGTTCAGGCAGTATTGCAGCGTTATATTGACGCATCAATTAGCTCAACAGTAAATTTGCCGAATAACACTACGATTGAAGATGTTTTCAATTTGTACGTCGAGGCTTGGAAGCAAAAGCTGAAAGGTATCACCATTTTCCGTGATGGTTGCCAACGTGAGGCCATTTTATCCACAGGTACAAAAAAAGAAGCTGCAACTGAGGATGCTGACGACATTAAACCAAACCTATTTAACCATATCAAGCCTGTTTCACGCAAAGATTTGGGGGTTACGTGTGGTGCTACATTCTGTAAAAAATGTGCTTGTGGCACGCTGTACATTACAATCAATCGTGACGAAAATGGTAATATGGTTGAAGTATTTACACATACATCTAAAGGTGGAGTGTGTGCTGCAAACACCAATGGCTTAACTCGCATGGTTTCATTGGCGCTACGTTCAGGAGTTCTTATTGACGAAATCAAAGACCAGTTACGAGGAATCAGCTGTCCAGCTTGTTTGAAATTAAAAGCACAAGGGAAAACGATAGATGGAATGTCATGTCCTGATATTCTTTCAAGAACTATTGAAGAGTTTGAAGATGCAAAGCAATTCAATAGTCAAAACTTGTCTTCGGTTTCAACAACGAAAAAAGTAGAACACACTAATGCTACAGATAAATGCCCTGAATGTGGTGGAGTAATACAATACCAAGAAGGTTGCCGAACCTGTAGCAATTGTGGATGGAGCAAATGTAGTTAATTATGAACCATACCCAAAAATTAGACAATATAGATGCAGTGGAGTTGTATGCTTCTGGTAAAAATTTGCGATACATTGCAGATTTAGCGGGATGCAGAGAGTCCACTGTATCTCTGTATCTACGAAATCACAATGTAAAAATTAGACCACGTGGTGTACCTGCGCTTATCCATCCAGTTGGAACACAAATCAATAATTGGTTAGTCGTTTCTGACAAAACAATATCAGCAGGTACAAGTCATGGGGTCAAACAAGATTGTGAATGTCAAATTTGTGGTTACAGGGCATTTGTCTATCTTAATTCTACTGGAACACGCAAGAGCTTACGGTGTCAAAAATGCAAGAGCTCTAAAATACGGTTAGATGATGGTAATATAGACATTGAATATGTCATACGATATTATTTTGAACGTCATTGTGTAAGAAACATCAATCGTCGAAAAAAGGTTAGTTCATTAGGATTCAATCTTTCTTTTGAGTATGTTTTAAATCTGTATAAAGCACAGAATGGCAAATGCGCAATTTCTGGAATGAGCTTGATTGGTGATGCTGTTAGCCTTGCGGAACTCCCATTATCTTTGGACAGGATTGACTCTAATAAAGGCTATGTGGAAGGTAATGTACAATGGGTGCATAAGGATGTGAATATGATGAAGCAAAGTTATAGCAACGAGCGATTTATAGGAATCTGCTGCATGATTGCCCTTCACCAGTCTTTTAATATCCCTTGTGTTTGTGCTTTACCTTTAAATGATTGAATATAGGATGTTTTTAAAAATAATCCTTTTGATATAAATGTAAACTTTATAACACTGATTATCAATGTATAATATAAAAACATTTTCAACTGCTTGAAAATATTTAATGAAATAATTTGTTAAGTTGAAAAATGTCTATAACTTTGCATTGAAATCATTAACAAGAGAGCTAATGACATGATTAGAAGTAAGGGCATAGTCGAAGTCCATGAGGGCTATGCTGACACCAGCGAGCTAAAAGAGGCTGTGGACATTCTACCGGACGGAGAATATGGTTATCTCCTTTTCGACAAGAACAAGAACCGCTCGCTACCTCAGTTGAAGTTTCTTTTCGGTTATTTGCTGAAGACTCTCAGTGAAGAGTTAGAAGGTAATCCGAATCCAGAAGCATTATACAGATATTTTGAGGAGCTTTATGCGCCAATTCATAGCTGTAAAATCCCAGGAGAGGCAAATGTATTTGAATACTTTGACCTCAAAAACGAACCAACAGCTGAGATGGATTATGTTATTGAACGTATCATCCATCATGCCAAGACAGAATGGAATATTGACCTGCTTACCCGTGAGGGAATCAAAGCTGCGGAAGCAGCAGAGATTTATGCAGGTGCCTACGCTGATACTTGGAAGAATTATCAAAGAAAAGTCTAAAAGACAATTTCGTCATGATGGATCAAGAAAATGCACGTTCGCTCTATGACGTGTTTGCATCTTCCCAAGAAACATTTGAAGATGCAAAGAAAAAGAGTAAAGAAGAAAGTAGTAAACGCGCTTCATTTTTGCGTTTTGCCAAAGATGGTACTTATACTATCCGTATTTTACCTTTGGCTCCAGTTCAAGACCAAGATGGCAACTTCTTGCCGTTAGAACGTAAGGGATATGAATACCCACTTCGTTCTTTGATGCTTAAAATCGAAAACACAAAGAAACTGGTTAAGGGTAAACCCTCTATTACCTATGTTACAGTTTGTAACGCTAAGTATGTTTTCAAAAACATTGACGCAGACCTCATTGACACATACGTTGCTGTCGCTTGCGAAAAATATGCCGACGATGAAAAGCTTTGCAAAAAATTGCGTGAAGGTAGCTTCTCCGGTGGTCTGAAATGGGATTCGCGTCGTTGTATGTATGTTATTGACTTAGATAATACTGGCGATGGTATTCAAATCCTTCAGCTTTCTTATTCACAGTACAAAGACTTGGAAGAACGCAAGTTGAACTTGTGGGCCAAACTGAACAAGAATGGCAAGAACGTGCCGTGTCCAATTTCTTCTATTGATTCTGCTTATCCTGTAGAAATTACACGTAAATCTGAGAATAATAAGCCGGCTTATAGTTTCAATATCGACACTGTATCTGACAAAGATGTTTTGGACGAAGAAACATTAGCTCAGTTGATTGACATGCCACGTCTTCCTGAACAAATCTATCGTTATACGCGCTATCATTTGGAAGCCACTATTGCTTATCTTGAACAACTCGATGAGAAGTTTGATATTAACGTAATGGACGAAGATAAAGTTCAGAATTGTATCGAACAGATTAAAACATTGTTGCCAGCAGATGACCAATCTCACTTTACTCTCGGTGAAGGCAAAGAAGGTGAAGATGAAGAAGAAACTGCCAACGACATTGATGCACTGTGGGATCGCTACGACGCATTGTGTAATGATGGTTTGGATGACCAGACCGCAGAAGGACAGGAACTTCGTACATCTATTATGGCATATATCGAAGCCAATGACCTCAATGTCAAGGTAACTCGTAAGAAGACCAATGAAGACATCCTCAATGAAATCGAAGATGAGCTTGCCAACACAGCAAGTAAGGACGATGATGAAGAAGATGCAGAGGAAGCACCGGCTTCCGTTTCTAAACGCCGCCCTGCTGCTCCTATTGAGGAGGAAGATGAAGAAGATGCAGAGCCAGCACAGCCGGGTAATGAAGAAGAGGAAGATGAAGAATCTGAACGTCCGGCACGCTCACGCCGAGAACGTAATGACGATACAAATGAACCCGCAGCACGTGCCAGCCGCCGTGGGGCCCGCCCACCTCGTCGCCGTGATTAAATAACAACGTACTATCGAAATGTTCACTCAGTTAAGTCTGGGTGAACATTTTTCCTAAAGCATTATGATTATGTCAAAAAAATTCCCTTGTGCGTTGTTGATTAACGACATTCACGCCAGCAAAGATAATATAACCGAGTTTCGTAAGAACTGGGATGAGGCACTTGAACTCTGCAAACAGAATAAAGTACAATATCTGATTGTAGGGGGTGATATGTGGCTTTCACGAAGTGCTCAAACTTTGGATGTTCTTATGGCTGTTCGTTGGGCCATATTGAAAGCCACTAAACAATTTGGACTTTACTTAATTATTGCTGAAGGCAATCATTGTAAGGTCAATCTGGAAAACATAGAAGGCTACAGCCATGTGTTTTCTGATTATGAAAATGTAGAGGTTATTAATGATTTTACGGAGGTTACTCTTGCAGATGAGGTGTCACTGTGGGTTATGAGCTATTTCCCGGAAAACGGTTCATTTATTGATAAGCTGGACGTTATTAAGAGCTGTTGTCGCGCTAAGAAGAATGTCCTGTACATTCACCAAGGCATACGTGGCGGTTTAGCTGCTCCCAGTGACGATGAATTACCGGCTCATATTTTTAATGAGTTTGATTCCGTGTTGGTTGGGCATTACCATAATCGCAAGCAGATACACGGAACTAATATTGAATATATCGGCTCTTCTCGTCAGCATAATTTTGGAGAAGACGAGGAAAAGGGATATACCATACTTTATTCAGATGGCTCCACTCAGTTTATTAAGAACGAAGTGAACCAGCGATACAAGGTTATTGAAGTAGATGTCGCAGATATGGATGATGATTTTATGAACCTGTTGGCAGAAATTAAAGCCGACAGTCGCTATAAAGTCAAAGTTCGTGTCAACTGTAAATCTGCCCAGTCTTCCGCAATCAACAAACAAAAACTCGCTGAAGCAGGAGCTAACAAAATTGAGCTTGTCACAGAGCAAACCGAGGTGATGCGCACTGACCATAAGAGCCTCACTCAGAAGTTTGACAAGTCAGGCATTAAAGAGGAATACACTAATTTTTGTGTACAGAAATCTATCGATAATCAACTTGGTCTCCACTATCTTGAAAAATTGAATTAGTATGTGGCATCTCAAATCAATTCATGCTAAAAATCTTTGCTCATTCTTGGAACTGGACTATTCTCCAAAACAAGGTGCAGCAACTTTGATATTTGGTAATAACCTTGATAGCGAATCCCAGAACTCTAATGGCTCCGGGAAATCTGCATTGATAGAAGCTATCGCCATTGGATTGACCGGAGAACCGCTCCGTAAGGTCAATGCCGATGAGATTATCAATGATACTAAAGATGAAGCAATGATTGGCATTGTTCTGACCAATGATGTATTGGGAGAACAGATGACAATTAATCGCTGTCTATCTCGTAAACAACCCCAGCAAATCCAAATTGTAAAGCAATATGGTCCACATGACACCGACACAGAAGAAATTAGTCAGGCTACTGTTGCAGACTACAACAAGTATATTCTCGACCAAATAGGATTGTCTAAGGATGATATTTTTGGCAATTTCATCCTCACTGCTCGTAAGTACAAATCATTCCTTGCCAGCTCTGACAAAGAGAAAAAGGAACTTATCAATCGTTTCAGTAATGGCGTTATGGTAGATCAGTCTATTGAAGACCTTCATACCGATATGGAACCTATTGAAACCGAGTTGAAAGAAGCCGAAAAAGAAGTTGCTATATGTACCGGTCGTGTTGAAGCTCTCAGTACTGAAATAGAGAAAGCCATCAACGAATCCGCAGAGCGCAAGGCTTCTAACGAGTCGCGCATAAAGAACTGGGAGGATTTAATTACCCAGAAACGTGCCGACATCCGTACAACCAATGACAATATTAATAATATTGATGACAGTCTTGGTGGTTTGGACGCATTGGATGATACAATGCAAAGTCTTGAAACGAGCGACAAAGACATCAATGAGGTGCTGGGTATGATTGCAAAGTCTTTTAAGGAAAATGATTTAGCTCTTACCACGGATTATGCTCATGAAATGACCGTACTCAGCACCCAGATTGATACTGCATCTCAAAATGCAAAGGAGGCAGCAGTAAAGGCTAAAGAACTGCGCAACTTGCTGACACAGGCTCAAACAGATTATACAGAGGCTTGTGCTCAGCTCAAAGTTCAATCTGAAAAGAATGAAACTAATCGTATTGAATGTGCCCAGCGCTTAGAGAAATTGGCCAAAGCAGTGAAGCGTCTGCAAAATAAGACAGATGCCCTAAATGAGGATGAGCGCATTAAAAAGCGTGAAGCTACCTCTCTTGAAAACCAGTTGGCTGGTGTTATCCAATGTCCTAAATGTAAGCATGAGTTTACTCTCAATGCACAGCTTGACATCATCGAAGCCCGTAAAAGTCTAAAAGCTGTCAAAGACGCTATTGTACAGATTGGTAAAGACATTATTGCTAACAACAAAGAGTACGAAAAGACGATAGCAGACGGTAAAAATCAGCGTGAAATAGAAACCACTCTGGACAATGAACGTCGTAAGATCCAACAGGATTCTAATGCAGCAGAACAAACGCTGAAACTCGCACAGCTAACCTATGCTCAACAAGAAACCAAAGTAGCAAGTGCAAACTTTCAGCTTTCTTCTGTACAAGACAAATTGTCGAAAATCCGTAAGCTCATTTTCGACGAAGTATTTGAAATCATTGATAACGCATATAAACGTCGCGAAAACCAAATCAAATCTTTGGAAGAGGATGTAAATACAATGAAAGGCTCTATTGCCTCGTATAAAAAGGCAATTGAAGATGCTAAGAGCGCTTCAGAAGAAGATGTGCTCACATCATTAAAGAAGAGCCAATCAGAGTATCAGCAAGCTCTACAAAAAGCCATAGAAGCTAAGAATGAGGTAGAAGAAAGACTGAATAAATTGAAAGCTCAAGAGACACATTTTATTGAGTTCAAAACGTACCTTGCTAATACAAAAATCAATGCCATTTCCCAGATTACAAATGAATTTCTGGAGACGATTGGTAGCGATATACGAGTTGCCCTTTCTGGATATACCATTTTGAAATCCGGCAAAGTACGCGACAAAATTTCTGTCTCATTGCTGAGAGACGGGGTTGATTGCGGTTCATTTGAGAAGTTCTCAGCTGGAGAACGGGTTCGAGTTGAATTAGCAAGCATTCTGAGCATGAATCAATTGACGAATCTGAATTGCAAAGATGGGAAGGGACTTGACCTTCTTATTGCGGATGAGGTTCTGGACAGTGCTGACGAGCAAGGTCTTGCCAGTGTGTTTAAAGCCCTCAACCAAACGCAAATCACTTCATTAGTGGTTAGTCACGGTTTGACCAATGAGGGCTATCCCAACAAAATTACTGTAACCAAAAGTAATGGGGTTTCCTCTATTTATGAAACAAACGACAACAACTGAGAAAATTACTCGGAATGAAGTAGCAGCGCTTGACATTGCAACGCATACTGGCTTTTACTGTGTGAATGAACGTGGCACATGGGATTTTACAGAATCTATGCGCCGGAATAACAACAAACAGCATAAAGCTTTTCGTGATACGCTTATTGATTTTATCAAGCGTAATGGGATTAAGCAAATAGTAGCTGAGGATGTCAGTGTGAATAACCACTTCACAGATACACGTAAACTTTCAGAGTTTCGTGGAATACTATTCGAGGTGTGTGATACTCTCGATCTTCCAGAGCCTCATTTCATCAATCCAGCATCTTTGAAAAAGTTCGCTACTGGTGATGGAAAAGCTACAAAGGAGAAAATGATTGAGTTTTGCAAACTCAGATGGCAAATTGAGCCCGGCGATGATAATGAGGCCGACGCAATTCACATATTCTTCTGTTATATAAAGCGTTTTAACCTCTAATCATGCAACAGCCAAACAATAATGACCAATTTAGACTGGATGGCAGAAAGCACAAAAAGGTTCTTAAAAGACACCTTAGAGAGTTTTTTCGATTATTGGATTCAAATCCAAAGCCATCTAATGAAAGAGTCCGAGCTGAGTTCATAAGACATGAAGCTGAGTGGCGTATGTATAGTGTCACCCACTGTCTTGGGACACGTATAGCAGATTTGTTTAATGCTAATGTGTCGCTCGCATGGGAACAAAAATACACTCTACAGCACAACAAGTAGATGTCGATTGTCTCCTAGAAGTAATAGCCCACAGAACAGCTCTCTTCAATAAATACGTTATGCCATACACCAACATGATTTTTAAGCTATGTAAAGATTATAGCTGGAGTCCGCAAAATGTTGAAGAGAACTATTCTGAGGTGCTGGTTAACTTCTATCGAAGAATCGAGACCTACGATACCAGCAGACCAATTAAAGCTTGGATTCATACTTGTGTAAAACATCAAGTTTGGGCATGTGAGCGACAGCGACAAGCCCATAATAATAAAAATGACGACTATGATATTGAAGATTACAAAGATGAAATATTGGACGATGATCACGTAAGTGGAAATATATTAGGCGTAGATAACTGGCATGAATATTATAACTCTGACATCATAGAAGTGTTGGAAGAGCTGAAGCCACGCCATCGTGATGCGCTGATACTCCAGGAAGCGGGTTATTCTCTCAAAGAAATTGCTGAGATAGAATATATTAAAGGGTCATTAAAGACTCCAAATATAGAGACGATTAAAAGCCGATTACGATTGGCAAGACAACACCTAAAAAATAACATTAACAGAGATGGTCAACGAATACCTCATCAAACAAACGCTGAAAATGTTCCATGAGATTGTGGTTAAGCTCATACATCCAAATTATCGGTTTCCGCAAGGCGGCGAACCGATAAGGATTATGCGCACAGCCCTTCAGCGTATTGAAAAGAAATTTGGCGTGCTTACTGCACAAAGGATAGTTGATTATGTGGTGTGCTCATCTCACGCATTTAAAGATAGAGGTTCTAACTGGAAGTTAAATCAAGTGTTTGGACCGAAGTCTATGGAACGGTTTAACTCAGATAAAGGTCGAGTGTATTTTGAAAACAAATGGCTGGAATCTGAAGGTTTGAGTCGTTCATCTTTACTCAGCATGATTGTTGATCGTAGCGAGCACCCCAAGGCAAAATATATTTTTGTTCCCAGTGAAGAAGGAACCAAGCAAAGACTTCTTAATAGAGAAGTTGGCTTTGTAGTATGCCAAACATCTACACTGGGATGGTCGCCGCTATCAACAGCGTGTTCAGAGTGCAACTTTGTAACAAAATGTAAAATAGAAACTCAAAAAAAATATCCGGAAATCTTCCGATTAAGAATAGAATATGTCAGCAAATAATAAAACAAACGTCCTTTCGGAAGCTTTCATCGAAGATTTATTTATCACTTGTATTGAGGACAGTTATATTCTTTCGATGGTATGCGAACATTTGGAAGAAGAACATCTTCCAGACCGTAATACAGCAGCCGTCCTCAAAGCTTTTAAGGACTATTATAGAGAATACAGACGAGTTCCTAATTACTCTATCATTCAGCAGAAACTTACCGGGAAAAACGGTGCGTTAAGGTTCTGGAAAGAAGCCTATGACAATGGTGAAGCATTTGCCACCGACGAATGTCTTGGCTTACTTGAAGAATATCTGAAGCGTGTCGAATTTCAGAAAACATACAAGAAAGTTGGCGAAGTATATAACCGTGAAGGGTTGGAGAATGCCCAGCAATTACTTGCTAAGCACGTAGACTGGACACGAACTTTTTCTTTGACAGAATCAACTTACACTGATGTGATTGATACCTTTACTACACGCCATATTCAAAACCGTGCAAAAAATAACGCTCGTGGTTCCATACGAGCTATCACACGTTTTTATATCGATGAGCTGGATAACTTGAATCAGGATAGAGATTTACGTGGTCAGCTCTCTTGTATTTTAGCTCCAACCGGTGTAGGTAAGAGTCATGCTGCCCGGTGGATAGGCTCTCAGGCTTGTATTGATGGGTTCAATGTTCTTCATTTCCAGTTAGAAGGAAGCCGAGAAGAAGTGGAAAACGCTTATTCGGCAGCACTTGTAGCTTGTAATGCCTACAGTTATGAAAAGGGATTCATCAAGGACAAAGATATGGACGCTTTTGCGAAAGAGATTGAGGACATTTCCGGCAAATTGTATGTAAGGAGTTATCCTAAATTCAATCAGCATGTCTCTACTATCAATATCAAAGAAGCGATTGCGGAGTTTCGGAAAAACTATAGCGTCAAACCGGACATTATCCTTATTGATTCTATGGACTTGCTGACCGATTCATCGGGTCGCAAGTATGGTGATAGCGGTGAGCGTTTGAAACGTATTGCTGTTGCCAATGACTTAAAAGATATTGCCAGTGAAGAAGAAGTGTGGGTGGTAGTGACATATCAGGCTCGTATTGAGAACCCAGACTGGGTAAATGACGAGAAGAATGTGCTCACAGAGTATTCTTCTTCGGAAGCAAAAGGAATCGCTCAGCCCCTTACTCACTTGATCACATTAAATCAATCAGCTAATGAGCGACGCGAGAAAACAATGCGAATCCATGTGGCAAAAAGTCGATTTTTCCCTAAAGGAGATACGATTAAGATTGCTACTGATTATGACCATGAGAGATTCTTTGACCGTCAGAGGACTGCCAATCTTTAAAACATACGGAGGTGCTTATGTATATAAGTAAGGAAGACAAAGAATACTTGGTACGAGAGCTGCAAGCGGAGCTTCATGCAAGACTGGACGGAGGTCGAAAAAATTTGATTGTTCCAGAATGTATATGGTGTGGCAAGACCGGTGGCAAGCTGGGTATCTACGTTGGCCCCGAAAAGAATGGGAAAGTGTTCGGAATGGCTCATTGCTTTTCTTGTGGTAGAACTTGTAAAGATGTTAACCGATTTGTCGAAGAAATAGGCCGTGCTGATTTGCAAATTAGAGATACCGTAAAATTCTCTCCAGTTGAAGTGCCAGAGTTTTTCAGTCTGGAAGAGGACGAGATTGACGATGAGTTGACAATTGTAGAAATGCCGGAGTCTTGGAAGCGATGCTTTAAAAATCCATATTTGAAATCTCGTGGCTTTACGCCCGATGATTATGCCTATTTCCCAGTAGGGACTACTCGTGGGTTGAATTTTAAATTCGACGATTATGTAGTGTTCCCCATCTATGATGAAGGAGATATTGTAGGGTATGTTTCCAGACACGTTTGGAGCAAAAGTGATATTGATGAATATAACGATAAGGCTAAACGCAACAACAAATATCAAATTCGTCGCTACAACAACAGCATTGAAAATGATTTTGTGAAGCTTTTGTACAATTATGATTCTGTTATTGAAGACGAGACTGACACTGTAATATTGGTAGAGGGCATTTTCGATGTAATAGCCCTTACTCGTAAACTTGATTTGTATGATAATCATCGGATTGTGGCTGTATGTACATTTGGAAAGAAAATTAGTGACACCCAGATTTATAAGCTGCAAAGCAAAGGAGTGCGTGACATTATTATAGGCTATGACACTGATGCTTCAGACGCAATTAACGTAGCCGCAGATAAATTGAACGAGTATTTTGATAATGTAATGATTGCAAAACTCGTAGGTGAAGGCAAGGACTGGGACGAAAGTGATTTTTGGTCAATCTATGATACCTTCTCAGAATCTTTATTTACTCCAATCGAATATAAACTGAGCAACGTAGATGGCAAAATCTGATAAAATAATAGAGTTGTATGAATGGATGGAGCGAAATAAAATCCAATATTCCAAAGTTGATTCTGATGTAATCGATATTCCTGGGTTCGGAAAGGCTTATTTTCAGGACACTCAGCGTTCAACTTACAATTCAATATTTCGTAAAGATATGGACGGTAACTTTATTTTCAATAGTTTGGTACGCCCGGAAGAGTTGTTGAATGATGGTATTGAAAACATTATTTTTAAGTTTGGTGATAACTTCTACTATCATAACCTGAAGCAAGATTTCAAGCTAAACATTTTGAAATATGTTGGCGAGCGAACGCCGTTGAAACATGACATCCCATTTGTAAATCTCGGAGTGCATACTCCATTTGAACTTCTAAATGGTAGCTTCATGCCAGAAGAATGGATTAGTAAAGCAAAATATCTTGGGCATACTGCACTTGGGGTATGTGATTACAATACTATGGCTGCTTGTTTTGTCTTTCAAAAAGAGTGCGATGCAGCTGGATTTAAACCGGTATTCGGTTACTCCCTTACAGTAGAGGCTGAAGGCTTCAGTTTTGGTGCGAAAGTGTACGTTCAAACACAACGCGGATTTCGCAATTTACTTCGGATTCAGAAAGCTATTATGGTCGATAATGTAGAGAACAGGACTATTGACATTTCCGAGCTTTTGAACCGAGCTGAAGGAAATGTACTCGTGCTTGACAAATATGCTCCGACTTCATTTGTAGAAAATGAGAGCGTGGTCGCCACTTTGACGAAAGCTTTTGATAATATCTACTATCAAGTTGATTTATCAGAGTATAAAGCTGAACGGATTGATATTAAAGTATTGGAAGCCACTAAGAAATACTTCCATGAATGGTATGATAATTTGAGTATGCCCCGCCCAGTTCTGTTGAGTGACGCATATTATCTTGATGCTGATGATGCCAAAAACAAAATCATCCTTAACAAAGTAGCAGAGGGAGCCGCACACGAGCAGAGTAACGATCAGTATTTTAAGGATGCAGATGAGCATTACGCTTTGTTTGAGGCTTTGTTTGGAGAAGACTGGAATATAGAAGAACTGTTTCGTGAGTGTGCAGAAAATACGTTTGCCATTGCAAATAATGCTAAAGGACGTATGGACACTACCAGAAACTATATGCCGAAATATGATATGACTCCGGAAGAACTGGAGAAATATGGCACCACCCACAATATGTTCAATCAACTCTTGGAAGAGGGGCTTCAGCGTTTGGCACCTAAAGACAAGATAGAGCAATACCGGAAACAAATGGAATATGAGAAGTACATTATTGAATCTACCGATAATGTTGATTACCTTCTCGTACAGTATGACACTTGTAACTGGGCTCGTAAGAATAATATTTTTGTAGGTTGTGGGCGTGGTTCGGCAGCTGGTTCCCTTTTACTTTATTTGCTTGGAATTACGCTTATCGATCCTATAAAATACAATCTCATATTTGAGCGTTTCTTGCTACCTGAACGCGCTGGACTTGCTCCGTCAGATACTACCATTATCGGTAATGACATTGATTCTAATCATTATTTTGAACTGACATTGGATAATGGTAAATCTATTATGGTTGATTTAGATGCTGAGTTGATGGTTCAGCGAGAAGGCGAAGAAGAGCCTATTAAGGTTTATGCAGACGAACTGCAAGAAGGTGACGACATAATCTTTGACAATAAAGACATTCTTTTTACAATCAACGAGTTATAATTATGGAACTGACAGACGAAATGAGCCGTGCGTTTCAAATAATAGAAGAAACGACTGACAGTCTTTTTATTACAGGAAAGGCTGGAACAGGAAAGACTACATTCCTGAAGTACATAGTTGAAAACACCCATAAAAACATTATCGTGGCCGCTTCAACCGGGATAGCAGCTATCAATGCAGGTGGTGTTACGTTACATAGTTTGTTTGGAATCCCATTTGATTTGCAAGGACCCAACACACCAATCAAAGGTAAATTGTATCAGGATAAATTTGCATTGTTTGAGAAACTTGATACCCTCATCATTGATGAAGCAAGTATGGTTCGTCCAGATGTTTTGGATTACGTGGACCGTAAGTTGCGGTTGTATCGGATGAACGAATTACCTTTTGGCGGGGTACAGATAATATTATTTGGAGACTTGTTCCAGTTGCCGCCAGTTATAAAAAAGAATGAAGAGATTATTCTTCACCAGTGGTATCGTGGTAATTACTTCTTTCATTCTCACGCTCTGAGAGAAGTTGGCTTCCATATAATAGAACTTACCAAGGTATTTAGGCAAAAAGATGAGCGGTTTGTCAATATATTGAATCGCATACGAGAATATCAGCTCCTTCCTATGGACATTGCTGACCTCAGTGAATTGCGTGATAACCGTGAAAGCAAAGATTTTACTACGCACGCAATTCATATTTGCTCTTTACGCCGTGATGCAGATAAAATCAACAACCAAATGATTGGAGAAGTGTCTCATGTATTTCCAGCAGAGTTCAAAGACGCATTTAATCCTAAGAACGCACCGTGCGACTTGAATTTGAGATTGCGTGTCGGGGCACGTGTAATGACGCTTGTAAATGATAACCAACAAGGGTTCTACAATGGATCTATGGGTACGGTAAGTTGGATAAACGCAACCAAAATAGGAGTTATGCTGGATGCCGGACATGAGGTGATTGTAGAACCTTATACATGGATTGACAGGGAATACAAGGTTAATGGCAATAACATTGAAACGATAGAAAAAGGAAGTTGTAGGCAGTTCCCGTTAACCCTTGGATGGGCAATTACCATTCACAAGAGTCAGGGATTGACATTCGATAATATAGTTATCCATTGTCCTTATGCTTTTGCTCCAGGTATGCTTTACGTTGCACTCAGTCGATGCACTTCAATGAATGGCATTGTAACTGATTTTTTCATAAACAGTAAAGCTATCATAAAGGACAAGGAGCTGATGACATTTAATGCCATCTGCCAAAATAATGGAAATAAGTTTAATCTTGATATTTACCGTTCTATTTGTAGAAGCATGTGCTATGAGAATAACTAAAATACAAGAACACAATACGAAGCGTCCAGTTAAAGTGCTGGACTGCTTCGTGGACTCTGGTTATGTTAAATTGGAGCATGGTTCACTCCCTGATGTGGACAACGATTTTGAAAGCAATCGCCGACAAGATGTAAAAGAATATATTGAGCGCCGTTACAACCACAATGGAAAACAACGTGTGTTTTCAGCTGGAACATTTACAACTTTAAAAGCAAAAGCGGTTATCAAAGATGTAGCCAGAACTATGCGTATCAGTCCGTCATTGGTGAATTATTTAACGGCAATTATTGAAGATGATTCAGCGGACTATACAGAAATATTTAAATTGGCTGCTACAAATCGCAAGATCGCAAAGTTTGTTCATGACTATCCACAATTATTCGAGGACATCCGTACTCTAATGTTTCAGCCTCGTTCAAGCTCAGTCCACGCGTCTGCACTTCTTGTGACACCTGACGAAATGGACGGAGAGGACGTTGAATGCTTTGACTTTGTGCCGATTAAAAAGGTTGATGATATTCTTGTGAGTGAAAACAGCGGTTATGATTTGGATGAACTCGGACTTCTAAAAAACGATTGTCTGGCAACAAAGGAACTCTCAAAATTACATCAAACTTTCGATTTGGTAAACGAACATTATGGGGCCGGTCTGACAATGGAAGGAGTTGTAGAAAGTGATTTATCTGATGAGCGATCATACGAATTACTACGCCAAGGATTTACACAGAACGTGTTCCAGCTCTCATCACGTGGCATGACAAAGTTTCTGATTGAAATGCAGCCGACATGTATTCACGACTTAATCGCTGCCAATGCGCTGTATCGTCCAGCAACACTGGAAAACGGCTCAACTGAAGCTTATGTAGATCGTAAGAAAGGTTTAGTGGCCCCAACCTACCTATGGGGTACATACAATGCTTTGAATGATACTTTTGGATTGATTACCTACCAGGAACAAGTCGCTCAGATAGCTCGCGAAGTCGGTGGCTTTTCATTGGGAGAAGGTGTGAAACTGGTTAAATTCATTTCAAAAAAGAAGACCGATAAGATTCAGGCTATGCGTGAAAAATTCCTTAAAGGAGCAAAGAAAAACGGATGTCCTATCGAAGATGCTATATCTATTTGGCAGCAAATTGAAGCTTGCGGCTCCTACCTATTTAACAAATCACATGCGACAGCCTATGCTGTTACATCTTACATAGGGGCTTATCTCAAAGCTCAGTACCCAACAGCTTTCTACACTGTTGCTTTGGAATGGGCTGATGATAAGGAACTTATTCCTATAATGTCTGAAATGGAGGCTTGTAGCAATGCTAAAGTAGTGTCGCCTGACATTAATAAGAGCGCAATGAATTTCTATACCGACTATGAGAACAATCAGATATTCTGGTCGCTCTCTCGTATCAAGATGGTAGGTACAAAAGCTGTTGACTGGATTATCAATGAGCGTAACAAGAATGGGCAGTTCACAAGTATTATCAACTTCATTGAGCGCATCTTCAAATACAAGTTGAAGAAGTACCAGTATTGGGATGACCCGGATGATGAGGACGAAATTAAGCGTTGCCCAGTTAATGCACGCCATGTGCTCAATCTAATTCTTGCCGGTTGTTTTGACCATGTTGAAAATGCTTTGTCGGTAGTGGAAAGATATGCAATTGTAGAAAAAGCAGCTGAGACTCTTGGCTTTGAAATCAAATCTAAAGATTTCCCGGAAGACTTGATTAGGAAGCATTATTTCTGGTCTCAGCAACAAATCAAAGTGTCTGGTCTTGGAGCGATTGACTACAAGCGAATTTATGACAACAGCGAAATTAAAGAACAGATTCGCGGACGTGCAGCCTATACAACTCTGAAAGATACATTGAGTGATGACAAGGATGGACGCAAAGCCGCTATTGCCGCCACGATAGTAGAAATAGAAGAAAAGAAATTCACAAGCAAAAAAACAGGTGAACAAGAAGTGTTCTGCAAGATTACACTTCAGCAGAACAATGATATGGCAGAGCTGGTAATATGGCCTGAAGAGTACCGGAATGCTCGCGCTTTGCTTGTTGATGCTAAAAACAAATTGATAATCTGTATGGCTACGGTCAAATACAGTGAGTATGTAGGACATAATAATCTTCAGTTGACACGCAATAACTTTATTGAAATAATATGAAACCGTTAATTATTTGCATTGTAGGTGCATCTGGGAGTGGTAAAACTACCGCTTCTATGATGCTTCAGAAACATTTTGGTTGGATTGCCATTGCATCATACACTACACGCCCTATGCGTAAAGGCGAAATAAATGGTAAAGACCATTGGTTTGTAAAGCCAAATCAAATACCGCCTAAAAGCAGGATGTGTGCATATACCCAATTTGGAGGCTATGAATACTGGACAGAATGGAACCAGTTCCAGACGCTTTTCCCAAGTATTTATGTGATTGATGAGAAAGGACTTGTAGATTTACAAAGCAAACAATCTTCGCCTTTCCCATTTAGATTAATTACAATCAAAATCAAGCGTAACAATCTTGAAGGAATTGATGAAAAACGGAAGGAACGAGACAATGAGCGCATACACATCCCAGACGAGGTATATGATTACGTAATCAACAACAATGGCTCAATGGAAGAGTTTAGAGCCTCCCTTTATTTAACAGCACAATGTATAATTCAAAAACAATAAGAATATGGCAGCACCAAAAGAAGAAACCCCGGTATTAGTGGCATTTACTTTAGACTTTGAAACTGGCGGTCTGAAATGCCAAACTTCAGCTTGTACGCAGATTGCAGTACACGCCACCAGACTTGACACGTTTGAAAAGATTGGTTCGTATCAGAGCTATATCGCTCCTTATAATCGAAAGGAAGTGGCCGGAGCTACAAAAAAACGGAAAATATTGAAATCTAAATATGAGAGTGACGATGCCGTATCGATGGATTATGAAACCAAGGCTTTGGAATACTCCGCGATTACTATGGATATGCTGGAGTCTTACGGCAAACCTATTGAAATCGTAGCGCAGGAAGTTCTTCAGTTTATGATAGACAATACACCCAAATGTCCCAAAAACATGAAGCCGTTCCTGATTGGCCAGCATATCGCTTTTGACGAAGGATTTCTCTGTCAAATGTTCGAGTATGCAGGATTGATGAATGAACTGAAAAAAGTGCTTCGTGGTGATGAAGATTTTTATGGAAACTGGCATCCGCTCTATGTGGACACGATAGTGCTCGGACAGCTTGCGTTGTGTCATTTGCCTAACGTCAATTCGTACAAGTTAGAAATCATGTGCGAAAATCTGGGTATTGAACTTGACGATGCTCACGATGCGGATGCCGACGTATCTGCAACCACCAATGTTGCCGCAGTTCTCACTCAGCGTATGAGAAGCATTGGTGGTGAATATGAAGGTGAAAGCCTGGCAATTTCAAAAGCAGAAAAATCCCGTAAACATTTCAAAATATAATCAATCATGTCAGAACAGCAACAAGAAGGGACTTATTCTCATGTATATGAACCCATAGTACAGTTTAAGTCTATTTCAGACCGTATCATCCGTGAAGTCATCAACGCGGACACCAAACAAGTGCTGGTTCACATATCCGGCTATGACCTCCAAATTAACTTTAATATGCAATATTTGAAGTCGGTGGAAGACGTCGAAGCCGCTTGTGGTGGTATCGCCCAGCTATTCCGTGACATAATCATGGATAAATTGCTTAGCAAGAATGAACCATCAGAGTAAAAAACGACTATTCGTTAATGAGCATGGGCTATGTTTATAGCTCGGCATTAACGAATTAGCGTTATATGGAAAATAATAATAAACTCACTGACCAAGAAATACTTTTCTGCGATCTCTATGCAAACGGAGAGGCGCCTTATGGTGGCAACGCTGCAAGATGTTATCAGGAGGTATTTAATGACAAAACAAATAGGGCAAAAGGCCATGCTACTCGTATGTTAGCTCGTCCTGAGATTCAAGAATATTTAAAATCTCTCGACGAGCTTCCGTATGAGGAGGCTAAATATATGAAAACTTTTCTCCGAGAGAACCTTATTAGCATCATACAGGAGTGTTCCAATGCGGAATATAGAGATCGTAAAGGCGTATTACAGTCTCCAGCAGCTTTACGAAGTGTTGCGGTAAACGCTTCTAAGGCACTTATGGATTTATACCCTGTTAAGGAAGCTCACGTTAGTAAAATAAATATTGATGGTGCTGGTGATGGCGGCATCACGTTCAATGTCATCATGCCGGAACAATCTGATAAAAAAGAATAGTATGATAGAATATTTACCAGCAATCATCAGTGCAATAGGCACAATCATTGCGGCTTGGTTTTCTTACAACCAATATAGCAAAAATAAGCTCACAGATTTAAAAATTGAACAGTTCAAAAAAGATGAGGAAGCCAAAAGTATTCGTCGAGCTGATAATTCTGCTCTCGTCTATGAAGGGTTGTGGAGTATTCTTCATGAATTGAATGCAGATCGCGTTTACATCATTCAACCGCATCCTCTTGGAAACGAAAGCCTTATATCCATTTATTATGAGGTAAAGCGTAAGGGAATTGAACCAATGAAACCTCATTTACAAAACCTGCATATTTCAGAAATCGCAAAATTCAGCGGAGAGCTTGTAAGGAACTTATTTATGTTTATAACTGACATCGATGAACAGGTAGAGGACAAATATGCAAAAGCTATCATTTCAAGTCATGGATGTCAATCCGTCATTATCAAAAGACTTAATGATAATCGTTATGATTGGGTCGGAAGTATATGCTGTGAATTTTTACATCCAATTGATGTTGAAGAAGAAAAAGCAAGACAGGTTCTTCATGAGGCAGCAATGACAATTCAATATCTGCTACCAGAGTTTAAAATGTAAATTAGAGACAATATGAAATCCGGAGATAAAATCATTATTCTTCCATCTTTCGCTTTGTCGGAAACAAAGTTGGAAAAGCTCGTAGGATTAACCGCGACAATAATTGAAGTGAAAGGAGATTCTAATGGTATTAAAGGATGCTGGGTGGAGCTTCAAACAAAATATCTTGGAGAGCAAGAATGGTATATTCCTTATAATTCAATTGGTATATGAAAATCAACTCATTTATAAGTGGTTGTTTAGCTACTATTACGGTGATATTGGGTATCGTTTTCTTTTATCATAGCTGTCAGAGAAATAATGTAGAAAATAGTTCTGAAAAGACAAATGAAACGGTGTATGATACAATACCGATTTTTATTGGCATGCCAATACCGAAAGACAGTGTTGTTATTCGATATAAAACAGTAAAGGTACCAATATATGACACAATTAGAGCACACCATACTGATACGCTTTTTTCTGACAGCACCACAGTCATTTTGCCGATCACTCAAAAAGTTTATAAAGACTCCACTTATAAAGCATGGGTAAGTGGGTATATGCCGACTTTAGACAGCATCAGAATATTTCAACCAACAACCACTATAACAAATACCATAACCAATACAAAGATTAGGTATAAACAAAAACGTTGGGGGCTGGGATTACAAGCCGGTATAGGAATTGCCCCAAGTAAAATAGAACCTTATATCGGAATCGGTATATCATATCATATTTTGTCATGGTAAATATCACCCAATTGCGATACTGAAAGGCTATTCTTAAATAAACAAATTTCAAGTATATGAAAATTCTAATCGACGCAGGGCATGGCATAAACACTCCAGGCAAGAAGTCTCCTGATGGAAGACTGAAGGAATATGAGTGGGCTCGTAATATAGCACAACGCTTGGAAGCCAATCTCAAATCCAATGGCTACGATGTACAGCGTGTTGTACCGGAAGTAGAAGATATTTCCATTTCTACACGGTGTAATCGTGTAAATGCCATTTGCAAACAAGTAGGACCAAAAAATGTAATATTGGTGTCAATCCATAATAACGCTTCAGGAAATGGCTCGTGGGGCACTGCAAAGGGTTTCAGCGTTTTCGTTTCCAAGAACGCTTCATCAAACTCAAAGAAGCTTGCTGAAATATTTACTGATGAAAGCATATCACGTAAGATGACGGGAAACCGTTCAATCCCTTCGTGCAAATATTGGACATGGAGTTGGACAAAGAGTGATATAGGTATTCTCAAAAACACCTCTTGTCCGGCTGTATTGACTGAAAACGGTTTTATGGACTGCAAAGAAGAGTGTGATTATCTTCTATCTGAAAAGGGTAAGCAAGATTTTGTTGACCTTCATGTAGCAGCTATTGAAAAGTATATCAAATCACTTTAATAATTATATGAATATGGAATTGCACATTATCGACAGAATCTCAATCCCGTCAATTCTCCCATCGGAGAACTCATTCATGGATTACAACCTGAAACGTTCTATCATCAAGAAGGTAGGCATTACTAAGGGTGATGTTGAAAAATACAACATCAAGGAAGATGCGGAAAACAAACGCACTACTTGGGACATTAACGCAGACCGCGAAAACCCTTTGGTTGTGGATTTCACTGCACAAGAGTTGGAATATCTGAAAAATGCTTGCGAAAAACTCTCAGACACTCCAGCTCCGGATTATCTTTGGGACACAGTAGAAAAGATATACGATGCTGCACAGGCAAAGGCATAATTTTTCTTGATTCCTTTTATATCCAGCACTTCCGAAGCGCATCCGATGAGAAATTGGGTGTGCTTCATTTTTTATGTGTGTCTAAAAATTTTAACCTCTTAAAGATTTAGCAGGACTATTCTTCATAAAGACAATATTTTATGAAGAAAGTGATCGATAACAAAACTCGTGGAAAAGCTATTGGTTTCCTTATATGGTTCAGGAGCCAATATCAAGTATGGACTAACGATACCTACTACAAAATAGCAGAGAAATACGGTCAGTGCAATTATGGTACATGCCGTAATCTGATTATAGAACTTGTGGAAGCAGGTTATTTGACAATCTGGGATGACGGAATCCATAAGCGTCGTTTCTACATCGACCAGAAGAAATATAATGAATTAGTCAACCCTTTTATTTTCCAAAAGAATGGTACCAGGACTGAAAGCGCCAAACAATCTGAAGATTGACTTCGCGCCATCTCCAAGGCAGTATGAAGTATGGAAAAATCTTCAGCCAGAATGTCCTGAATGTGGAGGTCGTGTAATACAAGTGAAGACCGGAATTGACAGAAATGGTAATCCGGTCTATTCATCTGTATGTGACAAATGTGGAAATAACAATATACCGCAAATGATTCTTTGTGGTGGAGCCGCTGGTGGTGGAAAGAGCTATTTGGGTTCTTGTTGGCTAATCAGTTCTTGCCTTCGTTGGCCTGATATGCGTATGGTTGTTGCTCGCAAAACACTAAAAAGCCTCCGTGAATCAACATGGAATACTATACAAGCTGTTGCAAAATCATGGGGGCTTGAAGAACAAGTTCACTATAAAATCAACAACCTTTCTGGAGAGATGATATTTTGGAACGGCTCCAAAATTATTATGAAAGAAATGGCATATAGCCCCTCAGATCCAGACTACCTCCGTTTTGGTTCATCAGAATTTAGCGGCGCTTTTGTTGATGAGGTCGGAGAGGTTGATCAGCGTGGTGTTGACGTGCTTTTCTCCCGTATTCGTTGGAAAATCGCAGATACTACTAAGGTTCCCAAAATGCTGATGTCTACTAATCCATGCCTCGGTTGGGTTAGAGACCGTTTTGTCCTCGATGAAAATGCAGAGCCTGTTGTATGTCGTCCGAATGAAATGTATATTCCATTCAGCGTTTATGATAATCCTGACAAGGAATTTGTTAACGCGTATGTTTCAGCCTTATACAAGATTTCAGATCCAAGTGTCAGAGAAAGACTTCTTTTCGGTAACTGGTTGTATGTAGATGTAAATGATGCTGCTTGTTATTGGAAGTTTGATGGTTCAAAGCATTTGGTTGACGGATTGAAAGACTCCAAGTACGATCCTTTGAAGCCACTGATTCTTAGCTTCGACTTCAACGTGGCTCCATACATGAGTTGTCTGATGGCGCAGATTGATTATGAGAACAAAATAGTGTATATTTTGGAGGAGATTCTTGGAAAACCGGAAGATAAGGAAAACAACACCCCTAAGTTTGCCGAAAAAATAAAGAACAAACTATTGGCAATGGGGCATACCGGCGGTGTGGTAGTAACCGGAGATCCAGCCGGACTATCTCGGACTACAATGACGGAAGACGGTGTGAACAATTACACGATACTTCTGTCGATTCTAAACAGCCCGCAACTTCGCCCCCACAAGAAACTTCTAAGTAAACAACCGTCACAAATCACACGCTTGGAGTTCGTAAACAATATATTTGATGGCTATCAGGGTTGGACTATTAAAATTGACCTCAAATGTCGTAAACTGATAGAAGACTTAATCAACCAGCGTAAGGAAATGGATGGTTCTAAATCCAAAGCGAAAGTGATGGATGCAAAGCTTGGCATAAAATACGAGAAATACGGGCACTTTTCTGACACCTTGGACTATCTCTTGGTACTATTCTTAAATGAACCCTGGAGAAAGTTCAACGCAACAGGAAGCTCAGGCATTACCACTTTTAGCGGCACACCAATCTACGGTTCGTTTGAATACTAAAATGATTGATTATGTATCAGAGATTTCTCAATAACGAAGACTATATGAGCCAGATTTCGGATGAGTTATTCGACCAGCTTATCCGTGGTCAACAAATCCGTGTGAATCAGGCAGAGGAAGCCGCAGAAGCTTCCATCGTGGAATATCTTACCGACAATTATGAGGTTGAAAAGGCGTTGGAAGTGGGTAAGAATCTCAAAGAATACAATCCGCGAATCACTTACCCGGTCGGAGTACACTTCTACCACGACGGTAAGATTGTAGAAGCCTTGCGCTCAATCAACGGTATAAAGACTCCGGCACTCATAGAATACTGGAGAGTCTGTGAAGAGATAGAACGATTGGATAAGGGAAACATCATGGCTTACTCCCAGCTTCTCAATTATCATCCCGGAGACTTGGTGTATTTTTCAGGAACCGTATATGAGTGTCTGGAACATAACGGTTTCGATTACGAGGATATTCGCATACCTGGTATTAACGCATGGGAGCAGATTGAAACCACTCTCTGGGAGCCGAATGTGGAATATGAACTCTGGTCGGTTGCGGAATGGGACGGTCAGTTCTTTGCTCTTCTCAACATTGAAAATATTGACCTTACCGTAAACCCTATGGAATCCGACAACTGGGGGCTTATCGGTTCGTATGACCCGGAATACGCCTATGAGTTCAAGGAGACCGAATATGTTGAGTTCGGAGGCAAAGTCTGGATTCCGACCATGCTTCCTACTGCTGACACGCTTAAAGAGGGCTACAATTTCCGTTACCATGACCCACGTAACCCCAATATTAAAAAGCACATGGTAAAAATTGCGTTGTATGAACTGCACAAGCTTATTTCTCCCAATAATGTTAGCACGGCCCGTATAACGGACTACGAAGCAACAATGCAGTGGTTACATGATGCAAACCGCTGTAAAATCAACCCTCAGATTCAACGCAAGCTGGATGATGAGAAAAAGCCAGTTAGCGAAATAGCTATGGCAACCTTCCAGCGCGATTATGACCCATATAAAAATCCGTGGCAGATATAG